TTATTTCTTATCAAATTCACCAAAAATAGAAATTATTGATTTATTATAATCAAAAACTATATTTTTAACTATACCGTTATAATCACCAATAATAACTTTATCTCCAACTCTTGGAATAATACTATAAGAAGTATCTTTATCCCATATATAATTAGTAGTTATAACTTTAGCTTCTGGCAGTATAGTTCCATTCTCTATAGTAGTTAAAAAAATTACATCATTTAATCTTGTCATAATTAATCTCCTTTTATTTATTATTTCTACTATATTCAATATATTTTAATTTTTCTTCTACAGATAAATTAGAAGATCTACCAATATTATTTTGATAATCTCTTTTAGCTTTCTCTATAATTTTCTTCTTTTCTTTTTCTATATTATATCCAGTCCATTCAACTTCAATACCAGAATTTTTATTAATCTGATTATTTAATTTCTTAAAATGATTATTATCTGGTTGTACCAATAAAATATCAATAAAATTAAATGATAAATTTATTCCATCCTGTGGTAAATCAGTTTTAAACTTAGGACTAATTAAAACCTTTTTAAATAATTCATTATATCCATAAGGTAAATTATCAGATAGTACATTACAACATATTTTTTCTATATAACCTTTATCAATGTATTCATATAAAATATCATATTGTTTTTGTCTCTCAATGATTACATTCTTATCCTCTTCTAATATCTTTTTACCAGATATTAATAATTCAATTAATTTATCAATATCTTCTTCTTTTAAAATAAAAGTATTATTCAAATCAGAATATCCTTTATATCCAGTAGTTAATATAAGATCTTTATCTCCTACTACACCATCTACAGAAACTTCAAAATTATATATTTGATTTAATTTTTCATTTCTTATTTTAAGAGGTTTAGATATAAATTTTTTAATTTTCATAAAAGGATTCACAACAGAAGAATCAATATAATTTTTATTTTTCATATATTTTTATTTCCTTTCTTTTTTATAATAATTAATTATTTGTAGTAAAAATACAAAATTATAATAATATATTATATATATGAAATAAACTAATTGATATTATTTTAAGGAGGAAGTAAAAATGGAAAAACGTATTAATAACTTTAAAGAAGCAACCGAAATTATGAGTAAAATGGAATCTAAATATTCAATAGATTCATATGATATTCATAAACAAAATGCTAGTGTTTCAGAAAGATCAAAAATAGCTACAGAAGATTTAGATCTTTGGATGAGTGCTATTAGTTGCTTTATAACGTATAATGGTAACTGGGAAACAAAAAAATATAAAGAAAGCTTAGAATATGCTAAGCATATATTAAAACCAAATACAACTGGTCATCATCCAATATTAACTTTAAAGAAAGTATGTAAAAATGAAATAATTTTACATAAATTCAGAAGAATTGGAGATAATATGTATAGTCAGAAAGTCTATTGTGATTTAGATGAAGCTATACGCAAAAGATCAAAAAGTCAAACAGAACCTATTAGAGAAGAAGCATATTTTATAAATCATAGAATTTATGATCTACTTAAATCAGGTTATGTTGTAGTAAAAGAAGATACAAACCAGGAAGAAGAATAGGAAGAAGAATAAAATGACCGTACAATTTTTTAGAATTATTAAAGATAATTACATTGAAAGAAAATATGAACAGATTGCTTATATTCCATATGATCAAGTTAAAGATTTCATTAAGCCAAGTATAGGAGATACTATTACTGTAAATGGATATCGTGGTGAAGTAACTAACGTGCATATTGATTATAACGATGATGCTATTGATATTTTCGGAAGATTTGATAAAATTGATTAAACTCTAAAAAAGGATAGAAACTAAAAATTTCTATCCTTTTTTTTTTACATTTTAGTAATTTATTTTTAGGAGTTGATATAAAAAATTATGGAATCGCAAACTATAAATAATAAAGAAGTTAAAGCTGAATTGACAGCTATTAACGAAGAAACGGAAATTAAATCTTTTTATGATAATATAATAGTATTCGATGACATTCCAGAGTTTGATACTCAAGATTATGATATATTTAATGAAAAAGAATTTCCTAAATATATCGATGATATAAAGAAGATATGCAGAGCGTCATTTGAATATAGACAATTCGTCAACTATTTAAGAGATTATATGGATATGAATAAATGTAGTTTTTTCAATAATGTAACTAACTCCGAGACATTTAAGATTAAAATACATTTACATCATTGTCCTTTTACCCTACAAGATATTGTAGAAACAATATTCAACAAAAGAATGTTTTATCAAGAATCTTTAGAGGTAGAAATGGTTGCGAAAGAGGTTATGTACATTCACTACTTTCTAATGATAGGAATAATTCCATTAGCAGAAACGGTACATGAGCTTGTCCATTCCCAAGTGATATTTATACCAATTGATCATGTATTGGGAAACTATAGTGAATTTGAAGAGACTTATAGGGAGTTTATTCCGGAGGATGCTAAAAAAAGATATGAAATAGCTAAACAACAAACTTTAGCATATAATGATTATGCTAATAGACAGCTATTAGAGATAAAACCTATAGCATTACAGTTACCAGGAGATGATGGCTCAGTAACTTATAATCTCCCATCAATGGAAAATTTAGTGGCTGCTATGAACAATAGAATCGATGAAATAAAAAATAATAACTATTGTTTACCATCAGAAGTAACACCAAGAGCCTTTAGTTATATATAAAAACATCAAATTAATTCTGAAAGGAGGAAATTTAAAGAAATGAAATCAACTGTTACAACTATTATGGAAGCTGGAAGCAACTTCAATAATAATAAAGAATTAAAAAATATGAAAGTGTTTGAATCATTAGATTCTATCACTGAACAGCAGAATGATTATCTTGGTTATACAGCAAAGAAAGTTGTTTTAGCTGGTCAGAAAGATGGAAATGTTTTATGTGAATATTCAAATAACTTAGAACGGTTTATGAAAGATCAGGCTATCGATATTAATGAAGCAATCGATCAGCTTGAAGATCAGTATGATTTATGTCCAGGATCTATTGCAATTGTTGTTGATGAATCTTGTATCAATAAAATTGATTTAGATGCTTTAACAGAAAATTATACAGTTTTAAAAAAATAATAAAACAATAACATATAAGTACGCAGTATAATTCAGGGTAGGAAATTATATCATGCGTATTTTTCATAACTCATGGAGTATGAGATAGGAAGGAAAGCGGAAAGATGCATTTTTTACCTGTTGTAATTTACAGATCACCTCACTCACTTATCTGTCCATACAGTAGTGTAATTTGGCTAACAGCAGTATATTTGGATACGCTTTGACTCTCATACTCCAACTCCCTAATAAAAAATAAAGTGAATATATATTATAAATATGAAAATAGATTACTCGTTAGGAAATAATCCTAACGAGTAAAATTTGTTGAAAAGGAGAAAATATGAAAGAGATAAATACACTCGATATATTCAATGATAGAAACTTGAATATATTTACAGATGCATCTATAATAAAACAAAGTTATGGATTTGATGGTTGTTCTGGTTGTATAGTAGTAACAACTAATGGTAATAAAATTGATATTGATTCTAATCTTGCTATTAGAAAAGATACCACAAACAATGAATCAGAAATTGCAGCTATACAGTTTGGTATAGCATACGCTTGTAAATTTAAACAATTATTTCCAAATATTCATATAAATTTATTCTCAGATTCTAAGATTAGTGTTATGGGATTAAAAGAATGGATATATTCTTGGATAAAAAATAGTAGAAATGGTATTTTAATATCATCTTCTGGTCAAGCAGTAAAGAATCAAAATGTATTCTTAGATTGTATTGATATGATCATTAAGAATAATTTAGATATTAGCATATATCATATAAATGGTCATGTTAAAAACAATGATAAACAAGAATTATATAAAGCACTTATGAGTTTTAGAGAAGTTAATAATCTTACAAATTATTACATAGATATGGAATTATTTAAGAAACTATGTTGTTGTAATGATATTATAGATAATATATCTCGAGATATACTAAGCGGTAAAGAAATCTCTGTAGAGCTAAATGAAATGTCTAAAATAGCATTTGCAGACTATGTTATAAATTCAACAAATTATACACTATTAGATGATTACATATCTAAAGCATTTATACCTACGTATGATAGTTTAGATATTGATCTATATAAAAAATTATTATTAAAGGAGGATTAAACTATGTCTGATATGAACGTAGTAATTACAAGAGGAAATAGTATTGTAGGTTGTCCATCTTCTGCAAAAGATAAAAAACTACAGTATAGCCACCTTAATTCTGAACAGTTTGTTATTTACTGTAAGGAATGTTTAAAAGAAAAGTTGTCCAAATACATCAAATCAACCACCTGGAACATAGAGATTTCTAGAGAATTTAATAGATTCACAGAGGGAATTCCTAATGTATTATTTGACTTTTCTACAGAAGAAAGTACAAGACTTCTTTTAAAGCATTTAGATTCTAATATGAACTATTTGTTCAATGCAAATATTGATAGAGAAGAAGTTTATGGATTACTTACAGATTTAAAATCTAAAGATCCAAGATTAAAAAATAACTAACACGTAATTCAATAATAATTAATTTACAAATATGGAGGAATGGATATGTCAAGATCAAGAAAAACTAATACTAAGGAAGCATTAAATACTGTACCTGAAAAAATAAAAATTGCAGGAATATCACCATATAATGAAGAAGCTAATATGGCATTTTCGTATATGGTATCTGCAGGAAGTATGATAGCAAATGAATTTACAACATCAGATGATGGATATTCATCATTATTAAATAATTATCTGAAGAATGATGTGAATGTTAATGCGATTAAAGATTGTTTAGAAAATCTTTTTACTGCTTGTGAAATGGTAAAAGATAATAGTAGTAGTATTGACAATTTGAGAATCGCAGATAAAATGTATTCAGATTTTATCCAATCATTACAAGTTACTATCGAAACATCATTAATTAATATTAGATATGGATTGTTAAATCGAGTTAAAGAAGTTTTATTAGATAGCTATCCTGGAATTATATTACCATCAGAATATACTGATCAAAGCGTGTTGGAAAATATAAATTATATGCTAGCAACTAATAATCAGCTATCTTCATATATATTTGATAAAGATCGAAGTTTTCGAGAAAATAATGATAGAACGACTTCTTATGTAAATTTATCTGATATAGAAACACAGAATATTTATTTAAAAATTTCAAAGATCATTGCATTAATATTAAATGCAAACTCTAATATTGTGGATCCGTATTCTTTACAGACAGTCTTAACAAATTTACACGTAGATTTTATTGTTTATCATAATTCAATTGTTAATTTAATTAATTGGATAGACAAAATCTATGATATTATTTATAGTAATACCGATATATGCGATTTTATAAATATACGAAGAAAGAATAGTCGGAACATGAATGATTATTGTGCCTTCTAGGTAAGATACATTGTATTTGTATATTATATACATGAGTCTAAATAAAAAACAAAGGAGAGGGCTTATGAGATATATACCAACTCCACCATATATGAATAATGGTACCGCTTTCAATGCGGTACCATTAATTGGTGGATATAATTATTATAATCCGTATATAGACCCCAGATATTATCAGAAACAACAAGAAGAATTGGAGAAACAACGAAAACTTGAATTTGATAATCAAGTTGCAATTTGGAAAACGTTTATCCGATCAACTGATTGCTATTATGGAATAGAAACGGATGAAGATCAGTTAAATGAAAGATTTGTAATAAAAGAACAAGAAGGTTATAATGACTTTTTAAAACAACAAGAATTATTCAATATTGTTCAAGCTGCTAAGAATCAAAATGCATATTATGAACAACTTGAGCAAAATAGACTTGCTCAATTACAGCAAGTTAATACACAAAAAGATGAGAATGAGCCTAAGAATCTTTTAGAATTCTTAAGAGGACCTGCTACTCAAAGATATATAGAATCTTTAGAGAATAAAAACCAGGCTTCTAGGGTTATACGAAATCTTTATGATCAATCTGCATATAGTAGATTGCTTGGAGTTCATGAGAGCACATCAAGTATGTTTAATTCTCTTAATCAGAATGTAACTATAGATGATATGGAAGTTAAATTACCACAATATCTTAAAACTGAAAGAGAGATCAAACGAAAACAATTCATGGAATCCATATTACAACAACCGAAAGGATGGTGATCTAGATGGCTAGAGTTGATATGATCAATTACTTATGTGCTAAACAAGTATCACCAGATGAATTTCGGTTTGACAATTTAAGTAGTAGACCGTTATTAAGCTACTTATCTATGCAGGATATTGCTAGACTTAATCAAATTGCAACTGATATTAGACTATCATCAAAACCTAAACTAAAATATCAATATATAGATGAAGTTCTAAAACCAAGAGGGTTTAAGAAATTAGCATCTGGAACAAATAGAGTAGTTTATAAGTGTTTAAATGATCAGTCAGTGGTACTTAAAGTTGCATTAGATAAAGTTGGTTTAAAAGATAGTCCTGCTGAATATAGAAATCAGTTTTTATTAAGACCATTTGTGACTAAGGTGTTTGAAGTATCACCTTGCGGAACAGTGGCATTAGTAGAAAGAGTTCAACCAATAACAAGCAGAGAAGAGTATATTCAGATAGCACCTGATGTATTTGATTTACTTGTAAATAAGATATTGGGTAAATATGTTATGGAAGATATAGGTTCCAAGTATTTTCAAAATATTGGAATACGAATGAATTTTGGACCAGTATTATTAGACTTTCCATATCTATATGAATTAGATGGGAACAAGTTGTATTGTAACAAACCAACCGATGATGGTGGTATTTGTGGAGGTACTATAGATTATGATAGTGGCTTCAACAAATTAGTATGCGAGAAATGCGGAAAACAGTATTTTGCTAGACAACTAGGTAAATATAAAAAAGAAAATCAGATAATTATGTCGAAAGGAGATCAAGACAAAATGGATATTGTAATTAGTAGAGGAAACGAGGTTATTGAAACATTAAGTACAGCACCTACATCAGATACTTTTAAGAAACCAGATATAAGTGCAACGATTATTAAATCTCATATTAAGACTAAGGGATTAAAAGGTAAACCGAAGAAAAATAATAAACCAAAAGAAAAGTCTATTGAGACTTGTAATGGTAATATGAAATCATCTAGTTTAGCAGGTAATGTAGATAAGATGTTTTCAAATAAAGATGTAGTTAAGGATAATAATCCTAAACCATCATCTAAAAATAAACTTAAAGATGAAGATGAAACTGTAAATGTTACACCTAGCATTGATATCGGAACTGATCTCGGAAATCTTATCAAAGATTTAGAGATCAAAGATGAACCAAATTTAGATACTAACGATGAAGAAGCAGTTGATATTGTTGATTCGGTAGATGTAAAGGAGGAAGAAAAGTTGGTAGAAGATGTAACTGTTGTAGAAAACGAGAATGATTCTGAAGAGGTATTTGAAGAGGATAAAGATATCGATGAAGAATCAGAAGATGTAGATGTAGAAGAAGGAGAAATTCCTAATTTTGTATGTATGGTAGATCCATCTATCGATGATGTGCAGGATGATGATGGAGTAATCTATACTTCTGAGGTTAAAGCTAAAGACGATGAAGAGATCCAGAAAATTGTAGATGATATCTCTTCAGCATATTAAAAAATAGGAGGAATAAATTATGTTTAATAAAGCTAAATTAATGGCAACTTCTGATTTAGAAGTTGCTGTAAATATAAAAAATCAGGCACCGGATAATTGTAAAATCTTATATATCGGTGAACCGTTAGAAAAACCAAACATTGATTGTATTAATGCAACAGCATTATGTCCAAATTATTATACTCTTCAGATCTTCATTGAAGCTGGAGAATGTAAGAACTATATTGATTCTTACACGGATTATTTGCAGAGAACTGGAGCAGAAACTATCGCAACAATTTTATGTGCTCTTATGAACGGTACTAATATTGTACTTTATTTTCCACATGAGACACTTGAACTTAAATATCCGGGATATCTTTTACAGTATTTAGAAGTATATTTCGGTGTTACTACTCAGACCAAGAGTACAGATTTCAATTACAATCCATCATATAATAGTAACAACTTAAGAATGTTATATATTAACAGGCTTATCTCACCAGCAGATTTTGTATTGAATTCTGAGGAGATCGATGATATCTGTATTCAGAAACTTAAACAGGATTATCTGCAGAAATATCCAATGATTAGCACGTATACTCCAGATCAGATGATTAAATGGGTTGAAGATCTTAAAGTATATATTACCAATAATGGTACAGATTGGAATCCAAATATGATTCCGGTACCATCGAGAAATGCATTTAGTACAATTGTATAATAAAAAGGAGGATTTAAGATGCTTTATATCGGAGATTATATGTCAATTCCATTTGACTATGATAAAGATTCTATGGTTATCTTAAATCTAACTAGTTTAGTAGAAGGGTACCAGAGAGTATTTCTGGTACCCCAAACTGGATCTATGTTAGACTTTACAAATGAAGACAATTTTGATATCGAATATTATCAATATATTTATAGTAACGATATTCCATTTATGGAAATTATGAAAATAATAATGCCTTTATATTTGGGCAAAGACGTTTTTTTACTTGTATCAAGAGGAATAGATACATTTGACAAAATTACTGAATCTTTGATGAAGATTATTCAAAGCAGATATGGAATTGTTTCTATGTTATTAAATGATGTAACAGATTTTCCATCTGAATATGATAGGATGGAGATGTTAAATAGTGGATTTTCACTTTCTGGATTAGGCTGTTTAGATACAGATAGAGAACGTTATACGTTCTTATGCGAAAAAATGAAGATGTAGCCTAGGAAAGGTAAGGTTATGAATAATAATTTGTATGAGTGTATAAATTATAGATCAGATCTAAAGTTTATACACTCTAGATTTATAAGAGAATATGATATTCATAAAGCGAATATTTCTATTTTATATAAATACGGAGTTATAGATTTAAATACTTATAATAATCTATTTAAAAGCTCTAGAGAAAAAAGACAAATTGAAATTGGATTAATGGAAAAACAGAATCCTAAAATATATGATATATTAGCAAAAGGTATTATTCAAGCTAAAAAAGATTTATTTTTATCTAATCATATCCAAGATTCATCTGTTTTATCTATAAAAAACGATGCTGTTTTTATACTAGATGAGAAGTTAAAATATACGACATTTGATTCTGGTTTAATAGAATTTGTAAATAAAAACACATATACATCTTTTGTATCTTTAAATAAGATAGAACTCTACTATGGATTTAATAAAGTAGACAATACAGAAGTTGTAGATGTTAAAGGTATAGGAAAGAATTTATATCTTCATAGAAATTATATGGTAGATTTCATTGTATATATTTTAAATTGTATTGAAAGTGGAGAAATATCAGATGCATTATCATCTTTTACTGATTTTTATAAAGATTATATAGAATTGAATCTTAGTATTGGTTATTATAGAGAATTTAATTCTGCATCTTTATATAAACTTAAAGGAATTGATTATACAGTATCTCACTTAGAAGAAAATACAAATAAAAATTGTTTAGATATATCTTACAATTTATATATTCTAAGAGAATTGTATAGTTATATTTCATATATATACTTTCAATCAAATAAATGATTATATATTATTATAGTGACAAGTAGAGAAATATTAGTTTCATGAAAACTCTCCTTTAAGGTTTTTCATATATTCTACTTGTTAAACAAAGCATCTTTTGATGTTTGTACTTCTTTCTTAATACCAAAAGGTTCTAGATGTATTATTCAGATTCCACAACATCTGAAAAGTATATCTAGAACCAATAGGCGTAAATTACTGGATAGGAATTATTCCTATCCAGTTTATTTTTATTTTTTATCATCATAAGTTCCATTTACAGATATTGTATAATTTAAAACTGCTAAAGATGCTTTTTCATAGATAATATCCTGTAATACTTCTTTGTTATATATAAAGCATAATTTTTCATAGTATATAGGAGATATTCTATTTAAAGTGTCTTTAATAACCCAACGTATCATATCATTTTGTATTTTTTCATTTATATATAGATCTGTTCTAAGTTCAAGATATGTTATTCTATATTTTGCAACTGATTCTTGAATAATATTATCTAAAAGATTAGTAATATCTTCAGTTATTTCAATATTAAATAACATTTTTCGGTTTTCTAAATTTATTTTTTTATTTAAAATAATAGTTATATTTTTTAGCAATACCATTAATGCTATAAATACAGCTAATATACTTAATACTATTACTGCTTCGATTGATATTAATAATATATATTTATTCATTTAAAATTCTCCTTCATCATATTTTTTATTAGATAGTTTCAATAATTAAAAATAATAGTTTAAACTTTTTAATAAATAAGAAATGGAGGTAAAGAACTATGATTCAGTATACTGAAATTAAAGATAATAATTCTAAAATGGAATTAGAATCAGATTTATTAATAAAAAACTATACTAAAATTACTTGTGAGAATAGTAAAGATTGGAAATTTAATGCACCACATCATTTTGAAGTTAGTTCTGTAGAAAAGGAAGAAGTATTAGGTAAAGTAAATTTTCAGGAAGGTCCTATTAAAGAAAATGGTGTTAATGGCGTATCTAATGAAGATCTGATCAATATGATAATTGCTAGATTAGAAGCATTCCAGAGAACAGATTATAATTGTCCAGAAAATGCTATGGCTATTACTAAATTAGAAGAATCATTGATGTGGTTAAGAAAAAGAACCAATTCTAGATCAAAAAGAGGAGTAGAAGGAACTAGCACTATCTAAAAATAATATTCAGGTATGGATTTAATCCATACCTGATTTTTTTAATATATTACACCATTTATTTTCATAGTATCACCATATTCATTGTATTGAGACCATTTAGTTACATCTTCTCCTATAGCTAATAATGTATTTATATTACTATCTCCAATATAATGTTGCTCATATTCAATAGATCTTTGTATAAATACTACAACTTTTTGAGCAATGTCTATTGTAATACCTTTGTTATATTTTCTTAACAATTCTATCCAATAACCAAAACACATTCTTGCTGGTAATATTACACCATCAGCATTATGAAACAATTGATGTGCTGTTTTAGATAGCATTACTATAGGTATATTATTTTCTCGATGTTCTTCTTTTAGTTTTTGGACCACATCAAATGTAGAAACATATCCCACGGTATTCAATAAATGCTCTGTAATAAGTAGTGTAATATCAAAGATATTTAAAAAATTATGATGCATTTCTATAGTAGCACCACTTTCTGTAGATACTTGTCCTAATAATTGACAATGGTCTAATCCTAATGAATATAGATAGTGTTTATAATTTTTATATGTTTTACTATGTCTAAATCTAGAAATACAATTTTCTAAAAATCTTTTATAATAATCTATATCTGTGAACGAATCTCTAGTTTGGTAAAAAGGTTGTTCAAATGTACTATTTGGAGATTTTAATGATGGATTATATGTATCATCATATGATATCATTATATCCGGTACTTCATTATAAGTTTTTTCTTCCATGATGAATTCACTTCCTTTATTTACTTATTATCATGTTTTGGATACGTATTTTATACAAAATATAATTCTTTTACATACAAATAACTAGTAAAATGATGAAAGGAAATGTGTATAATATGTCTAAAAATATAGAAAGAATATTTACAGATACTCCTCTTATTGATGAAATAGTTTATCAAGTAAAAGGAATGATATATGATGGTATTATTTTAAAAGATACTGAAGAAGCAAATAATAATGAGACTGTTTATAGTTTAAAAGCAGCAGATAGATATGCTGATATAATAGAAGGTCATACTGTCTATGAGATGTATGAATATAGTTATAGTCATTTAATGAAATTACCATATATGAACAGAGACATTGCTATTATGTATTCTAAAAATAATGCACTGATCCCTGATAACATTAAACCTGATTTATTAAAAATTGCAAATGATGATTTCTTATCTACATATGAAGAACAAAATAATTATTATAGAAAATTATATGGTCTACCAGATTATGGTCAGAAAGGTATTCATTTATCTAATGAACAGATAGCGATGCTAACTAATAAACATTTCGATGCTGGTAAATATGTTCATGAAATGGATAATAATGAAATTAAGATATTAGAAACTTCTGGTGTATTAGATGTGCTTAAAAGTGAAAATCCTACGAAACAATATTTATGGCATTTAGGTGAAAGAAGAGTTGATCCTTATATAGCAAGAAAAACTCCAAAATTCGGATTACTCTATTTACCGGCATGTGAATCTAATGAAATATATAATAGATTTAAAGAATTGATTATAAGAGATCGAGCTTTTATTTTGAATTGTTTATATTCAGAAGCTTTTAAATTTCAATCTGAATATTATGATAAGTTTTTAATGGCTATGATTATCGTACAAGCATTTGTAGATATGATTGTATTAAGTCCAGAATATATAATTCAACGAGAATTATTTGATATGAGAACTATTCAATATGTATTTGAATCCCAAGGTGTTACATTCTTTCCAGATATTCCATTAAAATATCAGAAAAGGTTAATAAAGAATTTAAATAGACTTATTAAGTATAAATCATGTGATAAAAATCTTATTGATATCGCATCATTATTTGGTTTTGAAAATGCTAAACTATTTAAATATTGGATTTTAAAAGATCCTATTATGAATGAAGATGGTACTTATAGAAGAGATATGAAACAAGATCCTAAAACTGGATTAGATGTAGAGGATTTAGAAGCTAATTATGAACTTAAATTCATTAAAGTTCCTATTGAAGGTGGTATAGTAGAAGAAGCGATACAAGATCCATTCAATATTGTTTCTTATGATGAAGTAGTAACTGATGATGTATACTGGAATGGTGTTTATACTGCTGAATATGTTAAACATAGAATTTTAGAGCATGAATTTAATATGCATATGAGTAAGTATATTGGTCTTGAAACTGTATATTCTATGACAGAATTAGCTTTACAATTATCTTATTTTATAAATTTAGTAATGTATTCTGTTGATACTAGTGAATTAGTAGTAGAAGTTCCGGAATTAAGTTCTACTAATGTATTTCCATTGATAGATTTACTTATAGCACTTTATTCATTAGGATATATTTATAGAGGAGTAAAAGATACAATTATCTATGATCCAGTGCAATCTATGGATGTATATGGATTTAATATAGAAGTAGATATGGCTAAATTATCAGAATATGTAGAAGAAAAAGGATTTACTTTAGAAGAATTAGGAGTTGATAAATTTATGGCTCCAAAAGATGGTGTATTCACCTTTAATCAATTGATGGAGATATATACCAATAATAAAAATATCTATAAACATCTTGTTCATGAAATAACACATGCTAATGATAAAGATATATACGATATTTACTATACCATATACAATTCCTTAATGATAACCAAACTTAATTTTGATTATTTTACTCAATATGGTATAAAACCAGATACTTATTTAGAATTTTTATCTATAAAAAATAGCCCATTACATGATATCATTATGAGATGTAAATTGATAGAGAAAATAGATGATAGACAAACTGAATGCTCTAAGATAATTAATTATATCGTAGATGCTATATATGTATATTTAGATGAAGAAGAATTTAGATATATCTTCCATGAAATACCAACAGCATCTATGGATTATTTAAGAAAATATTTATTTGAGGTTTTAAATTTCTTTAAATCATATAAAGTTGATTTTACTCACGTAAATACAGTTTATAAATTAGATGATAGATTGGAAAACTGGATAACTGTAATAGACAGAATAAAATTTAAATATTTATTTAATTGGACAGATAAGATAAATATTGAAGATTTCATAAATATGATTATTCATCTAATACCAAAAGAGAATGTTGATTTGATAGAAAAAATGTCATTAGATGTAACTCATTGGCAAGAACTTTTATTTAATCAGGATAAAATAAAAGTTAATGATATTATATCCGAACTTTTAATTCATATTATTTACAATGAATATATCTCTCCAAAAGATTGTATAGGTGAATATAAACATTTATTTGATTGGGGAGAAATTATAACTTTAAAAGAATCTATGATAAATGATATTTCATTAGAAATGAAAGAAAAAATAAATATTAGTGAAGCTATATGGATCAAATCAGATCAAGAAGAAATAAAAGTTCCATTTGATCCGGATATAGAAAACTTATAATGTGTATTTAGGCATACTGAAAACATATATATAATTTGAGTATGATGTAAATAGGAGGAATTATAAATGAATAAACATAAAATTTTATATGACGGATCAAGATCTGAAGATGCTGCACATATGAAAAGTACAGGTCAGCATAAAGGTCATGTGATTGCTTATGTAAAAGGAACTGATAAAGTTTTATTTGAAGAAGATAATAAAGTTATTATACCAGGCTCTGCTTTTACAGCAGCTAAACATTTTAAAGATCTATCTATTCCGGTAAAAACACCTACATACAATACTGTACTTGGTTTAGATAATATAGTTTCTATTACACCAGCAGAAGAAGTATTAGAAAACTACGTTTATTTATTTGCAGTAGGTATTGGCGGATGTGGACCAGAAGATAGTCAGAAATACGATGTAGATTATACTAAATGGATAGCTCCAGAGGAATTAGTTCCATTTAGATATCAGCTTTTAAATAATGATTTATCTGATGATTTAAGAGCTAAGTATTTTGGAAGAAAAGAAATGGCTGCTGCTGATCGCATTGCTTATTATTTTAAAGCATTTGATCAGGACCCTGTATTTAAACAGAGATACATTGATGGTACTCCAATAGATGAAAATATCTATATTTCTGATAATACTATGGATGTAGAATCATTCGTAGAATTAAAGTTATCCATTACAAAAAGAGATTGTAGAGATTTCTTTGTTGCAACAACAGGAATCAATGATGCAAGAATCAATACAATTTCTTTATTAACAGCAGTACCTAAGAGTATTAATGGATTTACTTATTATCAGAACATAAGACCTTTAACAAAATTAAACTTCAATAATGAATCTCTTATTGATGAGACCAAAGGTATTGATATAACTTATCAGATATTTTATTAATATACAACAACACTATACTCAATTGAGTATAGTGTTATAATTTATTTGTAGGATCACATTTTATTAATTGTAAAATAATAATATGATTATATATTATTATTATGAAATAAATAAATAAAATCTTTAAAGGAGAGATGATATTATGTATATTGATTTAGAAAATGTAGAGAAGATCGAAATGAAACAAGAAGGCGAATCTTTTTCCATGGCAGCTATTAATATAGCTAAAGAGGGTCAAGAACCTCAATTTCAAATAGAATACCAAGATACAGAAGAAGATATATGCCCGGTATGCGGTGAACTTATGACTAAGAAGCATAAATGCGGCGATCATATCATTCTTAGTAAAGATGATGTTGTGAAAAACATATTTGGTGATTTCAATAATTCTGGCGATGGTCGAATTATGATTATCAATAATGAAATCACTATAAAGAAAAAATAAGTACTTATTAAGAATAGAGGGATTATAATCCCTCTATTTATTTTTTTATCAACTTAATAGTAATTTAGAAAAATAATTAATAAGAAGGTGATTTAAGTTGGCTGCAAGAAAAGCGAAAAAAATTACAAATCCAAAAGATATAGAGTTTATATCAAATATTACTGAAGATGATATAACGTTATCTTTTATAGCTGAAATGTTTGGAGAATTTGAACACGGTACCAAATTCAATCCATATGATGAAATCGAAATTCCTGCTGGTAAATATGGTATAGAAGGTAAGAAAAATAAAAAACCTATATATACTACAGTTGGAATATATGTTTTCAATAAATACTTTTTTGAAAAAGATTTGATTGATATATTTGGTTATATGAATCAAACTATTGATTCTAAAACATTTGATAAATTAAATAGTAGATTATCAGCAGCATTACTTGAAGATGATATTGAACTTGAGGTTTTAAAACGATACTTGATGAAAACTCAAAAAGTCATGCCTTATGTAAGTATATTATCTCCAAATTATACTGATAAAATGTTGACATGTACAAAAGAAATTAATAAAAAGAAAAATGAACTTTTAAAGAAATATGAAAAAGAAATAGATGCAGGAGATCCTATAATTGGAACTAAGATTGATAATGAATTATTAGATTTCGCTAAACAATATTTAAAAGATGATCCTGCTATGGATATGTTTATTTCCGGTGCAAGAGGAACTGTAGGTAATAACTTCAAAAATATGTTTGTTATGAAAGGAGTTATTAAAGATCCAGATCCAAATGCTAAACAAAAATATCACATAGCTACATCTAATTATTTAGATGGGATAAAACCAGAAGAATATTCATTATTTGCCAATTCATTAGCAGCTGGTCCTTTTGCCAGAGCAAGAAAAACTGCAGTTGGTGGTTATCTTGAAAAATTATTTTTATATGCATATCAGCATGTAAAAATGGATGTACCGGGATCTGATTGTGGTACTAAACGATTTAAAAAAGTTACCCTTACTGATAAGAATATTAAGTCATGGATGTATTCTTATATAATTGAAGGGGATAAATTAGTAGAATTAACTTCAAAGAATAAAGATAAATATGTAGGAAAAACGGTAAAATTCAGATTCTCATCTTTATGCGAAGACAAAAATCCAGGATGTATTTGTAATATGTGTGGTGGTAATTTACCTTATCGTAGAGGAGTTACTAATGTAGGAATAGAAACAACTCAAATTGCTTCTACTATGAAAAATAAGTCTATGAAGGCTTTCCACGATAGCGTACAAACAATGCATGTTATGGATATTCGTAAAGCATTTGAACCTGATTAAAATTTACAAAATATGAAAGGAGAATGTAAATCTAATGAAGACTTACACTAAGAACCCTATTAATCCTAGGGACACAAGAACATTTAAAGGAAAGGATGGTAAAAAAGAAAAAGAGAAATTCGCAGTAGTTCCTATTCCAAATACAATAGAAACTTATGTTGTATCTAATTATGGACGAATTTTCAATGTAGATAAAGCATATGAATTAAAAAAACGTCCATTAAGAAAAGAAGATCCTAAGTATCTTGTTACAAGAATTAATACTCGTACTGATGATAACAAAGTTAATTGTGGGTCATATGCTGTTAATGTTTTAGTAGCAAATACTTTTGTTAAAAAATCTAAAAGAGATGTTGCTCTTAATCGTGTTATTGTTCATCCTATTGATTGGGATGCATCGAATTCAAGATATTGTAATTTACAGTGGGTAAATAGAACTGAGTTAAGTATTTTAAAAGATATTCGTGATGGTAAAACAGAAGAGAAAGATTATGTTAGATATGTTTGTCTTCTATTACAACTTGGTTATCTTAATGATGATATTAAAGCTGTTCTTGATTTACCTATGAAAGCAAAAGTTAAATTTATTAACGATATTAGACAACGTTCTATATATCCATACATATGTGCAAAATATAAATATTAAAAATACAGCCCTTTAGGTAATAAACCTAAAGGGCTCAAAATACGCCAATACAGAGACAAAAACTATAGATTAATAACATATTATATTATTGAAAGCAAATAGAAAAGGAGAAAGAATATGGGAAAATTAAAAGTTGATCTTTATTATCCACATTCAGATGATTTTGATTTTGAAACACAATTAGTCAGACTGGATTTGGATAAAGAAAGAGAAAAAGACATATGTACTGATAATGGATTTATTATATCTGATCCTATCAGTATCAAGAAAGATGTCAATATAAAAGATCCAAATGGTATGTTTAGTCCAAGATTTGGACAAACTATAAAGGATTTAAATCCATTTGCTAATAAGTACAAATGTGAATGCGGACATACAACTTCTAGAATTAACAATGGTACTATTTGTCCTATCTGTAATACAGAAGTTAAATATGTTGATGATAACTTTTCTTATTTTGGTTGGAAAGTATTGAATGATTATTATGTTATTCATCCTAACCTATTTAAGAGTATAGAAGCATTCATCGGTAAAGATACTTTAGAACATATTTTGGTTTATGAGGTAAAGAAAGACGCTGATGGTCATATTATTGAAAATAAAGATAGACCTGAAGATGAACCATTCTTTGGAATTGGTATGATAGAATTTAAGGAACGGTTTGATGAGGTTATGACTCATTATGGAAAAATTTTAACCAATCCTACTAAGAAAGCTTATTATCAGGATATTATGGATCATCGAGATATTGTGTTTACACAATCGATCCCTTATTATTCAACTTTACTTAGACCAATTGATGATGAACAGAAAAATCTTTTCTATGAGGATAGTAATGCATTTTATTATATGATAAATAGACTTGCTGCTAAAATAAATAAGTATGATGAGTCTAAGATCATGTCCGATAAAGCTTCATTGAATAAATTGTTATATGACATTCAGGTTAAATACCAGAAATTGTATTCTAACATTGAAGCTATCATAGAAAAGAAGAAAGGAAACATCAGAGATTTATTAAGAGGAAGATTTAATTTCTCATCAAGATGCGTTATCACTGCTAATCTTGGACTTAGAATAGATGAGATCAAACTTCCTTATCAGTGTTTAGTAGAAATGCTTCAACAGAGAATTATAAATATTCTTTGTAAAATGTATAGTATGAGTTATTCTGATGCTTATACTATATGGTATAAAGCTAATATAAAACAAGATCCAATGGTTGTAAAAATTATCAATAGTATAATTGAATCTTCTGGAGATGGTAGAGGAATACCATTTATTATTAATAGAAATCCTACAATCGCATACGGTGGAATATTACAAATGTTTTGTGTAGGTATTGCTGATTCGTATACTATGGAAATACCATTAAGAATCTTAGTAATTTTAGCAGCTGACTTCGATGGTGATGTTCTTAATATATTACTTATTATCAATGATAATTTCTATAAAAGATCTTATCAGATTTTTAATCCTCGAAATGCTATGCAGATCTCAAGGAATGATGGTAAGTTTAACAATGCAGTAAATCATCAAAGAGATACGATAATAAATATGAATACAATGATTAATATTGGTAGAGGAAATTATACTCCTCAACAACTTGAAAAGATTAAAAGAATTAAGCAAAAATATGCATCATAAAATAAAAGGTATGAATCATTATAGATTCATACCTTTTTTAAAATAAGAAAGAAGGAAAATAAAAATGACAATACCAATGGATTATGCTGATGAATTAATAAAAAATGGTAAGAATAAAGAATTTGTATATGATTACATAAGGAGAGATAACAGTTACTTAACTGAAACATATAATATCGATAATGATTCTTTAATTGTAGTATTTGGTATATTGTGTAAGAAGTTAGGTCATGAAGAATTATTTCAGACTTATAGAAAAGTAACTGATCTTTCATCTGTATTTTTATGTGATATAGATGAAAAGACCACCAATGAAATTATTGAATTCTATACCAAACATGGAACAATGAAAACAGCAGCTAAATTCAATTGTAAAAAATGGAAAATCTTAAAATTATTTAGATTAAAAAATTTTAAGGTAAAAAAGAAATAATTACTAAAAATATAATATAGTAGGATGTAACACCCTACTATATTTTTTGTTGTTTTATTGCAAATTAGCTACATCCTATTAACATAATCTTTTAGAAAGGAACATAGATAAATGATTATAGGAAATATAGACGAAATTTTTAAACATTCAAGTCCTGATAAAAATATAACTTTGCATAAAAATATTTCTATTCCAAGTGAAATTCATGTATATTCATTAGCTATAGAATATATGAGAATGTGGTTTTTAAAGAAATTTGATGATGATTATTTTAAAACTGTTTATATTAATGGTAAACATGTTATGGATGATTTTAGACATTTTAACAGACAGGAATTAATAAGAAGAGAAAAGCCAGCATTAGCCATAATGCCTACTGTTAATTATGATTATAATAGAGATACACTAGATCTCCGTTTAGGAGGAAGAGATATCCTTACTAGAAATGATGGTTTATCCGAAACTATTATAGGAGATAATGAAAAGAATATTTTTTTAGGTATGAAATTAAGACAGATGGAAATTAATTTTGATTTTAAAATTAGAGTTGGCTCTAGAGCAGAACAAATAGATTTATATAATTTTATGAAGTATGCTTTTAGAGTTGGTTCTACTCAAAGCGAATATATGTCTTACGATTTTCATATTCCATCTCAGATAATTCTTAATATTGCAAAACATGCTGGATTTGCAATAGAAAAATCTAAAGATGGAAAAAAGAGAGATGTAGTAAAAAATATTCCAGGATTTTTGAGATATTTAAATTCTCATTCACATGCTCCTATATTATATAAAATGAGGACGATAAATGGAAATGCTGAATATTTTATTAGAATGGATAATATGTATACTCATATATCTAACTTAGATTCTTTAAGTTTAGATGATGGAGAAAGAGAAGGTCAGATTGATAATAATTTTCATATAGAAATGCAATGCATTCTTAAAATACCAGCACCGCAGTATTATTTTTATTATTCTAATGATGAGATTGAAACAACGTTTAATAATAGAAAAGAATTTGCTGGTTTATACGAGATTAAACATATCGAACCTCCAACCAGAAACAATAAAGGTTGGGAACAATATATTGCTACTCAATGGAATGATGAAACTAGACATATAGATTCTATAGAATTTAAGGAACTATTTGAAAATAGTGAATTGAATTCTGTTATAGACCATAATAGAAATATGGGTATTTCGCCAGGAGTATTTATTGATATTAAATTATTTAATAATGCTGAAGATATACCTATAAAAGTAAATTGGGAAACCTATGAAATAATTGTAGACAATGATATGGAAAGTGATATTTCATTAATATCAATTTATGTGGATTTGGAATACGTTAATGGTCAACTTATATTATTAAATTCATTAGAAGAAGATAATAATAGAATGAAAGAAGATCATAGTGTAAGATAATAAAAAAGGAGAGAAAAGAATGGAAAAAAATGAATTCTATAATAATGTAGTATTTTATGAAAAAAATATAGATGAAGACGATAGAAGATGGGAAGGTTTTCCTGAAGGTGAATCATTGATCATTAATTTTGATGATAAAGATGACTATATTATAATCTTTAATAAAATTATGTCTATTCCAATAAAATCAATGTTTATATCCAATGAATATGATGATGTAAATACAATCACGGTAGTTAGATTTTTATTACAATCAGGAGATAGTGATATTAGTTTAGTATTAGATCATAATGAGGTATTAACTATATCAGTTGAATATGATACAGAATCTGGTTTATTGATTTTATATGTCAATGTAGAGAAGAAAGAAATAGTATTATCAAATATTAAAAAATAAAAAGGAGAAAGAATAATGACTATTTTACAAAAATTAATTTTACTTATTATGTGCCATTTAGTAGGTGATTATGTTTTACAAAGTAATTTTATTGCATCTACTAAAGGAAAAAACTGGTATCATTTATTTGTACATTGTGTATTATATACTGTACCGTTTTTAATTGTATTTGGATGGACTTGGCAATTATTGATTATATTTTTAACCCATATAATTATAGATCCGCTCAAAGCAAGATACTATAAAATTACTTATGTACAAGATCAAATATTACATTATGTAATTACTTTAGTTTACTTAATTTAAAAAATATCCCTAACCTTTTAAAAGGTTAGGGATATATTGTGTTTTATTTAACCACTCCAGATTTAATAAATAATTTATTGTATTGATCTACAGATAAACTAGAAACTGCATTGGACCATTTATCGCCATAACTAAATACTTTCTCTAATAATTCATCTGGTTTAAGATATTTGCAAATACAAATATTGGAATATTCTGGATAGTCGGTTTTTATTCTTACTCTATTCATAGATATATTTTGAATATCTTCATTATTGATTTTCTTTCCATCGACAAAAATCATAAATAGATCTTTATCAAATGAATAACCTAAATTAGAAGTATCCACAATAATATCTCCAAATTGAGATAGATGACTGTTAAGTATAATCTCTTCATAAGCTTCAGGTATATAAAATATATGAATTCTATCACCTTTATTTAATGGAGTTAATGTTTTTATTGTAAGGAAATCTTTCTTATTATTTACAATTTCTAAACTCCAATCAGAGAAGTTTAATTTCTTATTATTTACAAAAATCATGAATTGATTCTTGTTATGACAAAATCTGAATTCGGGTTCCAATCCAAATATTGTCTGTCCTTCTCGTAATATATTGTAATACATATAATGGAATTGATGCTTAGAAGCAATGTTTACAGATTTTCCCATATAATATGGATCTTTTAAAGATATTGATGTACTTTGATATTTATTTCCATCAAAATTATTCTTATAATCAAATGAGATATCATATTGCATATTGCTTTCTACATCAAATTTATCATAAGTACCTTTACCAGATGGAGAATTTCCAAACAATAAGAAATCGTTGTATCTTAAATCTTCAGAAATATAATCATCGGTAGTACTTACTATTAATGATGAATAAGAATTATTTACATTTTTAAAATGAAGTATTTCTATTTTATCATTTTCATCTACATGAGAAAAGATTGGAATAATAAATTCTTTATCTTTATATTCAATCTCATGATAATAGTCATATAATTCATCATTCTTAAAGACAATTATAAAATCAAAGCATCCGCTACTCATCTGTCTAGGCATGTGTAAGTACCCTCCATAATTGGCAGAGAGTGTTTGGATTCTTCGTCCGGTATATACAAAGGATTTAATATTAGATTGGTCCTTGTAATAATCAGCAAGCAATGACATGTTATATGTCAATATATATCTTGTTGCTTCGGAGATATTTCTAAGATAAGATTTATCTCTACTTAATTTAAAATCAAATGGTACCATAAAATTATCAGATGGTATATATTTAGGATTATCTATTTTATCAACTATATTAGCTTCTACTTCTTCTTGATTTGGTATATCGTAAAGCATATTTTTAGAATCATTTGCTTTATCGAAGTAGAATGTTTTACATAATGGATTGGTATCTCTGATATAAACAAATTTATTCTTTCCTTTAGCATCTAAATAGAATCTACTATCACCAAAGAACTTATTATCTTCAAAAATAAATATATTATTTGAAGCGGATAATTGATCGTATTTAGCAGTAGGAACTTCAATTATACTAGATGAGTTTAAATAACTACTATTTCCAATTACATCTTTATCTGTAACTTCGATTCTTATAGCGATCTCATCTATATTTTCAGTTAATATACCATCTTTTGTAAAATACATGTGTTTATCATTGTCGGGAATGATATTATTATCCTCTCCATATCTAATATTACATGGAAACATTACAGATTCTAATTTTTCAGATTCATCTGTATTATTTGCAATTATTAAATAGGAAAAATACCAATCTCTAATTACAGTTATATCTGACCATTTAATTGCTTTACCATTTAAGAAAAGCATAAATGGAGTAATCTCTCCATTAGAAATTAATATATCTAATCTATCCATAAAAATAGATTTAGAATATCTCTTTTTAATATATGGAATATTTTTACACATAAATACCTGAGTTGCAGATATTCGTAATGGATATTCATAACCATCATAATTATAACTGTATCTTTTAACAGCTCCTAAATCAAAATAGGTAGGAGATAATGCTTTTTGCATATCTTCTATCATGTGAGTTGTATGATGTCTTAACTTATCTACATATTTAGGAACTAATGTATCTAAAACACCATTCTGTTCTAAATGTTCAACAATTATATCTATATCTATTAAACGTTTAATAACGTAACGATATATAGATCTTTTCTTCTTTCTTATAGAAAAATGTTTTTTCTTAGTTAGTATGGTTAAATATTCTTTCTTAGTGATAATATCCTGATGATACTTAAATTCATCAGCAATAAGATAAAACCAATCAGTATACATTGCTCTACTACGAATAAGATGTTTATCATCATCAGTATCAATGAATCTATTATCTGGAGTTACAATATATTGATTAGTTTTTTCCGGTTGGTATGGATATAGTGTATTAATATAAGAACCATTTAAAGTTATGATTCTAGATCCGTTTAATGCTGCTAAACGACTAATCTCGTTAGCATCCATACCTAAATCTTCACTTCCTACGAGTTTAAAATAATTATAATTTTCAGGATCTCTTATATTCTTATTTTCTTCCTCTGCCAATAAATAATTATCCGGATCTGCAATTATTTCTCCATAATCATGTAGTAATATATATGGTAATCGTTTTAATACCCCTTCTTTAAGCTCATCACCAAGAAGGTATTTACCGTAATAACTATCAGGACTAAAGATTTCATCATAGTTATCCTGAACAACTCTAACTAAAGAACCATCTCGAACTTCAAATAATACTCTATTATTATCCAAAGACAATACAAATGATTTCTTAAGTTCTACATCTTTTTTGCATACTACATACATCTGTTCTTTATATACACATACGTTAAATTCAGCTTTGGTTATATTTTGTGGATTTGTAAGTTTCCACATTAAATCACCATTTGTAGATAATTTACCAAAACTATAGCCATTTGTAGTATCAAAATTTTCACAAAAATAAATACGATCTTTGAACTTTTTATCGTCAAATACAATCTGGTTCAAGTAATCACAATTGGATGATGAATAATTATATCCAAAACCATACTTCCATATTGGACGCATTTTAAGATTTATTTTTTCTACATAGTTATTTGCATAGATATAAATGAAATCACCATCCACATACAAATCTTTATATGTAAAATATTCATCATTTTTTTTAACATTATCGAATTCACATAAGATTTCACGATTCAATAGTTTACATTTTCTTGTATCGTAATGATCTATAAATGACCTACATTTATTATCGTAGAATTCAGATCCAATTATATATAAATGCCCACTACCTTCTGATACCCAACCTGTGTATAATCTACAATATCTAGTTGGATCATCACTTTGATCTAAAAAATAAATATATTCTTTATCTTTGGAATATTTTCTAATAGTTCTACTATTTTTGAATAGAATATAAATACTTCCATAATTATCTACTATGATATTTCGTATATAATCATCAAAAGTAAGCTCCCATTCAATTTCCATTCTTTCTGTTACTTTATATAAATATCTTTCATTGAGGAAATACATGTATTCAAAGTTTTCTTTGAATACACCATAATCAACGTCAAGTAATATTTTAGCAATTTCATCTCCATTTAATGTACTTTTTACAAGATAACCACCTGAATTTGCATATGAATAGTTATTTTGAAAACCAAGAAGTTTATAGTCAACAGAGTTGACTATTTCTTCTTTGTCTTCGTAAACTACATATTTATCATCACTGGTAGCATAAATGATCTTGTCTTTGAGTACATTTAAATCCTCAAGATTGATCATCGAAGCTCATCTCCTATTCTTAATAAGGTATTTGTATAATCTACCATATCACGACCACAAATTTTTTCAATAAGTTTCTGATTATTAAGATATGCACCACCATAAGCATTTGTAATTATTGTTGAGAATGCTGGATATAATTCCAAGCCAAACTGTGTTCCAGAATGGTATAAGAAAATCCATCGTTCAACAAAGTTATCAAGTTTCAAAGATTCTGATCTAATTACGATAGCAACTGCTTTAATGAAAGTATCAATATTAGTAAATGTGTCGTTAGGTAAAATACCAGATACTATCTGTGCATCTCTATCATTAATCTTAGAAATTTTTTTCGCACGTCTTTCTATAGTTTCAGAATATTCTTTATTAAGAATTGTCATCTGATAATATAAAGCTGAAAGATACATACATTTTTCTCTTAATCTATCAACTCCACCGATTCTTAAATAATCGATTACGTGGGTAAACATGCTCGCAAAACAAGAAGTTCCATATTCTACAAGTTTTGCATTTCCAACAATTTTTTCTGCATCTGCATAATAAATAAGGTTGGCCAACGCAGACATGAGATTACTTATTAAAACATCAGTAGATTTTGTATTAAATTTAATAGATCCATCTTTACCAAATACAAGGATATCTGTCATATCAATGAAAACTCTTGTTTTTCGATCGCCTCTTTTAATATCTTTAGCTGCAAATACTTTAAAAGATCGTGGTAAAGATTCAGCTCTATTGTATAATAAAACTACATTGTCAGACATTAAGGTTTTTAATAATACAGTAGAGTACTGTGCTCTACTAATTTCTGATTTAATAATATCAAATAATTCTGTATCTTTATTGATGATTTCTGACTTAATGAAAAAGTCCATAAATTTCTTTTCATAATTACCTACACCATATAAATATATATCAGCATAAGTTTTTACTGGTGTCTTATTCATTCTTAAATCCTCCTTAACAGGGCTTTTTATATGTATGTTACAGCATACAATTCTACCCGACCTTGAACTTTTTAATAATAAATTTAACGAAATTATATATTATAAATATGAAATAAATATTAAAAAGGAGGTTAAAGGTATGCCTAATCATGTATTTAATATTGTAAATATGAATGACATAGCAAACCACAAAAATCTTTTTCAGAAAGAAGATGAAGAAACATTAGATTTTAATGCAATAAAACCAATGCCTGAATCTTTAGATATATCTAGTAATAGTTTAATGAGAGATTCGATATATTATTATTTATTAAATTTGATTACTGTGTTAAATGAAACAGAGTTCAAATTTTTACCAAAATTATATATAGATCAAAAAGTAGATAAACGTTCTATAATCGATCAAAAAATATCAAATAGACCTATAGAAGAGATCATATCCCAATATAATAAAATACCTGATGATTATAAAATTGATGGTAAAGATTTAACTTATGAAAGATTTTTAGAACTTGGAAAAATAGCTGCTGATAATATTTATAATTATGGTGCTATGGATTGGTATCAATGGTCAATTGATAATTGGGGTACTAAATGGAATGCTTACGATGGATTCATAATAAATAAAGATACACTTGCATTTAATACAGCATGGGACCCTCCAATCCCATTATTAAAAGAATTATCAGCAATGTATCCATATGATGAAATTTCATTAGAATTTATGAGTGAAGACATTGGATATGCCGGATCTGTACATTTCTTAGATGGAGATATGATAGAATTAGAACAGTATCCTATGTATAGTGATAAACATCGACAGCTTTTTAACGAAGCATATGGTTATGATTATATGGATGAAGAGGGATATGATTATCCACCTGCATTTATAAATAAAGCTTTTGGTGTTATTGAAGAGAAAGGAGAATAGTAATGTCAAAATTGGAATTTTACAATAAATCTGAAAGATATAAAGATATCGTAAATATGGATATAATTAAATTTATTGACAATATCACTGAATTTCCTGATATGGATGGAAATATTAGTGGTAATATTGATCATTTATTCTGTGCAGGATATTGCTATTACTTTGCTAATATGCTTAAATTAGCATTTGGAGGTACAGTGTGTTGGTCGGAAGATAGAGGTCATATTGTTTGGGTAGATGGTAATGATTTAGAAAATGATATTGCTTATGATATCACTGGAATATATGAAGATTATACTAAATTAAGACCTATAGAGTATCTAGGAGATACAATTTGTGATTTTAAACATAACGGAGATAAATTTTCTAGTGGTAGTGTTTTATTTAAAGAATGGTGTGATTTCTATAAAACTACTGAACTAGAAGCAATTTCATTAATATGGCAAATGATACCTTATGATGAATTAGAATGTTATGATAAACAACAATTAAATTTACCAGAAGCTGCAATTGATTATTGGTATAAAAATAGTAGAGATCTACAAGTATTTTTTAAGAATAAAAACAAATCGATTGCTAATTTACATTCTGGCATTCCAAATATAAAAGGAGAATAAAAATGAATAGTGCTTTAGACCTTTTAAACAATAAAGATCTTGTACAAGATCCAAATGCGGATAAATACCAAATGAATGGTTTATTTGTACCAAGAGTGAATGATATACTTAGTGCAATGCTTCATGAAGATTATTTAATGACATGGTCAAATAATATTGGTCTTTATCAAAAGAAAAAGTATAGTGAAACATTAAAGCAAGCTGCTGATATTGGTTCTTTCACACATGAAGCAATAGAAAAATATATTAAAAATAATGAGTATCCATCCGATCTTCCGTTATCATCTATGAATGCGTTTAAATCGTTTTTAGAATGGTGGAAAATTGTAAATACTCATAAAGTTAAAGTACTTATGCAAGAACAACAACTTGTTTGTAAATATTTCGGTGGTACGTTAGATATGCTAATCGAGATTGATGATAAAGTTTATCTTGTAGATTTTAAAACTAGTAATCATTTATCCTATAAGCATTTTCTACAATTATCAGCGTATGCTTATATGCTAAAAGAAATATATAGTATTGATATTGATGGATGTATCATATTGATGCTTAGTAAAAAATATATTCATTTTGAAGAGTTTATGTTAGATCTTTCTAAAGAATACAGTAAGAGTTACTTTAAAGATTGTACAGAAACTTTTCTTTCGTTAGCATATTCTTATTACTGTAGACTTAATGTAACAATGCAATTTGGTAATATATTTGGAGGTATATCATAATGAAAAACGACTCGTATCTAGAGTAGTATATAAAAACTTTAAAATCATATATTTGTGAATTTACCGATAATGAAATAGATTTATCCAAATCAATATCAATAATAATAGAAAGGAAAATGTTATGTATCAGTATATAGAAGCAATCAAAGACCAGATGACATTATTAGAATCATCAGATTATAGAATTTTCTTTGGTAAAATTAAAGTACCAAGATTTATTAGAATGAAAATGAAGGAAAGAATCAGAACAAAATGTATCAAAGAATTGAAAAAACATTTCGATCAAAATCCTAGATTAGATTTTGATTATATGGCTGATTTCATTAAATTTGCTGATAGATACATAGGTGAGAAGTTTATGAGACAATATAATCTTATCTATGAAAAAATATATTATATGCAGATAAATGAAGATCTTCGATCATTGCAGTTAAAGTTTATATATAATGAGAAATCATACACTATTGATTATAAAGATAGAGTTATTCAAGTAGACATTCATGATGAATCATTATATGGTAGTATCAATAGAGATTATATAGACAGAATGTCTTTAGAAGTAAACAATGTAATATACGACACAATCTTTAAATTTGTATGTTACTTCTTAACTTTATCTCAATTGGAAATGTAATTACATACGGTTATCCTATTTAAAGGATAACCGTATCTTTAACTTTCAATTAAATAAAAATAAAAGAGGTTAAAAATGAGAGATATAGTAAGAGTAGAAAAAAGAGGTAATTTAGTAGTTGCTAATATTGCCGATATTCATATGGGTGCATTAGATCCAAAAACTCAATATCAAATATTAAAAGAACAAATTATCGATGAATTGGACAGATTACCTATTATTGATATTATAGGATTATTAGGAGATTTTTTTGATAAAAGAGGAATGTCAGATTCAGACGCTACAATGTATGGATCAATGTTAATGTCAGATATTAGATCTTTGGCTATAAAGAAAAACGCTACAGTTATCATTATCATGGGTACAAAGCAACATGATGCTGATCAGTTAAGGTTATTCTATCATTATTTATCTGATCCAGAGTTTGATATTCGTATAGTAGAAACTATTAAGTTTGAATACGCTAAAGGAGCAAAAATATTATGTATACCTGAATTGTACAACATTGAAGAATCGATATATGATTCTTTTTTAAACAAATCAGGTGGTTATGACCTGTGTTTTTTACATGGAACAATAGAGGGAGCTATATATGGTAATAACGCTGGTTTAAGTAGATTATTTACTATTAAAGATTTTGGTAATTGCTTAGGACCTATATTTGCAGGTCATGTTCACGTTCCAGGATGTTTTAATACAGATTTTTATTATTGCGGGTCACCATTAAGATGGAAATTTGGAGAAGAACAAACTAAAGGTTTTATGGTTTGTTTATATGATTTAGATACTAGAAGGTATTATACCAAATTAGTACCAGTATATTCTTTTAGATACGATACAGTAAATATAGATGATATAATTTGTAACGATCCAAAAGATGTTATAGATTATATAAATGATTTAAAACAGAATCAAGGTATTGATTATTTACGATTAAGTTTTTCTGTAGAGATTCCTAGTGAAAATATGGATATTATTAGAGAATACTATAGAAATAATGGAAAAATAAAATTTAAATCTGAACGGGAAAAAAGATTAAAAGAAGAAGAATCTAAAAAATTAGATTCTTATAAACAGTATGATTATTTGTTTGATCCTAGTTTATCGGCTTATGATAAGTTAAGTATCTATATTCAAGAAAAAGAAGATATTTTAGTTCCAGGAGAATTGATTAAACAGGTAGTAGAAAATGATAATTTTGATTTAAAAGATTTTAATATGAGAAAGGAGTAAATAATATGGAATCATTATTAAAATTCAATATAGAGTTTAATAATATTATAGACTCTATAAATAAAGTTATTGAATATAATGCTCTTGTTGGTATAGAACCGCAAATTACGGTAGATAACCTAAATCAATATAAAGATATTCAGATTTTAACAGCTGACATGTTTTTAAATGAACAAGGATTTGATAATACCAAATGTAGAACAAGATTAAATATTATTGATTCTATTCCATTTATAGATATCATAGTATTTCATAATAAAAGATTAATGAGTTTAGATAACTTTATTCAATTTGTAAATGACGGATGCCAACTAGGGTATACTATTAAATTAAAGAAAAAAGGAGTAAACGGAAAATATGTCCAAAATTTATATTTAAAGGAAATTGTACCTGATAATCCATCATTATATGGACCAGACAAAGATAATAGCATTGTATTTGATGATCATATTAAAGCTGAAAATTTTGTATCTATATCACAAATTCCTAGAAATATTTATGATGTATTTTTGATACAAGTTCACGATAAACCATTTAAAGATAGAGAGATATTTATTCCATAAAATATAAAAAAGATCCTTCATATATATTTTGGTATGATGTAGATAGCGGGCAATATGAACAGTAAATTTAATCCCATGGGTTTAAGACCCATGGGATTATTTTTTACTTATTAATTTTTATTTATATATTATAATAATGAAACAATAAATAATATGAAAATTAAGGAGGAAATTATTATGACATTAAAAGAATTGGAAGAGATGAGAAACAAAGAATTAAAATTTAATCCAGTTAAACAAGATGGTTTAGCTTTAGAATATGTCAAAGAGCAAACACCAGAAATATGTCTTGAAGCGGTTAAACAAAATGGTTATGCAATAAAATATGTAAAAGATCAAACACCAGAAATCTGTTTAGAAGCAGTAAAACAAAATGGTAGAGTTTTACGATATGTAAAAGATCAAACCAAAGAAATTTGTTTAGAAGCGGTAAAAGAAGATCCATGGGCTTTAGAATATGTCAAAGACCAGACCGAAGAAATATGTCTTGAAGCAGTTAAATTAAGTGGTTTAGCTTTAGATTATGTCAAAGAGCAAACACCTGAAATCTGTTTAGAAGCAGTAAAAGATTACGGTAATGCCTTACGGTATGTAAAAAATCAGACAGAAGAGATTTGTTTAGAAGCAGTTAAACAAAATGGTAGAGCTTTACGATATGTAAAAGAGCAAACACCCGAAATCTGTTTAGAAGCAGTAAAACAAACAGGTACTGTACTTTATTATGTAAAAGATCAAACCAAAGAAATTTGTTTAGAAGCTATTAATCAAGATAAACATGCTATCATATATGCAAAAGATTTATCAATATTAGCAGATGAATAATTTTAATATATCTTATCAGATAGATAACACTGAACCAATACCAGATTATATGAATATTAAAGTAGATTCTAAGAGAGCTAAAAATTGAAATAAAAGGAGTGATATATGATGAAAAAAATAATAGATAATTTATTAGGTATATGGTATAATATATATTATACCATATATGCTTATATTGAATATAGTTTTAAGCAGTTTGTATTAGGACTTACAAAGAAACTTAAAGAAGAAATAGATTTATTTGATCCGATAAAATATTCTAAAAATGGAATGACAATATGTATATGTCTTCCAGAAGAATATGTAAAACATAAATATTTTATAGTATATAACAAACGTCCATATCCTTGCAATTTATTTTGCAAGATGACAAGAATTCGAATAGATAAACCGGAATATATCAAATCAAAAAATATTTTCCGTAAAAGATGGATATTAACAGAAGAAGAAAAAAGAGATTTGATCTCGTTATTATCCTCAACTGATAGTTGGAACAACTGCAATACCGTATGGGAAACAGTTAATGAACGTATAGAATTATGTATAATGGGATTAGGATGGAATTCATCATCAGGTGTTATTACTCCACCAATGCCAGATTATATGAAGTTACCAAATAAATAGGAGGAAATTATTATGACATTAAAAGAATTGGAAGAGATGAGAAACAAAGAATTAAAATTCGATCCTGAAAATCAGAAAGAGTGTCTTGAAGCGATAAAACAGAATCTATGGGCTTTACGATATATCAAAGATAAAACACTTGAAATATGTTTAGCTGCTGTTCAAAAGGACGGTCAATTATTACGACATATCAAAGAGCAAACACCTGAAATATGTCTTGAAGCAGTTAAACGAAATGGTTCTATTTTATATTATGTAAAAACCCAAATTGAAGATATGTGTCTGGTTGCAGTTAAAGAAAATGGTTTAGCTTTAAAATATATGAAAGATCAGATACCAGAAATATGTTTAGCTGCTATAAAACAAAATCCATATGCATTAATGTATGTAAAAGATTTATCAATAATAGCAGAAAAAGAATAAATTATTATCCCATAGGTAAAGAACACCTATGGGATATTTATTTTTTTGTAAATTTAGATATTTTTAATTATATAATATAATAGTGAATAGAAATAATATATTACATAATAATCTATTCATAACTTATTAAATTATTTCATTTATAGTTGCTAACTACTAAAAGTGTTAGAGGAAGAGAGGATAGCATGTTTACAATGACAAAAAGCGAGGCAAAAGAATTACGAAATAAGATATTAGGATTTGATCCTGAAAATCAGAAAGAGTGTTTAAAAGCAGTCAAACAGAGCGGTTTAGCTTTGCAGTATGTAAAAGACCAAACACCTGAAATTTGTTTAGCTGCTGTTAAAGAAGAAGCTTTAGCTTTGCAGTATGTCAAAGACCAAACACCAGAAATCTGTTTAGCTGCTATTGAATACGGATATGGAAGTCCGATCTTATATATTAATGATATTGATAAATTTATCAATTCATTAAACGATTAGAAAATCAATATACAAAGATTAAATTTAAGGAGGAAGATACAAATGAACGGAAAAAGATACATTGATGAGGTAGATTATGAAGGATATTCAGCATTAGCAATGGATATTGCTGAATTGCTAGCAGAAAGGGCAATGCTAAGTAAATATAAATGCCATTTACCTGCTAAAGTAGTTCAACCTGAAAAAACACCATCAGCTGTAAATATTACTATTAATATTTACGGTTAGTACATATTATCATTATAATAAGCGGACTTATCATAGTCCGCTTATTTTTTTCTAATTACCTCTATTTAGGATCATCTGGGACATTATTATAATACATAAAAATCTTATATGAAACATATTTATAACTTATATTAGTGGAGATAATATGAAATGAAAATTGAAGAAAGAAAGAAAAAGTACGGTCAAGGTCGTACTTTTATTAAAACAAAAAAGAGATTACCAATCAATTTTGATGTTGCATCATTGGACCTTATGTGTCAATATACAATATCATCAAATAGAAATATTAAACGAGGAGCATTTATAAATCTTAGAAATCTAGTTGAATTACTAGATATGGAAAGATATATAAATGATCAAGAAAGATATAGAAGAGTTCTTTTTATAAAAAAGAGTCTAGAAGCTAGATTAGAAAAAGGATTAACTAATCCTATTACTATTATTAAGTATACTAATGGTGGTTTAATAGATGACGATATAATTAATATAGATGAATTTTCAGAATTATCTAATAAAGAGATAGATTGGATAAATGAAACTGTATCTAATACTCTTTCATTAACTTTTTTATATGAAGAGATTGATAGAGGATTAGATTTATTTACAAGATTCAAAGCTGCAGATTCTTCTAATATTTCTAAATTAGGAAAAGAAATAGAAGAGTATATAGCTATGCTCAATACTATGTTTAGACAAGCTAAAGTTCAATCTGTAACAAATGAAACTTTTAGTCTTAAAGGCGATTCGTTAAGAAATACTTTAGAAAGCGTACATAGTGAGTTAAAAAGTGAATATAGAAAACTCATTACAGGTATGCAAGGATTTAATCAATTGATAGGAGGGGGTTTTGAAAATACTCGCTGTTATTTATTTTTAGGTATAACAGGAGTCGGTAAATCCTTATCATTATTAAATATAGCATATCAGATGAAAAAATATAATAAAGGATTCAAACCAAAGGATCCTACAAAAATTCCATGTATTGTATATCTTACAATGGAAAATACGGTTACTGAAACTGTAGATAGATTATTTAAAATATCTACCGGAATGGATATTAGAGATACAACTCCAGAAGAAGCGGAAAGAATTTTAAGAACTACTGGAGAATTATATCTTACAGAAGATTCTCCTATAGATTTAATTATAAAATATCAACCTAATCGTTCAGTTGACACTGGTTATTTATATACGTTAGTAGAAGATCTTGAAGATGAAGGATATGAAGTTATCTGTATGATTCAGGACCATGTTAAAAGAATTCGTTCAGTTAATAATAATCCAGATGTTCGTTTAGAATTAGGAGACGTTATTAATGAGATGAAAACTTTTGCAATTCTTAAAGATATTCCTATGATTACAGTATCTCATTTAAATAGAGAAGGAGCCAGAATTATAGATTCAGGTACATCAACAAGAACTAAATCTGATTTAACTAGATTACTTGGTAAATCTAATATTGGAGAATCGTTATTGATGCTTGATAATGTAGATTATGGTGGAATTCTTAATGTTGAATATGATATTGATGGTATGAAATACATGGCATTTAAGAATATTAAACAGAGATTTGGATCAATGAGAGATTATATTGCTCAGCCATTCTCTGCTGATAACGATATTAAACTTATTGAAGATGTATTTGCACCGATACCCGTATTTAAAGATAGTATTTATGAAACATCATTAAGACAAGCTACAGAACAAAATCGTACACAGACTAAAATTAAACAGAGTGGTTATTCAAATATTCCTAATTATGATGACGATGATAATATTTATGAATTTTCTAAATATTCATCTGATAATATTCAGGAATCTACTACTAAGACATATGTTCCATCTGTTGGCGGTGGGATATCTAATGGTAATAGAGCATTTAGTTATATTGCATAATAAAACCCGTATATGGAAATTCTCCATATACGGGTCATTTTTATTTAATTATCAAATTCTAAATCAGATCTATTTTTTTGAATATATTCACTTTCAGCATTATATATTTGATTTAGCAATTCAAATAATTGTTTTTTATATAATGCTTTTATATTTCTTCTATTAAAATCTTTTATATCATATATTCCATTTACTGCCATCACTATAAAGAATAATTCTGTTGAACCGTAGATATCATATGCAAATAGTTTTGGTTTATATCTATATTTTATATATTCCTCTTCAGATAATGTCACATTTACAATATATGGTTTAATTTCATCCATATAATCATAGATAATATTATTAGCAGATAAAATAATATTATCTTGTTGACTTGATTTAAATAATATAGAAAAATTATTATAAGTCATCTCATCAGAAATACCAGCATTTATAAATTCTTCTACTGTACTTGTTTTATCTGGATCTAATATTTGAATATTACTTGAACTCATTCATACCACCTTCCAATCACAAATGGTTTATCTAAATCTGCATTTATAAATCCTATCACAAATTTATCACCTTTTTTAGCCTCTAGTATATATTCAGGTAAATGTAGTTCTATATAATTAGATACTATACATTCGTGAATATCTAGTCTATCTTTATTTCTAGATTTTATATTACTTTTCTTATAAGTGCTATCTTTTTTATTTATAGCAGTATCATGTTCTACAAATGGAGTAATAGCACCAATATAGAATTTACCGATTTGATTTGTAGTATCTTCTAAAAGAACTCCAACTTCAGGATATCCATATTCTGGATCTTTAAAGATTTCGGGATCATTCATATTTAACTCCTCCTTAAACAATTAATTAATATATAGTTGTCAACAACAAAAAGGAGGAAATTATGGCAAAGAAACAGAGATTAGAAATAGAAAATAAAATAAAAGAAATTGAATTAAAGGTAAATTCAATGCTATTAATAGCATTGGGTTTTGATGTGTCTGATAACGGATATCTAGTTGATCAGGATACATTACAAAGAGTTAAATTAGGATATCATTTTTTAAAGTTTAATAATTCAAATGAAACAACAATACCATTACATAAAAATGATATTTTGTTTAATCCATTAAACAATAGAAAACTTACAAATAGTTTATTTGAATTATTTTTAAAGAAAGAAGAAGTAGATGATGAATTATTTGTTAGAATGTATTTTATAGAAGAAGTAGAAGATAAATACATTTTGAAAATAATATTAGAAAATAATCAGGGAACTCTCATGTCTGAACCATTTAAAAATCAATTATATTGCTATGCTGAATGTATAGTTAGTATGTATGATGTAAATGATGTCGGAATGGTTGGTAATTTATTAAAAGAATTGGAAGAATTGAAAAATGAAATACAATAAAGGTCAAGAAATAGTAATAAAAAATGCTGTAAATTGTGTAAAGAAAGGATCTAGACAGGTTTACCAATTTAGTGGACCTCCAGGATCAGGAAAAACTGAAGTTATAAAAGAGATAATCAGACAATTAAATATTCCATTACATAGAACGGCTTGTATGGCTTATACTGGTCAAGCTGCTTCTGTAATGAGAACTCGTAGTCTATCTTATGCAAAAACTATTCATTCAACTTTATATCATTTAGCAGAAGTTGAAATAAAAGATGAACATGGTAATCCTATTATAGATACCGTATTTAATAAACCTGTAGTTAAATTAAGATTCGTACCTAAAGATTTAAATGATGTAGATCTTATGATTATAGATGAAGGAAGTACTGTTCCTTCATCGATGAAATATGAAATTGAAAGACGAGGTATACCAATTATAGTAACCGGTGACATAAATCAGTTACCACCAGTAAAAGATACTCCAGCATATTTGATAGATGGAGAAATAGATTATCTTACTGAAATAATGAGACAAGATGAAAATAGTGCTATTGTTTATTTTTCTCAGAGATTATTGAAAGGACTTCCTATTAGTTGTGGATTATATGGCAATGTACTTGTAATAGAAGAAAAAGATTTAACTCCAGATATGATAAAAAGATCTAATATTCTATTATGTGGTACAAATAGAACACGAGACAAATACAATAAATATATACGAGAAGATATATTAGGAATCGATGCTGATCTTCCTGTATATGGAGAAAGAGTAATTTGTAGAAAGAATAACTGGAACTTAGAAATCGATGGTATAAGTCTTACTAATGGCTTAACTGGTTCTGTAGTTAAACCTGCCACGGTAGAAGATTATGATGGAAATAGATTTTTTATAGATTTTAAACCGGATTTAGTAGAATATCCATTTACTTATTTAGGATGCGATTATAAATACTTCAAATCTGATTTTGAAAATAGACAATTTTTAAAAAGTAGTCCATATTCTATTGGAGAAAAGTTTGAATTAGCATATGCAAGTACAACACATTTATCCCAAGGATCTCAATATCCTTGTGGTATCTATATTCAAGAGTATCTTAATAAAGATATCAATAATAGATTAAACTATACAGCTGCTACGAGATTTGTTAATTTTTTAATATATGTCATTCCTAGTAAAAAGTACTTTTAGATGATATATTATTATGAAACAAATAAAATAGATTGAGAAAGAGAGGAGAACTAAATGTATACTATTACATGTAAAATTAAAGATGATAAAATTAGAAAAAAATTTTGGAATCGATTAGACAATTGTGTTAGATTTTTGAAAAAAATCTAACACAATTAAAAATAGTAATCCTATAAAGGTTGAATCGTTACCAAAAGATCCAAACACGGTAGTTATAAAATTTGGATATGAAAATTTTATAGATAGTCTATTTTTTCATACTTTTGATCTAATTCCAATATTCAATTTTTATCAAAATGAATATGCAACAGAAGAAGATTACAAAAGATCACCATCTGGTAATCGTTATGAAATAACTATAAAAGTTGAAGGCGATGATTCCCGTATGGTATATCCAGATAATGCAAGTATAATGGAGTTATTACATTATATATTTTTAGCAAAAAATGAATATGTATATAATGAAGTTATATTAAATAACGATAATAGTATTGTTACTCTTCTTATTGGTATGGAAACTAATATCTATTTAGATATAGGTATGATGCCATGTAGAATAAGTAGTAAAGAAAGAGAGGAAAATAAATGAGTAATAAAGCTTTTGCAACTATAAGCGATGAAGAGGTTAGAGAGATTTTAGCAGATCCCAATCCAGTAGACAACAAATCAAAATATTTAGTTTTAATCGAAGGGGAATGGGATGAAAATTCTAGAGAATCTTTTAAAACTTTTGAAATAATTGTAGGTAGAAAAGCAACCTATGACTATATCAAAACTTTTCTTAAAAGTGAAAAGGAAAGTGGAATGATTATGGATTTAAACAAATCTAAAATCTTAGTAGAACCAGAAGTTATTACAGAACGAACTCCTAGAATTACGTTATCTAATATGCTTAGTGTATATAAGTTCATGACAGAAATGATATCTTCTGGAAAAATTGTTGATAATGATTCATCTTTTGATTTGGATGATTATTATGAAGAACCTATAGACGATGAAATATAAAAATTAAGGAGGAAACGTTATGATATTAGAAGAAGCAAAGGAATCGAGAAATAATATGTTAGGATTTGATCCTGAAAATCAGAAAGAGTGTTTAGAAGCAGTTAAACAAAATGGATGTGTATTAAGATATATCAAAGATCAAACACCTGAAATCTGTTTAGCTGCTATAAAAGAAGATCCATGGGTTTTAGAGTCTGTAAAAAATCAGACTCCGGAAATTTGCATGGAAGCTATAAAACGAGGTGGTACAATGTTACGTTATGTCCGTAATCAGACTTCCGAAATATGTCTTGAAGCGGTAAAAAATGATCCATGGGCTTTACGATATGTCAAAGATCAAACACCTGAAATCTGTTTAGAAGTAGTTAAACAGAATCCATGGGCTTTAGAGTTTGTAAAAGATCAAACTCCAGAAATATGTTTAGAAGCAGTAAAACAAGATGGTTATGCAATAAAATATATCAAAGAGCAAACACCTGAAATATGTTTAGTTGCTATAAAACAAAATCCATATGCATTAATATATGTAAAAGATTTATCTATGATTGTAGATGAATAAAAAAGAAAGAGAGGAAATTATTATGACATTAGAAGATTTAAAAGAAGAGAGAATTAGAATATTAGGATTTGATCCTGAATATGAGAGAGGATGTAGAATTGCTGTTAGAGATAATCCAAGAAACCTAATCTTTATTCAAAATCAAACACATGATATCTTACTTGATGCAATAAAACGTGATGGTTATGTATTACAATACGTTAAAGTTCAGACAGAAGAACTTTGTTTAGAAGCAGTTGAAATGAATCCAAAGGCTTTACAGTTTGTAAAGGATCAAACTTTAGCGATATGCTTAAAAGCTGTTAAATTATATGGAGGAGCTTTAAAATTTGTCAAAGACCAAACTCCGGAAATTTGTTTGGAAGCAGTTAAACAGAATGGTTTAGCCTTAGAATTTGTAAAAGATCAAACAGAAGAAATTTGTATAACTGCTGTTGAGGAAAATGGTTTAGCTTTAAAATTTGTTAAAAAACAGACTCCGGAGATTTGTAAAGTTGCAATTAAAGAGGATTGCAATGCTTTGCAGTTTGTTAAAAATCAGACAGAAGAACTTTGTTTAGAAGCTGTTAAAGAGAATGGTTTAGCCTTAGAATTTGTTAAAGATCAAACAGAAGAAATTTGTAAAGCTGCATACGAAAATAACAAAATTTCTATTTTATTTATGAAAGATTTATCTATGGTAGCAGATGAATAAAAATTTTCTTAGATGATATATTATTATTATGAAACAAATAAAACAAATTAAGAAAGAGAGGATAATATTATGACATTAGAAGAAGTTAAAAAAAATTAAAAAAGGATTTGTTAGGCTTTGATCCTGAAGATGAAAATGAATGTTTAGAGGCAGTAAAACAAGATGGTTTGAATTTAAGCTTTGTACATGATCCAACTGAAAGAATATGTTTAGCTGCAGTTAAAGAAAACGATTGGGCTTTACGATATGTAAAAGATCAAACACCTGAAATCTGTTTAGCTGCTGTTAAACAAGATGGTTTAGCTTTACAATTTGTAAAAGATCAAACCCCTGAAATTTGTCTCGAAGCAGTAAAAAATGATCCATGGGCTTTAGAGTATGTAAAAAATCAGACTCTAGAAATTTGTCAAGCGGCTTTAGATCAGAATTATACAGCTATTTTATTTGTAAAAGATTTATCTATGATAGTAGATGAATAAAAAGAAAGGAGAAAATAAATGGCTAAAAATAACAGAAACAAAAAGAAATCAAGACCCGGGTATTTTGAGCAGAATATCCGTGAATTTGGAGAGGATTTTCTTGAAAAGAAAACTGCAAAAGATATTGATCGAGATGCACAGAGAGTATTTAAAGATATTGCATTTCGTTCTCCAGATGACATGATAAATATTGCTCCATATTTTCAGAATCGTACATTCCTGAATAATTTAGCCAATTCAGCTAATGATGCGTATTTTGAAAAGTATACAATTTATTCTGGAGTAAATATGTTTGTAACAACACCTAATAATCCTTTAATTAATAATCCTTATTATGATATCAATAGGACATTGACCAAGGTTAAGGGTGAATACGAAGCATATGCTATCATTACTCGTTATCTAAACAATATAGTAAGTGTGATGAATAGCGGAAATGATGGAGTATGGATTAATACAATGATTATTGATAATCTCAGATCATTATCTGCTACATTGAAACCTTATAGATATAGTATTTAGGAGGAGTAACAATGACAGTAGAGAACGTCAAAAAGATGAGGGAACTTGCCGAGAAAGGCAAGTACCCTATGGTTATCATATGTGATAATGAGCATTATTTCATTGAAAATTCAAAAGATTCTTTTACCATTATTTGGGATGATGCGAATGAAACTTTTACAGTATTACAACCATCAGCGGTATCAGGTGAATTCTATACTCAGTCTGTATTACCATTAAGAGTTGTTATTTGTGAATATAGCACTATCCAGTTTATTGAAGTTTTATTAGATAGAACTGGTGCCATCAACCAGCTAAATGAAGCTGAAGCTAAAGGTAAACTTACGAATGAGCAGTGGAAAAAAGATTTAGATTTATTATCTAGAGCTTGTGCTGTATCTACAATACCAAATACTAATCATTAGTATAACGTAACTATAAACCAATCAGTATTATGATTATATATTATAAAACTGAAAACAAGAAATTAAAATAATTATTTTAAGGAGGAAATTAATATGAATACCTATTTCAACCAGCCAATGACTAATTTTGGTTATGCACAGCAGCAGGCTCCAATCAAGTGGACCAACCCGTTAACAAAAGAAGAGGAAGCTTTCTTAAAACAGAATTCTCAGGATTTCACTTTGGAATGTACAAAAGAGGAACTTGTAAGATCAGTTTGTACACATAAGAATCCGGAAAAAGGAATTTTCACTTTAGTTAACAATGATGATGGAACCGTAACTTGTACAACGTGTGGAGCCACATTCAATCCAGTGCAGTTACCAAAAGAAGAGATTGAAAAAGTCATTGGCGGAACCATTGATATTTTACAGTCAATCAAGCTTATGTACGTAGATATGAACGCTGATAGTGTAAGAAGCTATTTCCAGATGATTCCGTTCTTAGAGAAAGCTTCTAAATTATATCAGACTGCATCTGAAACTATGAGAAGAGTTGCACCTAATGGACCTCTTCAGCAGACAGGATTCTATGGTAACCCATTTGCAAACTTAACCAATGCTTTAGGAACTCCAGGATTTGGAATGCCAGTATATGGTCAGGGAATGGGAATGAATATGAATCAGCCATACCAGCAGCAGCCGATGTATCAGAATGGTTTTGTAGGTCAGCAGGCAGCACCTTATGGAGCAGTTGATCCAACTAATCCATTCCAGTCTCAGTCATTTGGTCAGGTAGCACAGCCACCGGTAGGTCAGGTAAATAATGTACCTAATACTCCGGTAACACCAGCAACCGCACCAGCAGCACCTGAGAATACAAATAATCAGCAGCAGGTCGAAGTGCATAAACAGTTTGATCTGTAAAACATCAATCGTATTTTAATTCACCTGAAATTGATACCAGATACTCTATTTGAGTATCTGGTATTTTATTTTTTAAAAATTCTTCATAAATTAACACTAGATTAGAGATTTTATAAAAAGCTTAACTATACAATAAGCTTAAATAATGAAGAAAGGAACATAGATAAATGGCTAAGCAAAAACAAACATTGTCTAAAGATATGATAGACAATATTCAAAATTATGGCGATCAGATTAGAACGTTAAAAGATTTCGTTCCTGCCGTAAGAAAAAGACCAGGAATGCATATCGGTTCGATAGGTAATCCTGGATTTATTAATATGATAAGAGAAATCTTACAGAATGCATTGGACGAACTTAATAAACCTAGTTCTCCTTGTACAGAGACAAGTTTATCTTTTGATGAAAAGAATCAAATGGTTATTTGTGAAGATAATGGAAGAGGCATACCATTCGATCATATTATTGAAATTTTTGAAAAAGAATATACCTCTTCCAACTATGATAAGAAACCCGGAGAATATTCATCAGGTTTACATGGTGTTGGTGCAAAAGTAACCAATGCTTTATCTAGTAAATTTATTATTGAATCATTTGTTCTTGGTAAAGCCAGAAAAGTAGAATTTAATGAAGGGTATCCTTGGGATCAGGGAGAAAAAGAAATTCCAAATAAAGAAAATAAACAGGGTACTAGAGTAACATTTGTACCTTCTATTGAAGCTATTGGAGAAACAAACGTTACATGGCAAGAAGTATATAACTTAGCTAATCTTATATTACCTTTGTGTAAGATAGGTGCAATAATTAACTTCTCTGCTATTGATAGCAGTGGAAAAGTATATAAAGAAAAATTAGTCAATGAAGATGGTATTCTTACCTATTTTATTGATAATATAACAGCACCAGTTATCAAACCAATTCATCTTTTTAAAGATACTGGTTTCATGAAAATGGATATTATGTTTACCTATGATGCATCATCTGAAGGATGTATGTATGCATTTGCTAATACATGTCCTACTAAGTTAGGAACTCATATTGATGGGTTTATGGATGGAATTGCATATTTCTTTAGCAATTATATGAATAAAACATATTTAGCAAATACAGAATCTAAAGGTAAAAAAGGCAAATCTAAAAAGAAATTAACAGTAACAGCTGCCGATACAAGAGTTGGTTTAGCTGCTGTAATTTCAGTTGCCCATCTTGATCCTATCTTTGATGGTCAGAGCAAAGAAAAATTATCCAATGAAGATATGAGACCATTTGTTAAGAATGCTACGATGGATATATTAGCACAGTGGTCAAAAGAAAACGCTAGTGATTTCTTGAAGGTATGTAAATATTTAAAAGAGATAGCTGAGCTTAGACTCAAAGCAGATACAGAGAAAATAAAACTTAGTACAAAGTATTCCAAATCAGTTCTTACTGGACTTCCAGATAAGTTTGTTAATGCTACTGGTAAAAAAGATTTGGAATTATGGATCTGTGAGGGAGATTCCGCCGCAGGTACAATGAAGAATCATCGTTGTAATGCTAGGCAGGCTTATTTCCCAATTAGAGGTAAATTACCTAATGCGTTTAATACCTCTAGAGAGAAATTTTTATCAAATCCAGAGGTTGCTGGTATTATAGCAATTATCTTTGATGGTGTAAAAGACTTTGATATAAATAAATTAGCTAGAGGTTATAAAGTAGATGTATCAAAAATAAAATGGAAAAAGATTATATTCGGATCAGATGCTGACCCGGATGGTGATCATATTGATGCATTGTTACTCAGATTTTTTATACTTTATATGCCTGAATTGATTGAAGCCGGTATGATATATCGTGCTAAACCACCACTATATGGTATTTCTATTGGCAAGAAGATCACAGGTCAGAATATTAATTTAGGTGTTGGAGAGTCTACTTCTAGTAAAAAGAAAATGATCTATTTTAGTGATAGAATGGATTATATCAAATATATTCAGAAAGATTTTTCTAAGAAGTATGCGATAACTGATTTAAAAGGAAATCCTGTTTCTCAGGCACAATTGTCAAAGTTGTTGTATGTAAACATTGATTACACTTATGAACTGAATAAGATTGCAAACCGTTATGCTATAGATCCTATATTATTAGAATCTGTCATTGTTTTAAGAAATGAAAAACCAGCAGACTTTAAAAAGAAATTGAAAAAGATGTTTCGTTTTATAGAGTTTACTAATACTGGTAATGTATTAATGATAGAAGGAGTAGTTAATGGTAAATATCAGACAGTATTTATGAATGATAAACTCATGAATGATTGTCGTGAAATTATTAGCATTCTTGATAAAAATGTTGCATATGCTTATAAAGTAAACAATATAACACAGAGCATTTATGAATTAATGACAACGTTTGAATCCAATTCTCCAAAAGGAATCGAAAGATATAAAGGATTAGGAGAGATGGATGGACCTAAACTTTATCAGTCCACACTAGATTTCGATAATCGTACTTTGATTAGGTTTACATTAGAAGATACGAAAAAAGAGTTAGAAGAAATACGTTATTATGAGAACAATATTAATGAACTCATATCTACAGTTAAAGTTAGTAGATTTGACGTTATGGACTAGATAAGATAAAGGATAGGGTAATTAAAACTCTATCCTTTATTTTTTATAATAGTATATTATAAATATGAGAATAATAATGAAAGTAACTTTAAAATAATTATTCAAGGAGGGTATAAAAATGCCAGAGAATATTTTAGAAAAGAATACAGTCGAACAATATAAACATGATATGACTGTATATTCTATCGAAACAAATAGAAAAAGATCTATACCCGATGCTAAAGATGGGTTAAAGACCGTACAACGTCGTATATTGGACGTTCTAGGAAATGACTTTCCGGGTGATAAAACATTTCTTAAGACTTCTAAGGTAACAGGTGGTGTTATTGGTAAATCGCATCCGCATGGTGATACATCTGTAGAAGATGCGATTAAACCTTTAACAAATTGGTTTGAATGTAAAATCCCATTATTATATTCCGAATCAAATATGGGAAGTATGCAGGGCGATGGAGCAGCTGCAGGACGATATACAGAGATTATGTTATCGACATTTGCTTTAGAAGCTATTTTTAAAGATTTGAAAGAAGCTAAAGAAGTAGTAGATTGGGTTCCAACTTTTGATAATAAAGATATAGAACCTGAATATTTTCCAGTAGCAGTACCATTATTATTAATAAATGGAGCATTTGGTATTGGTACTGGTATGATGACAGAAGTTCCTAAACATAATTTAGGAGAAGTTATAGATGCAACTATTAATCTTATAAAGAATCCAAATGCACCAGTAGTATTAATACCAGACCACGCAATGCCTTGTCAGATAATAGATACTAACTGGAAATCTATTTGTAATAAAGGTAATGGTAAGTATATAGTTCGTGCTATTATAGATATTGAGCATATTGGAAATCATGATGCGTTGATTCTTAAATCAGTACCTGATAGAGTTTTCTTTGATAAAGGAAATTCTCAGAATGGTGGAGTAAAATATAAAATTCTATCTATGATAGAATCTGGTAAACTCCCACAGATCGATAAGATCGATGAAGATTCTCATGGAAATGATATGAGGATTGTATTTCATCTAAAACCAGGTTCAGATCCAAATTATGTAAGAGAGGTTTTATATAAAGAGACTCAGCTTCAGGATACTTATCTTGTAAACTTTGAGTTCTTAGATGGTATCAAGTTAATAAGAATGTCTTATAAATCTTATCTTGAGTTCTTTATTGAACAGAGAAAGACAACTAAGTTTAGACTTTACTGTATCAAATTACAGAAAATTAGAACAGAAATGCATCAGTTAGATGCATATATAAAAACAATTGAATCTGGTAAAATTGATCAGATTATTCAGCTTATTAAAAATAAAGATACAACCGATGATACTGAGTTAATTGAATTCTTGATTAAGAATGCCAACCTTACAGATGTACAGGCAAAATATATAATTAACTCAAATTTAAAACAGATATCGAAAGCATATCTAAAACGATATAAAGAGAAAGTAAAGGAGGATCAGGAAGCAGATAAAATATACATGGAGAAGATCAATAATGATCAACTTATTCTTCAGGATATTATTGATGAACTTTTATATTTTAAAAAGAAGTTCAATACCCCTAGAAGATGTTCTGTAATCAAACCAGAGGACATCAATGCAATTCCAAAAGGAACCTTTAAGATTGTCATTACTGAGAACAACTATCTTAAAAAGTTATCCATAGATGATCATGTTGGAGCTTATAAGGGAGATAATCCTAAGCATATACTTATTGCGGAAAATACTGAAAATATATTATTGTTCTCAGCACAAGGAAAAGTATTTAAACTTCCAGTTCATAAGATACCTTTAACTGAAAGAAGTTCTATCGGAACTGACATACGAATGATAATCAAAGGACTTATTTCGGATATTATTAAGGTTGAATATGAACCGACATTAAAGGAGTTATCTAAATCATTAACTCCTCATTTTATAACAATTGTAACAGCAAATAATTGTATTAAGAAATTATCATTAGATGATTTTATTACAGTTCCACCTTCCGGTATAATTTATACTAAGTTAAATCCGGGAGATATCGTTAAAGATGTTTTAATTACTCCAAATACTTTTGACATCATTTTATATAGCGATAAAAAAGCACTTAGAGTGAATATGGCTAATATTCCTAATTACAAACGTTCAGCTTTAGGAGTAACAGCTATGAAATTATCCAATGGTGATATAATCGATGGAGTTTCAGTAATATATCCAGATGCTACTGATGTGGTAGTGGTTACAGAATCTGGAAGAATCAATAAGTTTAATATTGGAGCATTACCAATCTCCGATAGAAACAAAGCAGGATCAAAGGTTATAAGTTTAGGAAAGGGTGATCGTATTCATTCTATATTTGGAGTGAACGATTCAAATATTCTTAAAGTTGTAACTAGCACTGGAGTCGAAGAGATTCCTATTAATAGTATCAAAGCAGGTTCTAGTATTTCTAAAGGAGATAGATGTATACCTGCTAAAGATATAATTATCAAATGTAGTATCTTTAAATCAAAATAACAAAACAAATTTTACACATAGGAATTTGTTCCTATGTGTAAATTAATGAAAGGAGATATTTTAATGTATCAAACACAGATGAAAGGTGATTTATATGATCTATCTCATAATGAAAATCTAAATTTAGATGTTTATGCATGGGAACAGATAAATGATAACGGTATCGGTATGCTAAATCCGGGATTAAATAATTGGTTTCAGAGAAATCATAGATTTTTAAATGATATAGTTGCAGAATTTAGAAAAGGCTGTGTAGTATTTGAACCGAATTTAAAAAATTATGCAAATAGAGTTAGAGATATTCATCAAATTGGTGATATGTAAACATCTTTTAAGATATTAAATACAAATAAGAAAGAGAGGAAAATACTTATGCTAAACATTCTTAATATTGAAAAATTAAAAACTAAAGCTATTGACTATTCTACTGATAAATTAAAAAATTATATTTATTATAATTTTGGAAAAGATATTTTAATACCAATGGCAAATTATTCATCAGAAAAAAGATCTCAAATTTGGCAGTATTTATATTCATTAAATCCAAATATTGAAAAACAAATAATAGGGATGACTAAGAATAAAAGTAATTCAAAAACTTCTTTAGAAATTAGTAGTATGGATATAGATCTAAATATTAGTAAAATGTATTTTATTACTAAGAAAAAAGATACTGGAGTGGTTATAAAATCAGGAAGTAGAGCACTTGTAGACATCATTAAAAATAAACCTAATATGATTAATAGTGAATTTTTATATGTCTATTTCTTTGGTAAAGAAGCTTATAAATTTTATAAAAAATTTATTTATATCATCGGAAATATAGATTCAAATAGAATGATATTAAACTTTTCAGTTAGTGGTTGTCTGAATAATCATAACAAACCTGATATAAGTATTAATACAAAGAATATAGATATAAGAAAATCATCTAGTTTATTCTTTGATGATGATATTATTGGTAAGATTCATTATCATATTGATCAATGGATAAGAAACGAAGATAAATACCTTTCAAGAGGTTTGAATTACAAAACAGGTATTCTTTTATACGGAGAACCAGGTACTGGTAAAAGTTCTTTGATCAAATCTATCTGTAGCGACTATCATTATGATATGGTAGAAATAGATCTAAGTACTTTCAATAATTTAGATACTAATGTATTAGCATCTGTTATTTCAAATACAGATGGTAGACAAGTTGTAGTTTTGGAAGATATCGATTGTCTTATTTTAGATAGGGAGAATAAAGATATAAACAAGGATGAGAAAACTATTATCAATAAATTACTACAATTCTTAGATAGTAACTCATCACCAAATAATGTTATAATCATAGCAACTACAAACCATATAGAACTTTTAGATGAAGCTATTTTAAGAAATGGTAGATTTGATTTAAAACTTGAAGTCAAATCTATAAAGAAGAAAGAAACTGCATTACGTATGATTGAATCATTTGAATTGAATGAGAAAGATACTAAGAAAATTCTTTCAGATATACAGTATCCGATAAATCAATCATATCTTCAGGGAGAGATCTTAAAGTATTTGTAAAAATATGATATTACAATTATATATCATAATTATGAATACAACAATCATAATTAATTTTAAGGAGGACAAAAGAAGATGATTAAAGGTTATTATTTAAAAGATGGTGTGACAAGTAAAGTTGAGCTTTATACAGAGAAAGAAAAAACTCAACAGAAATGGGAGGAGTTGATGGCATTGATAAAAGATGCTAGATCTAAAATTAAATAATTAAAAGAGTTATAAGAAAGAAGATATTATCCCATAGGTTGTTTTACCTATGGGATATTTTTTGTAAATTTAGTTATTTTTAATTATATAATATAATAGTGAATAGAAATACATATGATAATCTATTCATAAAAACTTATTAAATCATTTATAGTTGCTAACCACTAAACTAAGTGTTAGAGGAAGAGAGGATAACATGTTTAAAACATTAGAAGAAGCAAAAAGAGAAAGAAATTCAATGATAGGATTTGATCCTGAAAATCAGAAAGAGTGTTTAGAAACAGTTAAACAAAATGGTAGAGCTTTACGATATGTAAAAGAGCAAACACTTGAAATCTGCTTAGAAGCAGTAAAAAATAATTCATGGGCTTTACAATATGTCAAAGACCAGACCGAAGAAATCTGTTTAGAAGCAGTAAAACAAAATGGTTTATCTTTAGAATATGTCAAAGACCAGACCGAAGAAATCTGTTTAGAAGCAGTTAAAAATGATCCATGGGTTTTACTATATGTAAAAGACCAAACACCTGAAATATGTCTTGAAGCTGTTAAACAAAATGGTTTAGCTTTAAAATATGTCAAAGATCAAACATCTGAAATATGCTTAGAAGCAGTTAAAGCTGATCCATTGGCTTTAAAATATGTAAAAGATCAAACACCAGAAATCTGCTTAGAAGCAGTTAAACAAAATGGTAGAGCTTTACGATATGTAAAAGATTTATCCATGTTAGTAGATGAATAATAAGAAAGAGAGGAATATATTATGAGTAAAATGACAATCAGAAGAAGCAGATAATTGAGAAATCAGATAACAAGATTTAACCCGGAAAGTGAAAGATCTAGTGAATTACCTAGCTTAAAAAAATCAGTAAATAAAGATTGTAAATTATGATCTTTATATATTAAACAAAAATGTTAAAAACAGGAGGAAATTAAAATGAAAAAAGCATTAAAAGTAACAGTAGTAGTATTTGGAATCTTATTCATAGTTGGAGTGATCGCTATGTTCCTATCTCCAGATACATCAACATCAGAAAAAACAAAAGAAGCATCGTCAATTGCAGATTCTAAAGATGAAAATTCTGGGGAAGATTCTGGAGATACTGGAGATATGGACTGTATTAATTTAAACAAAGATAGTTCACTTGATGATCGTATTGCACAGTCTGAAAATATTGGATGTGTATATTGTATGTCTCCTCACGAAGAATTTGCAAACTTTGTTCGGGATAGTAATAACATTAACAGAACATGCACATGTTTTGGTGAAATGACTTATATAAGTGATAATATGGAAGGTGGAAAAAATATTTCTTTAAACACCAAAGCAGGAGCTGTTAGATTAGAAGGAGCTTCTGACTGCTCTGCAATGATTGGAGATGTCGTATTCTTTACTGGAACTTTTACTGGTATTAATGATGGGCATATTGTTATTAAAAATCCTAAAGTATCGTTAGAAAAAGATCCTTCATATATATTTTGGTATGATGTAGATAGCGGGCAGTATGAACAGTAAATTTAATCCCATGGGTTTAAGACTCATGGGATTATTTTTTTACATATTAATTTTTTTATTTATATATTATAATAATGAAACAATAAATAATATGAAAATTAAGGAGGAAATTATTATGACATTAAAAGAATTGGAAGAGATGAGAAACAAAGAATTAAAATTAGAATTTAATCCAGTTAAGCAAGATCCGTTTGTTTTATGATATGTCAAAGATTAAACACCTGAAATATGTCTTGAAGCTGTTAAACAAAATGGTAGAGCTTTACGATATGTCAAAGATCAAACTCCAGAAATCTGTTTAGAAGCAGTTAATCAAGATAAACATGCTATCATATATGTAAAAGATTTATCCATGTTAGCAGATGAAAAATAAAAGGAGAATATTAATGAAATCTAAGAAGAATATATATGATGATTATAACTCAAGATTACTTAAATACATTACTGAATATGCCAAGACTAATGGAGTACCACCTTCAGTCGATTTAATGATTGAAAATGTTGAAGGAAAAACAAGTAAATCTACAGTGTATCATCGATTACAGGGATTAGTGCAAGAAGGTTTATTAGTACAGAAAAATGTCAAAGGATATTATTATCCAACTTCATTAATTACTGAAGAAATACTTATACCAAACACTTTGGTTAATATAATTTATAAGTCTTTAACTAAACATTCTGATCAGCAAGAATTAGCTAATGAACTACATCAATATTTAAAAGAATAATTAAATTCCCATAGGTATAAAACCTATGGGATTATTTTTTTATTTATTTGCTTTATTTATCAGCAGTACATAATAAGTCAATACTGATTTATAGTATGATGTTTTTGTAGCTGCTCTACTTTTTCTTTTTCTATATTGAGGAGAATTTTCATCTAACCATGATTCTATTATTTCTTTTTGCCGAATAATATTTTTATTTTTTGTGTTTGGTTTGGATACAATAGATTTAGATACAAATTCCATAGAACGTACATCTTTATCTTTAGATTCTCTCATATATTCAGTAACTATAATTCTTAATAATTCTTTTATAGTTGGTAAATTTGTAGGCTCCATCTGGATGGATTCTATTATAGATTGAACTTCAGTAACTTTTACATTACTATCAGATGCTAACTTACATAGTTTAATGTCTATATTAGAATTATTAATTATATTCATAGTATTTTCAACATATCGTTCTGCTTTTAATGAATCATTATCAGCTATTCTAAATGATTCTTCATCATTACTACTAGAATCATAAGTAAAATAATGATCTTTATCTTCAAATACTTTATAATATAAAGATGCAATATTTCCCATAAAAGATTTTATTCTTCCATGTAATTGTTGAATAAGATCTGCAACATCTTCATCTGTTAATTTGCTTCTTAATAAATTCCAATATGTATTTAACCATGTAATACATAAACTACGAATAGCTTTAAATACACTACCTTCTCTCTTAAGATCAAATTTTTGAGTAAGCATATTGTTTACTACATAATCCATTATGTATGGATATTCGCTAGGTTGTACTTTTGGAAATTTACCATAATGAATAGATGGATAGAAGCAACCAGAGAAAGCTAAATATATAGCAGATATCTCAGCATTTTTTCTATCATTTTTAAGAGCAAAATATCTTATAACCATCATTTGAGTTACTGTTAAAGGATCTTTAGCTGCTTTAGGATTAAAATTCATATTCCAATAATAAGTTCCAGACAACTTATCAACTATAGATTGTTCAGTAATAGAGATGGATTTAAAATATAAATCAATATCATTTTGACCAAAATATATTCTAGTATATGGTGCTATAGCATATAATTCCTTTGATCTATCTTCAATAAAAACTTGTAAATTTTTTTTATATCTAGAAGTATTTTTTGCTAATGAAGCTGAAACCATTGGATATATTTGATTAACAATAATCGATGTTATCGTCATATGCGGATTAGCCATTTTAATCATTTCCTTTCATTTAAGTTCTTATGTTATTTTGATGTTCAACACAGCCATATTTCTAGTATAATTAATATTGTTTTAGTAATTTTTTTAAATTATATATTATAATTATGAATAAAACAAACAAATTAATTATAGTTGCTAACCACTAAGTGTTAGAGAAAGAGAGGAATATTATGTTTAAAACATTAGAAGAAGCAAAAGAATTACGAAATAAGGTATTAGGATTTGATCCTGAAAACGAAAAAGAATGTTTAAAAGCAGTAAAAAAAGACGGAGAGAATTTACAGTATGTGAAAGATCAGACATTTGAAATTTGCTTAGCTGCCATTAATGAAAGTGGAGGTAGCTGGATTTTAAAATATGTTAAAAATCAAACTCCAGAAATTTGTTTAGTTGCTGTTAAACAGAATGGTTCTGCTTTGAAATATGTAAAAGATCAAACCTCTGAAATTTGTTTAGAAGCAGTTAAGAGTGATGGTTTAGCTTTAGAATTTGTAAAAGATCAAACACTAGAAATTTGTCTTGAAGCTGTAAAACAGAATCCATGGGCTTTGAAATATGTAAAAGATCAAACAGAAAAAATCTGTTTAGAAGCAGTTAAAAATGATCCATGGGTTTTGAAAAGTTATGTTAAAAAACAGACTCCGGAAATTTGTCTTGAAGCAGTGAAACTGAATCCATATCTTTTAGAATATGTAAAAGATCAAACACCAGAAATATGTTTAGAAGCTGTCAAAGAGAATAGTTTAGTCTTACAATTTGTTAAAGAACAGACAGAAGAAATCTGTTTAGAAGCAGTAAAGCAAAATAGTTATACAATAAAATATGTCAAAGAGCAAACAGAAGAAATCTGTCTTGAAGCTATTAAACAAAATCCAGATACCTTTAGATATGTAAAAGATCAAACACCTGAAATTTGTAAGACGGTCGTAAAACAATGTCCACACTTAATAAAATATGTCAAAGATCTATCAATGTTAGTAGGATAGATAATTATAGTTGCTAACTACTAAGTGTTAGAGAAAGAGAGGAATATTTTTATGAATATGATTGATAAAAAAGGAAGGATTATAGATTCAGATAAATTATTTATATATGCTGGTCGAGCTAATATGAGTCTTAATCCTACGTTTTTCAAGAAAGCATTAAAAGGAGGATATCCTAAAGGAGGAAAAAGATATACTGTAGATGAATTTTTCAACTATACATTACCATGCACAGGTTACGAATCAATTGTAGATTTAACATCTCAGACAAATTCTAATTATGAAGGATTTCAAACAATTCAACTAAAAGAAGGTGAAAACTATGATTGGTGGTTATACTATGTTTCTATAGAGAAACTATCTGGATTTAATAGAATTGAAAAAGATTCCAATACTCCAGAAATAGCTGGTAGAATTTTAAGAGCACATGAGTTTAGATGGATCTCTTGGGCTATCGTATATGGTAATAATTTAAACCATATATACGAATTTTACAAAGATATAAAATCAAAGAAAATAGTCATAATAGAGAGTAGTGCAGAATATGATAAAGAGCATGACTGTATGTGCACTCCAGATATTGAGCAGATTCATTTATTGTTACCTAGCGAATTTGCAGATAAAGGATATTCTTATTGTAATACTATAAACATATTCTTTGATTCAGTTTCAAAAGATCCAACTAGTGGAAATATGCTTCAGTATACAGAAAAAACCTGGGACGATGTTTACAGAGATAATAATGTAGATAATTTGTATGGGTTAACTCGATGTATCATGGAAGACTTTTTAGATAAAAATAAAGATACAGGTTCAATAATTCAAATAACCTGTTCAGCAGATTAAAGAAAGAGAGATGAACGAAATGAAATTTTCAGAAAAATACACAGAAATATTATTTAAAGATGTAACTAAAGTTGCAGAAAAATTGATAAAAGAAATTTTAGGAGAAACCTCTTCAATAGAAATCAAAGTTACAGATGCTGCATCTGATCTTAATAATTCATTATCTTTTTGCAGTGCAGTAACTAAAAACTTTGGAAAAAATCCATATTTAGATAATTTAGAAATAAATATTAATATGGATTTAATACCAGATGTACCGTATAAATTTATTTTGGAAAGAATAGCTGTTGATGCTGCTATTACTCTTTATGGTTTTATAAAAAGATATGATGTAACTGGTCAAGAACTTCATGAATTAGTGCATCCTATTATTTCTGAAATTAGTAATATTTAAAATATTGATGATCTAGATAATGTAAAATTGTCTAGATCATCTTTTACTAAACTTATAACAATAAAATAAATAGATATGGACCTTTAGCTCAGTTGGTTAGAGCAATCGGCTCATAACCGATCGGTCTAGGGTTCGAGTCCCTGAAGGTCCATTAACTTAATTATCCCATAGGTAAAGAACACCTATGGGATATTTATTTTTTTGTAAATTTAGATATTTTTAATTATATAATATAATAGTGAATAGAAATAATATATTACATAATAATCTATTCATAACTTATTAAATTATTTCATTTATAGTTGCTAACCACTAAAAGTGTTAGAGGAAGAAAGAGGTAAAAACATGAGTAAAACATTAGAAGCATTAGAAAAAGCAAAAAAAAGTAAGAATTGAAAAATTAGGATTTGATCCTGAGAATGAAGAAGAATGCTTAAAAGCAATTAAAAACGATCCATATAATTTACAATTTATAAAAGATCCATCAGCAGAAATGTGTATGGTTGCTGTTAAACAAAATCCATACACATTAGAATATGTAAAAGATCAATCTCAATGGATTTGTTTAGAAGCAGTTAGTATGAATGGCATGTTGTTAGAACATGTCAAAGAGCAAACACCTAAAATTTGCCAAGCAGCTTTTGATCAGAATGATACAGCTATTTTGTTTGTAAAAGATTTATCTATGGTAGTAGATGAATAAAAAAAGAAAGAGAGGAATATATTATGAACTTAAATAAAGAATACGAAAAATTACATCAATCAACCAAAGACTACAATGATAGTGTAAGACTGTATAACATTAGAAGAAAAAGATGCTTCTGGAATTGTGTAGAAATCTTCTTCGTTATCGGTTTTGTAGGATCTTTCATTTTAAGAATGATTCGTTTATCAAAAGAAAATTAAACAGAATGACCATGGGAGATACTCTCCCATGGTTTATTTTTTTATTAGCATTCCCAATCTAATATATCTATATCATCGTCTTCATATTCATTATCAAATTCAGATTCTAATAATGATTCATATAATGCAGATATTCTTATATATTCAGTTACAATAGCAGCTTCATATACCTCTTTTTCAACCATATCCATATCTACAAATTTATTTTCTTTACTTTTATAATTTATTTGCTTTTGTAGCCATTTTCTGTTATATTTGAGAGTATCTTTATTATTTTTTGGTTCGGTATAATTTTTTACAGTCTCTTTAACGTCTTTTATATTTTGCTGAATTTCTTTCTTCATTGCAGGCGACAAATCAGATTTTTTCAATTCATTCTCCAATTCAACAATCATAGAATTGATTCTTTTAGGTGTTATAGGATGATTCATAATAGGACTTAAAAGAATCATAAAAGGTATCATAGTGAAATTATTAATAGTACCAATTACAGGTATATTATTAATAAATTCTTCAGTGTTTGTTCCGGTATATCTGGAATTATCCAATTCCATTTTTAATAATGCTGAAGTTAAAGCTTCAGAATATCCAAAAGATGCAGCAAAACTGTCAGCATTATATTCTTTACCTTTACTAAAGATAGAAGTTAAGAAAACGATAGGATTTACTAAACTAGCAGCCATTGAAGTTAAAATAGAAATAGATGCGTTTGCTATACTTACAAAAGGTATAAAACTAAATAACGAAGTGAATGTATTTTGTATGTATTTAATAATACCTTTAACAGAATCAACACCACCTATAATATTAGATAAAGTTGGAAAGTCTTTTTTAATATCATTAAATATTTTTGAAGCAAATACCGGATTTCTTAAAATCTCTATAACAGTTGTACCTGAACCTAAACTAGCAACTAAATTTATAATTGCATTGATAAGTGAAAAACGTGCAACATGCGAATTAGCTAAATGTTGAACAGAGTGACCAATCTCATGAAGAATAATAGCAGTAATTTCAGCATCACTAAATTTAGTATCACCCCATAAACCGCTAGTAATTCTGATCAGAGCACACATTAACTTATTTTGATTATCACATTTTAATTCACCTTTATCTGTTATTTTTAATTTTGATCTAGAAGCTAACGATACGATAGATGAACTAACTGGATAACAAAAAGCATTTTTTTACAGCATCATTTATAACATTAAAATCTACTACTGGAAAATTAAATGCTTTTTGAATTGCATCTCCTACTTTCATTATATTTTTATCATTGTAATTGTAACTAATACCTTGCGATATTTTTTTTCCAAGATATGGTTGCCTAGCAACGTGAATAGCCTGTTCTATTTTTTTACATCACCAGTTTTTCCAAAATAAGCTTCATCTACGAATACAAATTCTGAATATAATCCCATTTTTTATTTTCATCCTTTCTTTATTTTATTACTATTTTGTTTTTTTTTGATGATAAAAACAATGACTACATTTTATTAATAATTAAATAAGGAGTTAATGAAAATATATGAAAAATATAGCTATTTTTGAAAAAGTTTCATATGAAGAATTTGAAAAATCTATCAAAGAAAATGATAGATTAGCATCATTTTTAAATGACAATTATTTTACTATTGATCAGTTATATGACAATATAAGATTACCTGAAAGATCTTCAAAAAGATCAGCAGGATATGATTTCTTTTTTCCATTATGGGATATATCTATAGCATCTTTTACTTCTTTAGATATTCCAACTGGTATAAAAGTAAATGTGTTAGAAGAAGATTGGTATTTAGCATTATTTACAAAATCTGGCTTGTCTCATGAATATCATACAAGGTTAAGAGATACCATTAGTGTTATAGATGCTGATTACTATAATAATATAAATAATGAAGGTCATATCAGAGTCGAACTAGTAAACGATTCTGTTTCTGTTTTAAAATTAAAAAATGGAATGAAATACATACAAGGTATTTTTATGGAATATGGATTAATAGTTGGAGATAATGTTCTAACAGAACGTACAGGAGGGTATGGAAGCACTGGTAATTTTAGTAATAAACTCTCATAAATGATAACCCTCAACATATTGATAACTAAGATATAACGTGAAAGGAGATTTAAAATTGTTAATAGGAAGTCATATAACTCAAAAGAATATAGTTGTCGTTAAATTAGATTTTGATGATGGTACCAGTAAAGAACAGGTCATTAGGGTTGGTACTAAAGTAAAGATTAAATATAGATATGAGAATGAAAGAAAAGAAAAAATAGGAATAATTAAAAAAGTAGAAACACTATATAAACTTTTAGATTCTTGTGATAATTCTCAGCATTTATATGGAATAGGTCCTAATGATAAATGGTATGCTTTAGAACGTCCAATAGTGACATTTGCTATTGATTGTTCTGATGATTATAATGCTGATATCATTATAGTAAACAATACGGATATATTAGATATCGAATTATTAGAAATAGATGAGAAAATGGAATTGCTCAATATGTATAACGATTGTAAAGAAACAATTCATAATGATGAAAATCAATATACCGAAGAATCATTCAATTATTATACAGCTTCGATGACAATGATAAAAGATATTCTTGATAATCCAGAAAGAGTTGGTGAAGTTTGTAATGTAGCAAGAGATGTTTTAAATAATGCTATTATGAATTTGGTACCAACAGATACATCAGATGAAGGAAATTCTGATATTGCGGAAGGGGATGGAAACTAATTGACTAAACAACAGAGACAAGAGGTTGAAGATCTTATCTATAAAGTATTTGCAGAATTAGATAAATCTGGTACTAATGAAAAATATTATAGAGAATTATTTGCTGGAATGAGTGATGCCCAATTTCTACAATTGATGAAAAAAGAATTACCTTTTAGATTTCATCAAAATCCTAGTGTTACCAACCCATCAATGAGTGATATAGAAGGTGCTTTAAAAATATTAGGTATCCCTTTATTAGAACCAATTTCAGAACCATTTCTGTATAAAAATAAAGATGGTAAACCTGTATATACAAAAGAAGCTTTAGTTGGATATTTACCAGATAAAAAGGTTCAGCAGTTTGTAAGTAAGAAAAATAAATTTTCTAATGACATTTCCAATAGAGATATTAGTGGACGTCTTATATCAGATGATAAAGGAGCTACTATGTCTGATAGAGAATTTGAAACTCTTGCTACTATGGGACTTACTAATACTATGAAAGAGTTTGTTGGCCCAAGAGCTGATTCTATGGAAGCTAAAAATGCAATGTATAATATCCTTAGTACAAAAGGTGTTGTTCATGCAGATGAAATTCCACAGAATATAGATGATTCATTGGCACGAAATATGCTTAGTGTTAATTTAATAGCAGCTCATTTGAATAGCAATCTAATAAATCAAGGAGACTATACAATGTATACTCTCAAAGATAAAAAACGAACTACTATTGAGAGATCGTAATATTTTTATCAATATAACAACAATACAATAAAAGGAGATGAACAATATGGATACTAAAAATGAAAATCTTGGGGCTTGTGTTATTCAGGAACAGGGTGATTTAGGATTAGGAGTAAATCCAATTGATGAGAAATATTTAGAAGAATCAGATAAAGATTCTGATGATAAAAATGAATTAGTTTAAAGTATATCACTAATGCTAAAAAGCATTAGTGATATTTACTGTATTTATAATATCAAAACCTTTATCTGATTATATATTATAATAATGATAAAGAAGTAAAGTATTTATATTAAGAAAGGAGAATAAAAATGGAATTGAAAGGAAATAATGTTGATTATGGTATGGTTGATAATATAGTAACAGCTATACTACAAACAGATGAAAACAAACAATGTTTATCTACAATGATAAATATGATAGTTGCAAAGAGACATAAAGATGGTGATCTAGATAAACTAAGATATGATGAAATTTATGATTTGATTAGTAAAGATTTTAATAATTTTATTGATCAAACTCATATTTTTGATAAAATGAGTATGGTAAAAAATTCTTTATCACCTGTAATTTTAAGTAGGTTGTTACCGGATATTTTAAAACCTTATATGAAAAAACCTAAATTAATAAATCCGGCAAATTTCGCAAGATTTAAAGAAAAGAAAGGATAAATTAATTATGAAAAATAGAAATAACGATTCTTTTATATCACTAAGTGATTGGATAGTAATAATCTGTTTTGTTGCAGTGATATTAGCAATACTTTTTTATGCAGACGATTTTGATAATAAATTATCAAATTTAGATTCAAGATTAGAAAATATTGAAGCTTTTCAGAAAAATGTACAATCTGCAAGTACGGGTGAATCTGAAATGCAAAATACTTATAAGGATATACATGAAGATCAAAATAACGATTTATCAAATTGTCCTTGTTGCGGTTCGGAAGCTTATTATAAAGATACATTAGGATCATATCAATATAATATAATGGTCGAATGTTCTAATAATAAATGCTTGCTGTCCACACCAGCATGTGGATCTATTTCTGAAGATGAAGCTATCAAATTAGCAACTGATATTTGGAATAAAAGAAATACAAAGGAGTGATAGAAATATGAATAAATTTAGAATAGGAGATACGGTAGTCGTTTTAAAAGAATCATCAGATTCCCATTTACAAGGTACAGTAGGAACGATTGTTAATATTAAATCAATTTCATCATTGACAATATATCGAGTAAGAGCCGGTATTGATGATAAAGAATATGAGTATTTTGAAAATGAAATTGGACTGATCAATCCAAATCAAAAAAATAATATTACAAATAAAGAAAAGAATAATATAACGATATTCAAAGAAAATGATAACTTAAAACTTAAGAATGGAAAAGTTGGAACAGTTTCTAAAGTTATCTATGAAAAAATAGATGAGAAAGATAATTATGGACTTTATGCTTATCAAATGATTATCGATAATCAGAAATGTCTTATTTATCCTGAACAGATTGATACTAAAAATGAGTAAATCATCAAGGAGGAAGAAAAAATGGAAAAAGCATTTTCACCTATAAAAACTTTTGAAAAGGTAATATACGAAGATAAATTTGGATGTCATGTAGGTTATTTCTATGATGGAAGAATTAAAGATCGTACATCTATTTCACCGAATTTCCATGTTTATGAGATAAGACATGATGATGAATGTCAAGGAAATTGGGCAGAAATTGCTAAAAATATTATGGTAAATTTCTGGGGTTCGTTGATTACTGAAACTCCAATACCTATGGAGATAGACGAAAATTCTGGAAAAGAATATACTATTGTTAATGATTATGGTTATTTGGATCGACATTTCTATATTGATCCTTTAGATAACAAATTAGTAGAAACATTTTAAATTATTAAGGAGGAAGAAAAAATGAGAGTAAAAATTATTGGAATCGGAGCAGCAGGAAACAAAGCAGCAATTGCAGCAGCAGAGGACTCTATTGTTAAATTAGAGGATGTATTATTGATTAATAGTACGCTTAAAGATATTCCAGCAGATTATAGCGGAGAAAAGTATTGTTTCGAGAATGCTTATGGTGGCTGTGGTAAAGAAAGAAACATTGCTAGAAACCTTACAATGGAAAATCTTCAGAGTGGATCTTTAAATATCAAGAAGTTCTTAAAAGTAGGAGAAGAAGATCAGACAGAATTAGCAATTATCGTATCTTCTACAGAAGGCGGTACAGGATCAGGAACAGCACCAGTACTCGCTAAATACATTAACGATGTATGCGGTATTAATGTACATTGCTTTGGATTTACAGGTTTTGAAGAAGATGGTAGAGGGCTTAGAAATACGGTAGAGTATTTCAAAGAAATGGAAGAAACATTTACCGTTGAATGCTTACAGAATTCTAAGTTCCTGGATGAGTGTAATGGTAATAAACTTAAAGCCGAGAAAGCAGCAAATGCTTCATTCTGTAAGAAGATTAGTATCTTGATTGGTAATCCATTAAGAGATTCTAGCCATAATATTGATCAGACAGATTTACTTAAAATCGCTACAACGCCGGGTTATATGATTATCGAACAGGCTCAGTTTAAGAAAATCAAAAACAAACAGGAGTTTAGAGCTTTAGTAGAATCAATGATCGATAACTCTAAGACACTTGATCTTAATTCACCATCTCAGCGTAAGATGGCGGTTATTATCAATATCAATGCAGATAACACTGATATTATTGACTATCAGGATGTGTTGACTAATAAGTTTGGTATGTGTTTTGAGAAATTTGAACACATTCAGCATGAAGCAAATATGCCAGAATTTATTGCATTCATTTCAGCAGGTTCAAATATTCCAGTTGATGAGATTCAGGATATCTTTGATAAATACAAAGAATATACTGGACAGGTAAACAAGAGTCATGATGATTTCTTTGTTAGAGCACAGGATTTAGAATTTGATAAGCAGGATGATATGTTTGACATGCAGAAAAAAGACACTGTCAATGATAATGACTTTTTCAAGTCAATGGGTATGAGTAATCAGCAGAAGTTTACAAAGACTCAGACAAAATTAAAGACAGTTAAAGAACCAGTAAGAGAGGATGACATTAAAGATGAATACTAAAATTTACAATTATGCAGATAGTGTTTGTAAAGAAACATTATCTGATATACTTAGATATGGGACGATGGACGAAAATCCTCGTCCCATATATTCTGATGGAACACCAGCACATACTATATCTATTAATCAGGTTGTGCATAGATATGATTTATCCAGATCACAATTCCCGGTAATAACATTACGACCACTAGCTGTTAAATCAGCAATTAGGGAAATTCTTTGGATTTATCAGGAACAGTCTAATGACTTAGATGTACTTAAAAATAAGTATAAAATTAGTTGGTGGGACCCATGGGAATCAAAGGATATAAAAGGAACTATTGGAGTTCGTTATGGTGAAACTGTTAGAAAACATAAACTTATGGATAATCTTTTAGATGGATTAATTAAAGATCCATTTGGTAGAAGACATATAATCTCTTTATGGCAGAATTCTGACTTTGAAGAGAGTGATGGTTTGATGCCGTGTGCATTCTTAACTATGTGGAATGTACGAAAATATAAGGAAGTAATGTATTTAGACATGACGTTAGTACAGAGAAGTTGTGACTATGTTACGGCTGGAAGTATCAACGCAGTTCAGTATACTGCATTGCTTATGATGGTAGCTGCAGCTTGTGGTTATAAACCAGGAGTATTTGTACATTTTATTCAGAATGTGCAGATATATGATAGACATATACAGGCTGCTAAGAGTATGATTGAAAGAGAATCAATTTCATCTCCTATTATGAAATTAAATGTAGAAGACAAAGTTGATTTTTATAATATCAAAGAAAGTGATTTTGAGTTCGTTAATTTTCCAGTAGATCATATAAAACTTCAGAATCCAAATTTTAAATTAGATTTGGGTATTTAATGAGTTTTTAATAAATCTACAACAAAAATATAATGAACGTATACGTAACATGGCTATCTGTTCATAGATAGCCATGTTTTATTTTTAGAAAGGAGAGTAAAAAATGTTTGAAGAATATGTGGAGGCATTAGATAGAGAAATGCCATTAGAAAAAAGAAAACCAGAACCTAAGTTTGAAATGGATTTATCTACAAATGTTTTAACAAGTCCAGATATGTTGAGTATTCAATTATCTGATATTCAGAACATGGATAACGATACTTTATATGCTTTATTATGTAAAACATGGTATCTTATTCTTGATAAAAATTTCATTCACAAAAACAAATCAATAGTTGCGAATGCTTTTACAAACGAAAAATTTGTAGTTTTATTTTCAAGAGTTATGAGTCAGGTAACTGGATTAAATAGAGAACAGCAGATATGCTGTAATAAATTGGTATATGATTATTTAACTTTAAGAAGTGAAAAAGATCCTCATATTGAGAGTTTATTATACAATCTTGGAATTACAATCAATCGAGATATCATTCCTGGTTTAATGAGTTTAGGATTGGATACTAATACTGTAGCTTATTTAGCTATAGCTAGGTATTCTACTGAAAAAGAACAGTTAGCAGTTAAACGAGTAAACGTTATCATTGTTAACAGTTCAATTGAAGTTATGACTGAACAGATGATTGTAAAGATTTATGAAAAGTTATTTGATCATCTTAGTCCATTATTTGAAGGTATCATGCTAGATAAATGGGATGATGAATTCTTTCAAGAAGCCGAAGATAGAGAAGAGATCTATGGGTTAATTAACCTTGCTGTTTTGGATATCTTAAATGAGATGCCAGATACATTAATATACAATGTATTGTATCAGTATAAACAGGTGAAAGATCAGCTGTATTCAAAACAACCTGTACGGTTTGATATCCATGCTATATCTGAAAGTGATTATGGAAGAATATTAGCACAGATAGATAGATTTGAATCTACAGGAGAATTGATACCTTCTAGATAATATTAACGGTAGTATGATTTTCATACTACCGTTTAAAAAAAATAAAATAAAGGAGAAATATAATGAATTATTTTGCTAATAAAAATAAAAATATAGACCATGCTAAATTTATGGTAAATTATATGGAAACCAATTTCAAAGATATGATCAATCAATCCATAGATAATACCAAATTCATTACATCAGAACCTAAAATGTCAGCAAAAGCTTTTTGTTATACATCTAATCATTTTCCATTTATTGAATTAAATGCTTGTGATTCAGTAACAGCATTATTCAATGAACGTAGACTTGGAAATGATAGTCGAATAGCTATATTGAACTTTGCCTCCTTTAAAAATCCAGGCGGTATGTTTTTAAATGGATCGATGGCACAAGAGGAATTCTTATGTCATCATTCTAGTTTATATAACGTATTAGCTGGATATGAAGAAAAGTACAAAAACTATTATTGTATAAATAGAAAAAATACAAACCATGCATTATATTACAATAGAATGCTTTATAGTCCAGACATTTTATTTACAGATAAGATGTTAAACAAATATAATGAATCCGAAGATAATGGATTTGTAAAAGCCGATGTCATTATATGTGCAGCTCCAAACACTAGTGCTTACCTTAGATATTACGATCCAGAGATGAAAGATTTCCAAAAAATATATGAAGTAATAAAATCTCGTATAGAATTTATTATTAGTACAGTATCTTGTTTTGATATAGATACTTTAATTTTAGGAGCATATGGTTGTGGAGTATTTGGTAATGATCCTTCGTTAATAGCTTCTCTGTTTGTCGATTCTTTAATTCAGTATAATGCTTGTTTTAGAAAAATTATTTTTGCAATACCGACATCAGAGGCATCTGCAACTTACAATTATAACTATAAAGCATTTTCAGAAGTATTATTTGAAAAAGAAAAGGAGATGAAGAAATGAGTTTAATAGATAAATTGATTATAGGATTATTAGTTGTACAGATCATATCAACAGTTTCAATATTCAGTATTTTAGTATACTTAAAAAGAATAGAAACTAAAGATAGTAACAAATAAAATTAAGGGTATCAAATATTTGATACCCTATTATTTTTTTTTGATTTTATTATATCTGAAACATGAAAATAATAAACAATAGGAGGGATTAAAGATTATGGCTCTTTTATCAGCATTATTTAGAGAAGCAGTTGCAAAAGACAAAGACCCTAGAATGAAAAATGAAGTAGAACAGGATGTTGCATATCCTACTGGGTTTTTAGGATTTGATTATTTAAACGGTACAGTAATTCATGTAAAATCCGATAATATGGATTTTACATATAATTCTTTAGGTATTATAGATGGTTCAATGGTAACTGTAATTGGACGTAGTGGATGTGGTAAAACCACATGGATTATGCAGTCTGCATCTGAAATTATTAAACCATTTAAAACTTCATGTTTATATCATGATGATATTGAAGGTGGTATAGCAAATTCAAGAAAAGAATTGCTTACTGGTTGGTCAGGAAAAGAAATGGTTGACAAATATATTTGCAGAAATAGTGGTGTTACTGCTGAAAACTTTTATGAAAGAATTAAGATTATTCATGATCTTAAAATGGAAAATCGTTCTGATTTTGAATATGATACTGGTTTATTTGATAGTAAAGGTAATCGTATTTATAAACTTGAACCTACGGTATATATATTAGATTCATTAGCAATGTTAATGCCAGAAAAGTATACTGATGAGGAAGAGTTATCCGGTCAGATGTCATCCACAGCAGCAGCAAAAACTAATTCTTCTATCTTTAAAAGAATTATTCCTATGCTTAAAGCAGCAAATATAATTTTATTTGTAGTAAATCATATTACTGAAAAAGTAGAAATAAATCAGTTTGCAAAGAAACAGGCACAGGTATCTTATTTAAAAGATGGAGAAACTTTAGGTGGTGGACGAGTTGCAGTGTATGTAACAAATCTTCTTATCAGATTAAATGATTCTACCAAACTTAAACCAACTGAAGCATTTGGAATTACAGGATCGGTGGTGGAATTAATTATTTTAAAATCAAGGACATGTGCAGCAAGCAGATCAATTAATCTAGTATTTGATTTTGCTCGAGGGTTTGATAAAGAACTATCGTTGTATTATCTTATTAAAGATGCTGGATTAGTTAATGGGGCAGGAGCGTATTTATATTTTGGTGATTATAAAGATGCAAAATTCTCACAAAAACAATTCAAAGAAAAATTACAGACTAGTCCTGAATTGCAGGAAGCATTTATGAATACTGCTTTAGAGGCTTTAAATAGAATCATCAATAAGCCTATAGAAGAAGTAGAAGAAACAGAAAAACCTAAGTTCGATATTACATCAGCATTACTTAATTCACAACAACCTGCAATTGCTTAATTTTTCAGTAAATTATATATTATATTTTTGAAAGGAGAAAATAATATATGTATGATAGAACCGATATATCATGTAATTGTAAATTGCTGAATATATTGATGAACAATATATATGTAGATACACTGGAAATCAGTGTATCTACGATAAGCCTGTAGAGAATATTTGTAAAAATTATTATTCATATAAAGATATGATGGATAATTATATAAAAAAGAGAAAAGAGAGGTAAAAGACATGCTTGATTTTTACGGGGAAATTAATAAAGAAGCAGAGAGATTGGAATCGAAAGAAGCAATCTTAGGTAAAGGTTTAATGCAACCGTTTGCAAGTACAAATTCCGGTTCACGAAAAATAATGTTCGGTGTTCAATTAGAACATGCATTACCGTTAGTTAATGCAGAACCACCTATTATTCAAAATGGCTACGAAATTCGTTTTGGTGATAGATCTTCATCTATTATTAAAGCTGAAAGTGATTATAAAGTTATCGCTAAAATCTCAAAATTCTCAGAAGCTCCTAATCATCATTACTATCTGATTATCTATAATAAAGAAAAAAGATTATATGATGTAATAGAGAGAATCTCATACAATCATACAACTGAAACATATGGATATCTATATAATAATTCTATCTTAGATAGTTTAGACGTAGGATACGAAGTACCAAAATATGAAATACTTAGAAAATCTGGAGCATTTGATCAGTTTATGAATAGATGCGATGGAGTTAATTTATTAACGGGATATATAAATAAAAATAAAACAACTGAAGATGAGATTATCATCTCAAGATCAGCAGCAGAAAAGCTTAAAGCACCGTTAATTAAAAAGGTACAGATTCCTATCAATGAAAATGATATTCTTTTAAACTTATTTGGCGATAATAATTACTATAAATCTTTTCCAGATATTAATGAAACTATTCCGGAAAATATTGTATGTGCTGTAAGAAGAGAAAATGTTGAGGAATGTTTCTTTGCACAATCAGTGGATAGATTACAGGAGCTTTTAATGTCTGATGAAAAGTACACTATCAATGGTAAAGTGATCGATATCAATGTATACTGTAATAGTCCAGCTGTTCTTACTGAGAGATATAGTAATTCTCAGTTGTTAAAATATTATAATGATTCAATACGATTCAACGATGAATTTGTTAATACCATTAATATGCTTAGGGATAGAGATGGTAATATAAAAATGAGCTATCAGCTGTCTAAAATATATAATCGTTGCAGACAGGTATTAGCTGGTGACGAATTCGTTAAAGATAAACCAAAACCATTTAAAGGTACTATTCTTGAAATGATCGTATTAGAATTAAATACTCCTACCAAAGGAGATAAAATTACAAATAGATATGGAGGAAAAGGTGTTATTTCTGAAATTATAGATGATGATCTTATGCCTCTTTTAGATAATGGGAAACGTATGGAAGTATGTTTTAATGGATCAACTTGTGTAAACAGATTAAATCCAGGTCAGTTAATGGAGATGTCATTGACATTTATAAGTTCTAGAATACTTGAGTATATCAATTCTCATTCAATGCCTACTGAATTGGCTATAGAAATGATATATCGTTTCATGAAACATGTTTCACCTAAAGAAGCAGAAGATTTTATGGGAATGATGTATGGTGCCGATGTAACAGATATTGATAGAACTTGGTACATTGATCAGTGTATAGAAGATGGGTATATTTATCTTTCAAACAAACCAATCACCGAATCAATGTCTCTTGATAAATTGAATGAAATTTATAAGGAATTTCCATTTATTAAACAGTATGACATTCATACTCTGATTAAAGATAGCAATGGAAATAATAGATACATCAAAGGTCGTAGACCATTGGTATGTGGTAAGATGTATATCTATCGTCTGAAACAGTATGCAGAAGAAAAGTTTTCAGTAACAAGTTTATCTGCAACTAATATTAGAAATGAAAACACGAGAAGCAAAGCAAATAAAAATTATCGTATACCACATGCAAACACTCCAATCCAATTTGGTGATATGGAGATTACCCATATGAATCACATGGGACCAGAAGCTGTTATTGAAGCTTTAATGATCCATTCAGTATCACCGCAAGGTAGAAGACTTTACGAGAAAGCTCTTACAGGAGATCCGTATAATGTCAATATTGTATTGGATGGGGAATCTAAAAATAGAAAAGCTGAAATCTTGAATGCTTACCTTAAAACTATGGGACTTAAGTTAGTATTTAGAAAAGTTCCTAAAGTAAAAGGGCGAGCATTCACTACAAAAGCATTTACTTCTATACCAAAACCAAAGAAAGCGTTTTTCCATATTTCTGATGAAGAAATGAAAACGTTAAATTTAGATTATCTTGCTAAGTTATACGAAGAAAATATAGAACTCGCAAACAAGAGAGCGTTTATTACAAAGGCTTTCAGTGATAGTGATATTGATGAGGAAAAATAATTATGGATGAGTTTTTTAAATCTAAAAAAGCAAAAGTTATCTATGCATTAACTTGTGCTGATTCTTGTGAAAGAGCAGATCTGTTAAATATAGATGCAGATTTATATTTCTTTCCAGATTTAGCATGTAGTTGGTATTATAGCTTAGAGCGTATAATAATTTCAGATTCAACTGAATTTGATCTTGAGGAGAAAGCTTTGCTTAATTTAAAAATACTACGTGACAACATGATAGGCGAAAATAATAAAGCTTTTTCGCCTATTGAGGAGGATTTAGATGGAAACGATTAAAAAGATTTTAGATGCATTATACGATGGGGATTTGACCCCATCGTATACTTATAAAGAAAAATTAAATAACGAAGCGATACAAATTTTAGAAAGCTCAGATCTCTCTAATGAGGATCTCGTAGAACTTAAAATGATATTAGATATTGCTAATATCACTTACAACAACACTGATAGAGATCTGCTTCCGATTGAAGATGGTGTGTATGATATGCTTATTGAAAAGTATCGAAAATACAATAATGATTGTTATCCGGTTGGAGCAGTTCCTATCGATTTTAATAGTGATAAAAAAGAATTATTAGAAACAAAAGAACCATCTCCTGCATTTTCATATATATCAGAAGATGATCTTAAATATATAGATGAAATGTTTTTTCCTGAATTGATAAAAAGTAAACAGTTTACTGATATGGATTTTCTAAGTCCAGCTTTTATAAAAGAATCTGGATACATTTCAAAAAGAATTAGATCAGTTTCTCATAATAATCCTGACTTAGTTGGAACCATGGATAAATGTAAATATGTTCTTATTGAACAGGCTAGAGAACGAGGAGTTGAAAATGATTCTAATGTAAGAATTCTTGAAAGAGATTTCTTTGGACCATTGTTACAAAATGGTGTAATTAATATGAGAGATGAAATTACTATCATTGCTGAATTAAAATATGATGGTATATCTGTAGAGGCTGAAGTAACCAATGAGGTTATAGAAGCAAGAGGTAGAGGAGATACTGAACAGGATAAAGCTATTGATATGACTCCTATTCTTAAAGGATATTCATTCCCAGGAATGATTGGAATCAAATCAACCTATCCGATAGGAGTAAAGTTTGAAGCAATCGTGAACTATTTTAATCTACCAAAATTGAATGAGTTGAGAGGATATAACTATATTAATGGTAGAACTGCTATTATTGGTATTAGTGGATCTTCAGATGCTTATAGATATAGAGATTTGATCACTTTGGTTCCTATCTCAACTAATATTAAAGATGAAAACGGAGAACCGCTTGATCGAATTGAAGAACTAGAACTTTTAAACTTATGCTATGCCAAAGATCAGTTGATGAGGTATAGTGTATTTAGTGGCACTTATACTCAAGTTTTATATATGATGAAGAGGTTTGTAGAGGAGGCAGAATTTGCTAGATCATATCTACCATTCATGTATGATGGTGTAGTATTTGAGTTTTACGATAAAGATATTCGTAAACTTCTTGGAAGGGATAATTCCATCGATAGATACAAATGTGCTGTAAAGTTTAATCCATTGAGGAAACAAACTATCTTCAGACAGTATAAATACACCATTGGTCAAGATGGATCTATAACTCCAATGATTTACTATGATCCGGTGGAGTTTTTAGGAGCTATCCATTATAAATCATCAGGACATTCTTTTGATAGATTTAAGAAATTGGATCTTCATGTTGGAGATGTCATTGATGTAGAATATACAAATGATGTAATGCCGTATGTATATAAACCGGAGAATGAACACAATAGAAAGAATGCATTAAATTCTCATAACGAACTTGATTCGTTTCCAGATACTTGTCCATGCTGTGGTACAAAGTTAGTTGTATCTAAAAGTGCTAAATCTGTAAAATGCCCAAATATAAATTGTGGTAATAGAGCAGTTAAAAGAATGGCTAGTACGTTTGAAAAACTTGGAATTACTGGATTTAGTGAGTTGAGTATAAAATCTATCGGTTTGTATAAACTAATAGATTATTTCAATGCACCAGTGGAAGCGTTCAGAATCATTGGAGAGAATAATGCAAAGGATTTGCATGATCAATTGGAGAAAATAAAAACTACTCCTATTTATGATTATGAGTTTATTGGTTCATTAGGATTTACTGGTATTGCTAAGAAAACATGGAAGTTAATATTTGGACATATGACACTTAGAGAATTCATTAATGGTTTAGAATCACAAAATGAAGATGCTCTATATGCTGATTTAAGCAATATTAAAGGTGTTGGGCCAACAACAGCAAGTACCATCGTGACAGAATCAGATTTCTTTATAGATGATCTTTTATACGCATTGACTAATATTTCTATAGTAGATAGTAAAGGAATGAAATCTGGTAAACAAATTAGATTCACTGGCTGTAGAGATAAACAACTTGTCGAACAATTAATTACCATGGGACACGACGCTGATGGAGATTCAGGAATAACAAAGTCTACAGATATTTTACTGGTACCATCAGCTAGTTATAACAGTGGTAGAAAGATCGAAAAAGCAAAATCTTATGGTATTAGAGTAGTACCAATAGAAGAATTTAAAAATAATATGTCTCAATTTTTATAATGTACAGGATACTAAACTATCAAATAATCGTATATTATAAAATTGAAATACAAAATCAATTTCAAATTTAAGGAGGAAAAATCATGAACACGAAACTTATTGAATCAACAATCCCGGAGAACTATGCAGTATCACTTAAAGGTCAGGTAGGACTTGAGTGCTCGAATGAAGAGGCTGTACATTTTGTAGAGGTCGTAGTTGCTGCAGTTTCAGATTTCTTAGCAATCGTAAAATCCAAAACTGATAAAACTGCTTTACTTATTGAAGATTTAAAAGGAAATATGATCATGGGAGCAGTTGTAGAGTTCAACAAAAATGAGGAAGAAGATGCTCAGGACAATTGGAATTATTATTGGACGTTTGACCCTGAAGATGTAAAAGATGCAAAAACTTACAGCGTTTCTCAGTCAAATGTACAGGCAATGTTCATTAAGAAAGCAGCTTCTATGTATCACATGTCAATCAACAATCAGGGTGCTATCACAAGAATGGTTGGTTTGGTAGCAGCTGTAATTAGCGATTACCTTGATCAGAATGCTAAAACAGGTGAGGACATCACAATTGAGCACGAAGGTTACTTTGAAGCATCTGCAACTGTAGAGAATGATGTGATCGTTAAATCATTCTTACCATCAGGAGAGATGAAGACAATTATCAAAGACGACGCTGCAACAGAAGCTTAATAAAATAGTTTAAGCTGAACAATACAGACCAGTACATCGGTAATAGATGTACTGGTCTAAAATACATTTTATTTTTTGAAAGGAGTAGATATTCGATGCTGACTAACATGAAAAAAATAAAAATTAACGGAAAGATGTGTGATGTTGCATCACTTGAGGAATATATAGCTAATAAAGATGCTTATATTCAAGGATCTACTGTCATTGAGGTTGATGGTTATGGGTTACCGATATCATCAAAAAATGACAACAAACCTGGTATATCTATAGGTTCCGCATTCTCTCATTATAGATTACCATCAGAAGAAGAGAAATCAGAATATTTATTAGAGAATGCAATAGACATGTCAAATGTTCACGACATCGGTGAACTTATGATGAAACAGGAGGCTGTAAGAGATTTGGAAAAAGAGATACTTACAGATCCAGACAACATTTTTATTCCAGTGATCAACGAAGATGATTCACCAGCTATGAAAGCAGTTAAAGAAGCAATAATCGAAAAGCATATTGATTTTGATAAATATGGTCATAGATTTGGTGCTAATCTTAATAATGATAAACGAGTTGTAAGTAAAAAAGATAAAAAGAAAATATCTTTACCAATGATCGAAAGATTATGTACTAATTTGGATATTAAAGCATCTTTAGTATTGGAAGATGCAAGTCCAGATGTACCAAATCCAATTGGACGTACTATTACAGTAGAATTAACTGGAAAAGGAGAAGATGATTAATGATAACTCAAGCACAATTTATACGAGAGTTTAATGATCGAAATAGAGAACAGTTTAACGATGAAATCTTTAAACGTGATGAAGATGAAATCATAGCTGAAATTGAAAAAGCTATTTTATCATGTCAGAGAAGTCAGGTGTTCACTATTAAAGTAGAGAAATTTACAGTAGTAGATGACTACGATGAGATACATCGTATTCTTTATGAATATGAAGAAAGAATGCGGAAAGATGGTGAAGCTAATAAAATGAATTATATCCCAATGAAAGATTCGGATATAAAACTTTTAATTGTAGATTATTTTATTGCTGTTTACAATGAAGAAGATCCAAAAAAATCAACTGCTAAACATCGTGTGCTTATCGAAGTTCCAAGAGTAGTAGATAAATATTATTTCTATTTATTTGGCAATAGATACTCATGCTCTTATCAGATTCTGGAAAGCACTTATAATAACAGTGCAGTTAGTTCATCAAAAGTTAGTTGTGTAACATTGAAAACAATGTTCATGGCAAGTCGTATTTTTAGATTTAATATTGATGGGTCTAAAGAAATAAAGATGAAAACAACGAAAGGAGAGAGAATTAACGGAGTATTCTACCATTCAATCATTTTCAAGAAATCAGTTCAGCTTATGAAATATATCTTAGCTAGATATGGTTTATATGATTTTATGAATAGAATTAAAGTAGAATCATTGTTAGTAACAGATTATGATATTTCTGATACTGATGATAACTATTATACCGTTAAAAGACATAATCTATTTGTCTCAATCCCAAAATTCATATTTGAAAATGATCAATGTGCTCAGTCATTATTTTATGCTGTAGTCACATCTATATCAAAAGATACCACTATCAATGATATTTTTAAACGAGAGTATTGGATCTTGGAACTTGGAGAAGCTTATGGTTCTAGAACAATTGAAAAAGGATTATCTGTTCTTGAATCGTTTGAAAGTATATATGACTTATCTTCAAAAGAACATTTTCATCTTCCTGAAAAAGATAAGGAAGATATCTATAATATCATGATTTGGTTAATGCGAGAATATAAAGCACTCAGGTTAAAAGATAACTTAGATATATCTATGAAGCGTATACGTTATGCAGATTATATTGCATTATTATATGCTATGAAGATTGTAAAAGGTATTATTAGAATATCTGATAAAGGTGCTAAAGTTACAGTAAATCAGATTATCAAAGCGATAAATACTTATCCAGATTATCTGCTTAAGCAGATTACTAGAGATAGTTTGATTAACTGTTGTAATAACGTAAATGATTTAGATTCTATTATACCGTTAAAATACACATATAAAGGTGTATCTGGTTTGGGAGAAGGTGGCACATCTATACCAGATCAGTATAGACGAATTCATAAATCTCATATTGGTAGAATAGATTTGGATGCTGCATCAGCAACCGATCCAGGATTATCTGGAATGCTTTGTCCAATGGGAGATATCCATGGAGGTTCATTCTCTCAGGAATCTGAACCTAATACATGGAGAGAAGAAGTTGATGAGCTTTTAGAACAATATCGAGAATTAATCGGAATAAAAGATCTTTTAGCTTTTAGAAAAGAATTAGGTTTCGAGGAAAATGATAGAGTTTTAGCTATTGAAGATTCTATGTATACAGCTTCTAATATCTTAGGTAATATCTATGATTTAGAATCAGAAGAAGAAGCTGCTATAGAAACAGTGAAAGCTTTTTCTTATATTGATAGTATTGGAGGTACCGTATAATGGCAGATAAAGAAAAAAGATACAGATACTTTTTGTATTCCGCAGAGCAGGAAGCCCTGCGGAAAAATCTTGAAAGTAAAATGAGTAAAGAGTTTATCATTGGAGAGGTAATGGTAAATGGAGTTTGGAAACCATATACTCAGATATCAACTCAAAGTGACAATGTTGCTTATGCAGATGCTAAAGTTGTAGCAAAGGGTTATCTTGAAGATATGGAATATACTGAATGTAGTACACGGTGGAAATAGAAAGGAGAACCAATGAAAGCATTTTCAAAATTGGGTATAAATGAATGTCCTATTTGTCATGAAAGAACTTTATGTGTACATGAAACTGAAGAGTTATTATACCCATTAGATGAATCCGGTTCAGTTGTTAGAGATCTCATCTGCGATGACTCTTCAGAATACAATGTAAATATAGTTTGTTCTAATTGCGGAGAAAAGTTTGAAGCTTTGAAGCAGGGAGATAAATGGTGTATTACCGATAAGATTAAAAGATCAGCAGACCTTATCAGTTTTAACCCATTCTATCAGAAAGGAGAATAAATATGGTAAAAAAATTTAATATTGATTTTGTTTCAATCAATGGATTTTATGACTTTATTAATAATTATGATTATTTACCAAAGTCAAAAAAAGTTTTGGATATGATTGAAAAAGTAGATGTAACTGAAATAACTGTTAAAGTTAAAAGTAAAATTACTGGAAAACTGCTAAAGCATTATACAAATAAATCTAATTGTGATTTAAAAGAGATTTATGATAAAAGACAGTACAATTTGTCTATAGATAAAGAATGGGCAAATAGTGGTTATTCAGATCACATTTCAAATGTCAAAGGACAAAAGAAAGGAACTAATATCGAAGTTCTGAAAGACAATTGGAAATGGCGTAAAGATGTATCGGATAGATCATTGGATTTATCTAATATTTTGGTTTTACTATCTCTATGGGAGACAAATTGTGGTATAAGAAACGATCTAATCAAAGATTCCAAGAAATACTATAAAAGTCAGATAAAATATGATATCACAATGGAAATTGGTATCTGTTATGAAGAGAAAAAAGATAAACCATTAGAATCCAAAGAAACACAGTTCAATCCAGTTTTTGAAACTCAGCAGCTTTATGAAGCTCATTTAAAACAATATTCAGAGATGGCAAAGTCATTGCCATTTGATCATACTGACATAGAGGCAATAAAAAATATGTTAACTTCGATTATTACGATTCATAATAATGAACGAATCGAAGTTAAATATGTTGCCAAAGTTAATGATGAGTTTATTCCTATTATACATATGATACTCGAGATTGTATTTATATGTGGAAGAAAACAAATATATACAGAAATCAGAAATTCTTTTGATTCTGTAGCTCAACTTGGTGAACTTCCAAGTTGCTTTTTAATAGATACACTTGCAAAATCATGGATCGAAGACTATGAAAATATATTCAAGGATGTATTTACTACATTTAAAGAACATGCAAACAAAATATCCGATAATGTGCAAGCATTTGTAAGTTTTGTACCAAATGCCGATAGTGTTAAAATGAAAGGAGAAAAATAAATGTTTAATGAAATGGTAGAAGATATCGTATCAATTTTAACCCCTCCAGTAATTCCAATCGTTTCTAGGTATTTACCTAGAGATCTAATTGTTTTACTATGTATGAGAAAACCCGATTTAGATCCAAATCAGGAATTGTATAAGAAATTCGTTGTAAGTGCAGATGAAAAATTCATTTATATAATTTACAGCGGAGAAATTAAAAATATGGTTTTTCATGATGAATTTTATTATAAAGGAAAACCTACTGCTATTATCTTAATTAGTGAAAAAATATACAGTCAGGATTTCAATGATGCTATTGGTAATGTGACCGCTATATGTAGTATTGCCAATATATTACGTAGACATTTTTATAACATTCCAAAGATCAAAGATACTCCTATTGATTGTGTAGAGTTTTTAGCAACATTTGTAATTCCATGTGCAGTCATTTCTAGAATTTTGCTCATTGATAGTAAGGAGAAAGAAGAAGCAATAGCTAAACTTTTCAATGAGCTTAGAATTAATAATGAACCAGTATTTTCATCAGACATGGTTATGAAAATAATAAGAAACATTCAAGATGTCGGAGTTGAATTGCTTCTTGATAATAGTTATATTATTGGAGATCTTGATATGTTTTTACCGCCAAAAAATAAAGAAGAGATTAATGATGAAAGCATTCAAAAGGCATAGACCAGATTATTGCCCTATCTGTAACCAAGATAGGGCATTAGAATTATTTGATATGGACAATCACCCGGTTAGATTAACTGCAATGATAGATATGAAAAGATTAGATAATTTGACTAATCGTAAATTAAAAAATTTCAGATGTAGATTATGCAAAAAAGAATTTGAAATAGATTGGATGGTTGATTATAATATTCCATATCCTTTAGATGAAAAGATTAAACAAGAAATTTTAAAAAATAATCTAAATAATATTTAAGTGAAAAGAAAAACTTCAGATTTATTAGTTATTCAGTTTTTTACAACCCACCGTAGAGGATTAATAGTTCCTCTACGGTGTAATGTTTTATTTTTTTCTCCACATCAATATAATTATTAGAATGAGAAGAGGAATTGTAATGAAATTAAAATCAGCAATATTTCGTGGTCTTGTAGGAGTATATATGGGATCAGGATTACAAGAGATAACAATTGATTTTACTAAATGTAAAAATAGAATAATATTAATAACAGGACCAAACGGTTCTGGAAAATCTACTATAATGGATGCTTTACATCCATTACCAGATAGTCAATCTATGTATTTACCAAAAATGGAGTGTTTTAAAGAAATAGAATATATTATGAATAATGGTACCGTTTATCAGATTCATATAGATTATCCTATCAATAAATATAAAGAACGTACTACAACTAAAGCATTTATTAGAAAATTAGTTGATGGTAATTTTATAGAATTAAATGTAAATGGTAATGTGGGAACATACAAAGATGTCATTTTTAATGAATTTAAACTTGATCCTAACTTTATAGCACTAACAAAATTATCATCTGAAAATAGAGGACTCGTTGAAAAAACTCCAGCTGAACGAAAAAAATATGTTGGTAATATAATTTCTAGTACAGAAGTTTATAATAATATCTTTAAGACTTTAAATAAACGATCATCTATTTTTAATTCAATGATAAATTCTATTGTTGCTAAAATAGATTCTATTGGTAATGAAGATAGTATAAAAGGCACATTAGTAAATTTAGAAGAACGTATAAAAACTCTAAATGAAAATAGAGAATTGCTATATAAAAATTTATCAGATGCAGAAGCTATAGTTAAATTGTCAGATCCAAATGGAGATATTCAGGCTAAATATTTAAAAGTATATAGCGAGAATCAATCTATAATGGAGCAGATAGGAATACTAGAAATGTTTATCAGCAAAATAAAAGATAAAGATTACTATCTGTCCGTTAAAGATAAAGAAACTTGTTTAAATACATCTGATGAATTAAAAACTGAATTGATGGATATAGATATAAAAATAGAAACTAAAAAAGAATATATAAAAAATATATTTGTTTCTAGAGAAGAAGATGCATTGATGTTGAAACGTAAAGAAGAACGTTTATCTTCTTTAAATTCCGAATACAATTATAATGTATTAAAAGAAGAAATTAATACATTAGAAAATAATATAACTAAATATCTAGATGCATTACATTCTGTTGGGTTATCAGAAAATTCGTTAATAAGTAAAGATGAATTTATATCTGGAATGAATATCATAAAATCCATTCAAGATCAGATAAGTGTTATCAGATCTTATTCGTATGAAAAAGATATAGAATCAGCTGTAAAATTTATAAAAGAAAATTATAATATAATAGATGCCAGAAATGATCTTCAAGATAAATTACATTTAATGGAAAATAGATTATCTGATGTGAAAACAGAAATTATTAAATTTTCTAATTTGAAAGATTTAACAGAAGTTTTAACCAATAGACCTTCTGAATGTACAATAGATTCTTGTGGTTTTATCAAGAATGCATTAGGTGCAGTAGAACAAGATCCTGATTCTAATTTATATAGATTAGGAAATGAACAGAGAAATCTAGAAAAAGAAATAGAATTTATAACTGATAATATAACCGAACTTGACCAGATATCTAAAACCATTTCAGATATAAATGTGATTATAAGATCAGCTCAATCAGGTAATTCTATTTTAAATAAAATACCATATGGTAATGAATTTTCTAGTTTAGATAATATTTTATCAATGATAAAATCTGGTGGTCAATTTGAAAGATTTAATGATTTGTATTCATTTTTAGATTGTGTAAATATTTTAGAAATGTATAAGTGTGATAATGAGAAATTAATCAAACTTAAAGCTGAATCTAAAATATATGAAACTAAACATGGTCTAATAGATGAACTTACTAATGACATTAATGAATTAGTGGAAAAATTAAAAAATGTAGAAAATCTTATTATCGATACAAATAAAGAGATTAAACAGATGGAAGGTATAAGGAATTCTAAATTTTCATTATCTAGTGTAGTAAATGATATATTGGAGAAGTATACAATACTAGAAGAATTAAAGAAACAAAAAGCAGAGAATGATGCCATTCTTCTATCCATAGATACAACGATGGCTAATATCGAAAATGCTATAAAAAATATAAATTCTATAAATGAAGAATTAAAACGAATAGATGATGAAATAAAACCTTTAAAAGAAGAATTAGACAAAACCAAATATTCTTTAGATAGATTACAAGAATATAATGATGAATTAAGTATGTATAGAACTAAATATGATTTAGTAGAACTCATTAAAAAATATTCATCACCTACAAGAGATGGTATTCAAAATCTATTTATTGAAGTATATATGGGACAAACTTTAAATGTAGCTAATAGTTTATTGCAGATGCTATTCAATGGTGAATTAAGTTTATTGAAATATATTATAAATGATAAAGAATTTAAAATACCGTGTCGTAATTCTGAGTCTGTATTAACTATAGATGATATTAGTTCTTGCTCAACAGCACAGAAATGTATGATAAGTACAACATTATCTGTAGCTTTATTACAACAGTCATCTCCAATATATAATATACTACAATTGGATGAAATGGATGGGGGATTAGATGCTTATAATCGATCTAAATTTCCAGAATTTTTAGAACAAGTTATGAGCATATTGGATATGGAAATGTGTATCATGGTATCACATGCATCTGAATCTGTTTTGTCTAATACAGATATTATTTGTCTTGGTGCAGTTGGAAATGAACTTCCAAATGGAAATATTATATTTACTTATAACGATGAACAAAATAAACGAGTATGCGACTAAGCATACTCGTTATTGTTTGATTTAATATACATCCGATAATCGTTCTCCTACTTCGATTACAGGATAAGTCTCATTTAAATTAAGATTTCTTGCAATATGATTCTGTAAATCAATTACTGTATCGTCCATAAACATCATATCTCTTTTATCTACATTAGGAATTATTTCACCAGTAGCAATATTCATAACTTCAAATCTTTTAGAATTTGTAGTATTATCATATATAACTACCTGCTGTACATTTGGATCTGATTCGTACATAGATAATCTCTGAGCTGGAGTCATATTGTTTAGGAAATTATTATACCCAGCTTCTTCATCACCACCTAAAGTCTGAGTAACTGCACCTGTTATTGCTGGACTATAGGTTAACTGATTTACAGAAGGTCCTAAAGACATACCTGAATTCATATCTGTAGGCATTGAAATAAATGCACTGTACATATCCATTACTGCTTTATCAGTATTCTCTTCACCCTGCTGAGCATGAAGTTCTTTAGCACGTTTAAGTTCAAGTTCATTACATTTGGAAATAGAATTATTAATTTCCCTCAATGCACTAATCTTGTTTCCAATATACTGACCCATAGTTCCGTGAATATCTGAAAGGTATTCATATTTTCGTTTAAGAGTTTTACTTGCTCTTATATATGAAACATCTTGCTGCATTTCGGATAAACCAGCATCTAATTGCATTATAGAAGCTTTAAGCATATTTGTTGTTTCTTCGTATGCTTTAGAATAAGGCTCCTCTCCAGATGAAGATTCGGACTTATTTACATTACCTTCGGTAACAATTCCATCAATGTTAGTTTTCTTTTTTCTACCTCTTTTTGGTTTTTCATCTACAGTTCCTACATCTTCTCTGTTAGTTGGAATTGTAATTTTGTTATTCATAATATAACTAAAATCAGGACCAAAAGAATGACTAGGTTCTGCAGATAAGGTATTAGTATTTTCTTTTTTAGGAAGATCCACTGATGGCATTTTCTTATTAGCCGTTGTATTATCGTAAGAAAATGCTTTCTGATACATAATATCCATATCATTTTCTCCTTTCATTTATAAGAATTACTTTAATGTATTCAGTATCTAATTTAAGATTTTTATAGATAAAAACAGTATCAAAAACATCTTAATAAATACCAAATAAGCCTAAATAGGACAAGTTAGGAGAATCGTGATGAAAATTAAAAATGAACGAGTTATAATAACTAAAGAAAATGGAGAGAAATGCATTATCAGAAAAAATAATTATGTAGAAATTTATTATGATTTCGGAAACAAAAAGATAGATTCAAATGGTAAACTTATAAAAGGTACTTATGAAGTTATTACCGGAACTATTTTAGATATTAAAAAAGATAGGATTATATTACTGACAACAGATATAAGTAGACCGCATTATACTTTTGAAATGTCAGTAAGATTTAATAATATAATTTCAATCTATAATACAAAATTACAAAAATAAAGGAGAAATACATCATGCAACAAAATAATTCTTTATTACCAGATTATCCTGAGGGATCTGATTTAACTTTTTTAAATAGTTTTTATAGATATCCTAAAAAACAAGAAGACGGAAAATATAGCAAAGATTATAGTGTTATACTTTTTAAAGATAATAAAACAGGTGTTAAACAACATCGTATATTAGAATCGCCCGAATATCAATATTATATTGCAAATGATGATATTCGTATAGATCATAATTTATTATTTATTGAAAAAGAAAATGTTCATAAAGTAACAACTCCATATAATAAATTATTGAAATCTATAGCACAGAATACTGGAAATGAAGATTTCTTTAATCAGAATATCATTTCAGGTAATAGGAGAGCAAATGAAGAATTACATACACTTTATAATGTATTTAATTCTGATACAAATATAGATGACCACCTCAGAGCAAGATTTGATAAAGAATATACAAATGAAACAATTCCAATTTCAAAAGCATATTTCGATATCGAGGTTGATACTAAATTTATGAAAGGTGATTTCCCGGAAATGGGTGAATGTCCTATAAATGCAGTATCGTATATTTACAATGGAACAGTCCATTCATTCCTACTACGTGATTCTAATAATCCTCTTATAGAAGAATTTGAGAAATCAATCAATGCTGATTTATTTCAAGAATTACATCAGTTTGTTATTAACGCTGTAGGTGGAATTGAAAAAGCTAAAAAATACCATATTGATCAATTATCATATGAGTTTTCATTTTTTGATGAGGAAATAGCTTTAATTCAAAATTTATTTATGTTGATCAATAAACAAGAACCTGATTTCTTGTTAGCATGGAACATGGCATTCGATATTCCATATATTATTGAAAGATTATATCAATTAGGATATGATCCAAAAGATATTTTATGTCATCCATCTTTTAATGATGCACATAGAGTAGCTGAATATTTTATTGATAATGATCATTTCATGGATTATGCAGAACGTGGAGATAAATATACAATTTCTTCTCATACAGTATATTTAGATCAGTTGATTCATTTTGCTTCTAGAAGAAAAGGTCAAAAAGCATTTCCTGATTATAAACTTGACACGGCGGGTTTAATTATAGCTGGTGTAAGAAAGTTAGATTATAGCCATATTACTACAAATATCTCAATGCTTCCATATTTAGATTATAAAACATTTGTCTTTTATAATATTATGGATACCATTGTACAATTATGTATTGAAGAGGAGGTTAATGACATTGACTATGTATTTAGTAAATGTCTCATGAATAATACTAGATATGAGAAATGCCATCGACAAACAGTGTACTTATGTAATAGAGCAGCAAAATCATTTTACGATGATGGGTTTATAATTGGAAATAACCCTAATAGACATACTGAATCTAAAAAATTTGCAGGTGCTTTAGTCGGAAATCCTTTGAATAATAGTGATTATTCAAAATTAAAACAAGATGGACAAATCTATAATATTGTAGATAATTCTAATGACTTTGATTTTAAATCACTATATCCGAGTGATGATAGACAATATAATATGGCACCTAATACACAAATTGGAAAGATTCTTATTGATGATCAAGTTCATGAATTAGAAAATCCATTTAACTTTGAATATTATGACAGAGGTGGACAATATTTAGAAGATTTTACTTCAGAGAATTATATTTCATTCTGTCATAGATGGTTACATTATGCTAACTTTAGAGAATTTATGGAAGATATGTATTATTATTTTGCTAATATAGAATGTATTAGATATGATCAACCGTATACAAATGCATTTATTAAATTTGGTGAAAATGCTAAATTAGATGCATTTAGTATTAATGAAACTAATAATGCATTTTCAGTATATCCAGATAGTTTAGACTATGGATTGTATTTAGATAAAATTAATTATGGAGGATAAGAAATGAATCCAGATATTATAAAAATGGCTAAATCTATGAAAAGAGATTTCATAGAAATTACAAATAATTATATTTGCGGATTAGATAGATCTTTATCATTATTTAGTATAATTTATCAAGGAAGTGATGATGAATGTTATTATGGTGATATTGGATCTTTGGTAAAAGAAACACCATTAGAATTAGAGGATATCATCGAAATAGAAAAGGTTAAACCATATTTAAACTCATATAAAAGTATTTGTATGAATATTTCTAATCATTCTGAACCATTATTAGAGATTTTAGATTTAAAAGAAATAAATGGTTTTAATGAAGTAAATAGTCTAAAAAATCAAGATGGAGCATTACCTCTTAAAATTGAAGAGGATATGAAAAAGTATATACTTTATACTTTTTCATCAATACATCCATTAAATAAATCAGATGAAATTTCTCTTAGAATATTTCCATATGATAATATTTCTTTTTTATGTGAGTTTATTATAAATAAGAAAAAATATCAAATACATGAATTTATAAGGTATCGCTATATTTAGCGATACCTTTTTTCCGTGTATATTTGATAGTCGAAACATTAGATTAATGTGTAATTAAAGTAAAGGAGGTTCAAAATGGCAGGAGTTAGACAAACTAAAAGAAAATCAAGAACCACATTTTCAAACAATTTACCTATAAATACGAAAAGTGTTAATGGATGGATAGAAAAAATAAATACTAGTATGGATACACTATACAATGATACATATTTATCCAGTAGAACAAATATGTCGGATTTGGAAAATATATCTGGAGAAATAGAAGATGATATTGACTCAATTATTAAGAGAAATTCTGAATTTGATATATCTAATATTGGTAAATTGTATAGTAGAATGATGTTAAAAAATGCTACCAGTGATACCAAAGTTGCAAAAGATATTGAAGAGGCTTTGACTGATACGGATATGAGTGCAGTATTAACTTCATATATGTCTAATAAATGGATTAAAGATTTGGATAATGAAATTGATACTGTATTAAAATACTGTACAAAGATGGCTGAAGCATTGGATTTATTACGTGATGCTGTTATAGCCGCAGACAGTACCAACAAAGATAGTATTATAGTAAGAGACGCTGATACGAATAATAATTTAGCTATCTTTGATGAAAGAACGCAAGCTATTGCTAAAAAATATAATATGAATACTCGTCGTATTAAATGGTATGATAATGCTTCTCGTTATGGAGAACAGTACGTATATTGTGTTCCATATAATAAAGTATTTACAAAAATGCTTAAGAAAAAAGAACAAAGTTCCTTATCTAGTATTCCAGTAATAGAAAATGGTACTTTGAATAGAGATTTGAATTTAAACGATATTGTATTATCAAATGATTTTAAAGGAAAAAATTTTAAAATTGAGATAGATACCGGACGAAAATTACAATCTGCTATAGATGAAGCTAGTTGTGTAGATAAAGCATTTCAGAAAAACTTAGGTAGAAGTTTAAATGAACAATTTATTCACGAAGATAACATAACTAAGAAAAATAAACTAGATAAAACTATTGATGATGATAATTTAGAACTTCCTGAAGGATTTGACAATATAACTTCGGATGGAATAGTTGGTGTAAATTATCGAAAAAACAATAGAAAAATTAAGGTAGATGTTAAAGGTGGTATTTTAAAAGATCTTAAACATGAAAATCTTATACCAATATATTTTGATGATGTATGTGTAGGATATACTTATTTTGAATTTAATAATGGTGAAGGTCACAATTTTTACAATAATGTATTAGATACTTATGGAAAAGGTTATCAAACATCTGATACAAATAAAGGTTTAACAGAAACCATTGCAAATGGAATGAATAATGCAAATGCTGATATGCTTTTGAAAAAAATATCTGGTACTCTATCTTCAAAGATAGATGCGGAATTTATCAATGCTAATCAAGATTTATCTAAAGAAATCTATGCGATATTAAAACACAATAATGTATTTAATTCAATTGATAGTGCTAATGATGGTCCTGAAGCTGTAAGGGTTTCATTCCTTCCAGTTGAAGATGTTCATCGTTTATGCTTTAACGAAGATGAAGATACTCATAGAGGTATTTCAGATGTAGCTAAAGGATTAATTCCAGCAAAACTATTTTCTTGTTTGTATATTACTAATGCAACTGGTATTCTTACAAGAGGACAAGATAAAAGAGTTTATTATGTAAAGCAAACTGTAGAAACAAATATTGCACAGACCATGCTTAACGTAATTAATCAGATCAAAAAATCTAATTTTAATATTAGACAAATAGAGAATATGAATAATATTCTTAATATAACAGGACGTTTTAATGATTATATCATTCCAGTTGGTCCAAGTGGAGATAGTCCTGTTCAGTTTGAAGTTATGCCTGGACAGCAGTTTGAGATCAATAGTGATCTATATAATATGCTTGAAGAAATGGCAGTTAATAGTACCGGTATACCAATAGAGCTAGTTCAATCTAGACTCTCTCCGGATTTTGCTACTCAGTTTACTTCTTCATCTATCAAGGTTCTGAGAATGGTTTATACTCGTCAAGGTATATATGAAGAGTTTGAGCAAGATATTTGGACAAAATTATACAACTATGATTATCCAGATGAGAATATAACTATAGAGTGTGAATTACCACCTCCTATATTCTTAAGTATGACCAATACAAGTCAGTTGATCGCAAATACAAAAGAATATGTAATGCAAATAGCTGAATATGAGTATGAAGGAGAACAAGGCGATAATGTAGATGCAGAAAAAGCATTATTTATCAAAAAGATGATGAGTTCTATTTTATCATCTTATGTAAGAAGTAGAGATGTTGAACGATATAAGCAATCTGCAAAGATGGAAGTTTCAAAAACAATATCAAATGAAAATCAATAAAAAATAGAGGATAGGGATTTCCCTATCCTCTTTATATTATGAATTATTTGGTTTAATAACTCTAGCTTTATCACCGTACGGTTCATTTGTATTAGCATCAGAAACTGCCTGATATAAATAACCTTTCTTCTGATTTCCATTAGCGTCAACGCCTCCGGATCTAGAATCAAGATAAACAATATCATCAGATGAATTGATGCTATTTGTTGCTACGTATCTAGAATCATTCTGTCCATTAAGTTTGCCCATGTAATTAGCTACAGCATGAGATTCATTGATATAAGCTAAACATCTAAGTCCAAGCTCATCAACATCTTCACCGTCGATTACAAAGCACTGCCATGGTACAGTAATCTCTTTCTTATCGATATCACCCTTAGTACTGTTAAGGATCGATGTCTCTGCTTTAGAAGGCCAAGCATTTGCTAATAAATAAGCCTTCTCCAAACCAAGCATTGTATTATCTGTTACCATATATAACAGAGTAAATACTTCGTTCTCAAAACCACCTGCAATTGTACCTGATGCAATTAAACCATGGTAAGTTTTAGCCTGTGTTCTAGGATCTTTGATGCCTGTTAAATAATAATCAATGAATTTGGTAATAGCCAGACCAGATCTTTCCGTAAACGTCATAGAAATTTCAGTTGCAGACTGCTGGTTAACTTTACCAATTGTATTCAGGGAATTAATACCATCCTCAAATGTAAGGTTATCTGCCTGAATATCTTCGATTCCATCTAATCCTCGGAATTCATATTCAATAATCCAGCAGAAAAGATCTAATAAATCTTTTCCTGGACTAAGTTTTACCCACTCAGGTTTGCTTAAAACCCTAAGATATGAATATCCAGATTCAAATAAATTAAACATTTTAGCATTGCTATAATCTATAACACCACGCATACTTGCGTACTGTGCTTTTGATAAAGTACCTTTAGTATATCTACTGGTACTTGTATAACCTGCATTGTTCATATACTAATCTACCTCCTTAATTTATTGTGCAGATGACAAAGTCTTCTGCCTGTACATAATCGTAGAATGAAAGATAAATAGTTGCATTGAAGATCTTGTTTGCTAACTGCACTTCATCTGCAGTCCATTCAAATTCACAGGATTTAAAGTTGCTTTTATGTCTGTCAATAACTGCCTGGACATCGTCAGCATATCTTTTTAATCCTTCAGTCTGATAGATAAATGAATATCTATTCTGTGGGCATGTTGTTCTAATATCTCTCATAAGATCCTGTGCTGCTAGGATATTGTTAATATGGGTACACTGAGTATCTCTTTCCTGTGAAGTTAACTGCAGTTCAACAGTGAAGACATTATTAACATAGGAAGCATAGTTGAGTCTATTATCCATTAATAAAGTCTTCTGATCTACCTTAGGTGTCTCCATAGGAATGAAATTGATTGTGCCCTCAATAGCTTCAGGAATAGTGATATTATATAACAGTCCAGCAAATGGAGCGTTAGTGTAATTATTTAAATGATTTACAATTAAACGTGCTAAAGAGTAACCAATTGTTACATTGATCTGACGTTTTGTAAATTTATCAATTACATCATAAGACTGACAATAGTTTGCAGCAAACTTTGTTTCTGGTAAACTATCAGCTGCAATTATAATTGCATCATAGCTGTTATTATCCAATCCTAAATCTCGTAAGAATACAAAATCTTCTCTATATTTTACAAGTTCGGTGATAGCCTGTTTTACTTCAATAGGATAGTTTGCATCAATACAAGCTGCAATTTTATAGCGATCACGATCATAGATAACTGGATCACTTGTTCCATTGTAAAACTCAACAGTTTTTGTTGTATACTCATCTGTACCGAATGGAGCATCACCAAAAGCACCATTAGATCCAGATAATAATGGAAGACCATAATCTGCAGCAAGATCATATCCAGTATCATCAATTGTAATCTGAGCAATTTTCTTTCCTCGGAAATCACAACCAAATAAAATATCGATAGAATCTAATTCATCCTCTTCAATTCCAGAAAACTCTGCAACCTTAGCATGGAATGCTGAATAAGAATCTGCAACTGCGGCTTTAACCTGTAACAAATTTTTTGAAGTTAAAGATAAAGAATAACTCTTTCCAAGATAGATTGTATCTGGATTTGCTGAGAATCTTGCATACTCATAATCAAATCCAACTTCTCCAAGATATGTAAGCGTATACATAGCAAACTTTGTATTTTTACTGATGGAATAATCAATATTAAAGTTTACTCTCTTAGAACTTACGCCTCTACCATTATCAGTTACAATAAATAACGGATACTTGAAGGTATTAGGATCTGTTTTACCTTCATCTACTAATTCTTTAGTTTTTTCAACTACATCATCGATCGTCTGAGCATTTTCAATTGATGCTAAATCATATTTGATTGAGCATGTATTAATCATAGCTCTTTCATTAGCTTCTCCACCATCACTCTGAGCCTTGTCAGTTTCTTGCTGAGTATCTTTGTCAATATAAACAGGATTTCCTGTTTTCTGATCTATCTTAGGCGTCTGTACTTTTGTTAAAGAAGCAACTACAACCATATTAGCTAATGTTGCATCGTCAGCAACAATACGTTTAATCAGGAGTTCCGCCCCAGCATCAATAGCATTAGCTGCCTGAACAGCCGGTTGACCATGTCTAGCAAATGAAATATCATTACCAAACAGCTTATAAAATTTTTCTCCATAAACGGTCACAATATCTTCAGGACCTTTATCAAAACTTGAGGAAGTTAAGAGTAGCGGTCTTGGTACTGATTCTTCTACAGTACTAGATGTATAACCACTAAGATCCTTCCAAGTAAAAGATGTTCCTGGTTTTTTCATTATATTTCCTCCTTTATAAAATAAAGTTTATATCATACATTTTATGAAATGTAATTTACTCATATGTTATTAGAGGGTCCTGTATCCGGCTCAGTATGCAGTCTTAAGCAAAAAAATACCCTAGATAGATTTTTCTATCTAGGGTCAAATTTTTATTTTATATCTCCAGTCATAATACCTTCCATAGGAGTTGATATTATATTTTTTTCATCAATAATAGCAGCATTGACAATTGCCTCATCCCAGTTTTCACTGGTAATTGATGTAAATGGTGAAACTGTTTTTGGTATTTCTTTGATAGAAATTGGAATATATCCAGTACTATCTTTATCTAAAGATTTGGATAATCTAAATGGTTTAGAAATATCATGAGGATCTCTACACTGTTCTGATACAATTATACCAAACTGTTGCTGATTAAGACCAAATGAATTACCATTTAATTCCATTGATTCTGGATAATATTCATCTAACTTTTCATAAGGTATTCCTTGAGGAATCTTTCCAGTGTTTATGAAAATGCTAAAGAATTCTTCTGTATTGCTTAATTCTTCTGGTACTTCTATAGAAGTAATTATCTGATCAATTTTATTATTTTCATAATAGAGAATTCTATAATTATCAGCTTTAAGATTTGGAAATAGTTTAAAGTTTTTAACTTTTTCAACTTTTCCGGGTTTTGTTCCTATAAGAGAAGGATAGAAAAATCTTTTTACTTTTTTAGTCATGTCTTCCGGCTTTTTAAACATGCTATAATTTAATACTCCGATAGTATAAATAATATCTCCTTCATATATAGCATGATTTCTTTCAAAAAATATTTCCGGAATAAAAAATACGAATTGACCTTCGCCGTTATAATATACAGAATTATCTTCTAATCGTAAATAACTTGGTATATTTTCATTCATTTATTTTATCTCCTTTACTCCTGTTAAAGTCGTAGATGATATAACTTCTTTAGGTTTTTCCTCTTTATTGATATATTCAAACATAGCTTTTATCTCTTTTGGATCATCGTTTTCGTATACATAATCGATGTCATTAATATCATAGATATTAGATACTGGAATTTCTACCACTTTAGATTCAAATTTGGTAGAACAATCTAATTTAATAGCATTGAGAAAATATCTATTATCGTTTCCTTGTACTAATATAAAATCTTTAACAATTCCTCTATCTATATGATGTATAATATCATTTACACCTGGTTCTAATATATCATCTCTATATTTAACTGATAAAATTGATGCTTTATCTCCTACTTTTAAAGTAACATTTTTTGGTTCTTTATTGATCATATTTTTCATTTTAATTGTATAGCATAAAATAAACGTATAACCATCATATTCGTAACGATTCATTATATTCCTCCTTTAATAATTTAATTATTTGTTGAACTTAAACAGTTTTTATTATATGATCATTACAAATCATCGAATAAATCATCGAATTTGGAGTTTTTAAATCTTTGGTATTAAATAATTTATCTCTTTTAGTACATTCATAAGATAAATCTTTCAAGACAATATCTTTAAATTCAAAATCATGTTCATCATTATTACATAATTTAATACCAATTATCTTATCGAACCTAACCATTATCTCTGAAATACATTCTTCATTATTAAAGGATTGATCCAATACTAACCTCATAGCAGTAGGTACACAAGTTAAATTACAATCTAAAACTCTACCAGTATCTGAACAATAATAAAATGTGCCCTTATAGTCAGATGATTCTCTGTATTGATAATATTCAATATTGATAATATCATTAGTCTTAAATTTAAATTGATCGTTACAATCTAAAAGCTGTATTCCTTTAATATCTTTAATGCTTCCATATATATCATCCATTGAATTTATACGGATTCCATTAATAATTATCATGGAGTATGGATAAACTTCATTATCTATCTCGATATGTTCTTTCTTTATTATTACTTTAGAAATCTTTTTATAATATATTTCAGAGCAATCAATTTCCAATAAACCAATATCTTCATCTTTATTTCTTAATATTTTTATATCTTTTATCATACCTTCTATCAAAGTATCCATTCGATTAGATGGATTATCATGTATAATAGATATTTTGGTATTAATAGGTATAATCAAATTAGTATCAGTCTCATCTGTAAGTATCAACCATTTATCAGTTGTAATTTTATTTTTTATTATTTGATCATTTTCTTTAACTAGATCAAAATTATCTATACCACGTTTTTTAAATTTTTCTTTTATCGATTCAAACATTCAAGTTCCACCTTTCTTAAGAAGAATATCCCATTGTAGAAAATACAATGGGATAAAATTATTATTTATTCTCTCTTTTAATTCTAATCTCTTCAAAGAATTTATTAAGATTAGCTTTAAATCCTTCATAGAATTCTGTATCGCTATCATTTAAACCATCTACTTTTTTGTAAATGTCAAGACTAGCGATATTAAATACCACATAATACATGAATGTATGATCCCAAATATTTTCTGGATTCATATTTTTCATTTCAGTATATTTAAGGAATATTGCAATAAATGTAAGAATATCTTTCATATCGATATCTTTATCAAGATTTCTATCTAAGATAGGAGCAAGCATTGCTACATCACGAATTACCCATTTTGATTTACGATATTTATCATTAAAGGTAAAGTAATGTTTCTGAATTTTTTCCACATCGATACTTTTGATTTTAGGTTTACCTTTACAATATGAATTAAACATATCCTCTAATGTGTATGCCTGTTTATAAGCATCTGATACTTTTAATAAAATATCAGCTTTTTGTGGATCTTCTGCTTTTGAGGCTAATAAAGGCATCTGTTCTAGCATTATTTTATGCTGCTGTGATCTACTGGTATTAAACATTTCTCCTAATTCTTTAGTCATATAGTTTTTAATACTATTCTGCATATCTACAACAGTATTTTCCATCTGATCACTGATAAGCTGCATTTGAATATTATCAATTAAAGCTTCAGCCATTTGATTTTTGATCTCTTTATTTCCCATATATGCTCCACCACCTTCTGATGAAATAGTCTGAGCAATACGGGTTTTAAATACATCTGGTAAATCTGAATAATAGATTTTATCACCTTTTTCTTTACGTTTAACTAAATCTGTTAAGACCTGTACATTAGCAATATTAAGATCGGAATCTTTGAGATCATAAGTTTTCTGCATTACTTTCATGACATTCTGAGGATCACTCATCTTTTTGTCAATATCTTCCATTGTAGCAGCAGAAATTAAATCACATTCAAGTTCTGGATCAACATAACCTACGATATTACCATGCTCATCTACTCGAGCATACTGTGTTTTTTCTTCCTCTTCTTCTAATAATTCTTCCGGAATGTTTCCTTTCTCAATCTCTCTTAAAGCTTCGAGATCAGGATGAAGATTTTCTTCCATTGTTTTTGCTATACTATTTACCTGTTCATCTGTTAATTGTGTCATATTTTATTCTCCTTTATTTTCATTTATTATATCACGTCCTTTATTAATCAAATCAGAACGCATATTGAACAAATCAATTTCTGTCATTGTACCGCTTTTAATTCCTAGATCTTTAAAAGCGTTTTCTAATGCTGTTTCACACATAGATGTGTAGCATTTATTTTCATCTAATTCACCAAATTGTATAATCATATCGATTAGAGTAATCTTAAGTTTGTTTTCTCTATATTTATAATTACGTTCAGCATCAATATAGATATGACAAGCATCAGGAATCTTTTTATCTCCAATATTATATATTCTAAATTCTGGTTCTTTTCGTTCTTCTTCTGTTTCATAAAAGATCGTTTTATCATTAATCATAGCATGAATAACCATATTTTCCATGAAACAAATATCAAGACCTTTAGTATCAATAACGTATACAAAATCTACCTCTGATACTATTTTAAAAAATAATTCCGCAGATTTCTTACTAGAATAATCTGCATATGTAATATAGATATTTTCCATATCACATAATTTGTTGAATGATAGGTATCTAGAAAATGCAATATCTGCAATTTCAAAATCTAGTGGTGCTAATATAATACCTCTGCGTAAATCTTTTATATCTGTTGACATTATAAGTATCCTCTCTTATGATATTATACTTGGATCTATTGTAGTTGGAGGTTGTAACTGTAATCTTATACTGGTGATCATTTCTGGAAAATGCATATTCAAAAATGATACATAAAAACTCTTATAAAATCCTCCATTATCTATAATAGATGAATTCAGCATAGATGCTAAATTTTTATCGTTTTCAAATACGATATTAATGATATCTTCTAAAGATATATCAAACCCTCTTATATTTTCTAATACAATATCTAAATTAGAATGAATAACCGAAAGTTTATTAGATCCTCCTTTATAAATTTTCTTACTATAAGAAGTAGAAGAATTTTTATTTTTATCTATAGATTCGATCATTTCAATTATATTAGTTTTCTCTTTAATTATATATCTTGTGAAGAAAGCAATAATATAATCTGAAAAATCAGAAATCAAAAATTGATATAAATAAAAAGCTAATGTGAATATATCTGTTCCTGGATCAATATCATATGATAAATTATGGGAAATACAGATCTTATCTATAATAGCTCTATATAAATTATCTCTATTTTCTCTAAATTCTTTATTATAATCTGGATACTGCTCTAAATACTGACGAAACATCATTTCATATCCATTTATAATATTTGCTTTTGCTATTGCCGGTGAATAATAAACTGATTTATTCTGTAAAATAAAATCAATAGTATCGAATGCCATTTCTGGCGAAAAATGTGATAATATACTAGAAATTTCACTATCGGAAATAATATTATATTCCGAGTTTAAAAACTGAGATGTCATTAACATTCTCCTTTCATTCTTCATTATTTTATTAATAAGTTGAAGTGTGTATAAGATTATAAAAATAGAAGTGCCCATAAACAGGGCACTTCCAAATATTTATCGTATATTTTTTATAGCATCGAATTGTTTTTGAAGTTTATTTTCTTTAACTTCTTGATCATAAAATAATGAATTAGGTAATGTTGTCATCATAGAGAACCCTTCAAGATCTTCTACGCTCTCATGATTCATTTTAGCGTAAGCTTCTCTTCCCATAGGAGTTTGTAAAATTTTTCTTAAAGCATCTGCATCTTCTTTTCTTTGCTGCTCTTTCCATTCCTGGAAACTAATTGTACTATTAGATGCTAAATACTCTAATTGCTCTTTTACAGTATCTTCATCATTAGAAAGATTAATAGCTTCTACTATATCACTATGGTGTTCTTCTAATTTACCTTCAATTTCTTCTTCATTATCGGTAGTTATTTGTCTAATTTCAATACCGAAGTTTTCCATAAGGTTTTTACCTTCGTACCATACATATAAAGCCATCAATAATGAGAATATCTGGTCGTCGTGAGCATTTGAAGCATGTTCTATTCTACCATTTTTCTTAACCTCTAATGTGTTAAGTTCATTATAAATAATTGGAGCTATAAATTTACCTTTATGGTTTTCCATTCTATCTCGTAAAATTTCCATAAGAAGTTCACGAGATGTTTTAGTCTCATCAAAGCCATATACTTTAATTTTCTTAGATTTCTTGACGGTATTCATACCATCAAAACGTTCTTCTATAACTCTATCTTTTATTTCATAATAAAGATTACGTTTTATTTTAGTTTTGATTAACTGTTGAAGAACCGAAGCTCCAAAACCACCATTTCGCTCAACGTTTACAATAGCATTAGGCATATATTTTACAACTAATTCATATATGATTTTTGCTAAATCATTTGTAGGAATAAAGTTGCAGTTAAAAGTACCCATTACATTTGTAGTTCTACTATCAATAACAGTAATGGCTGATGAGTCTTTACTAAATCCTCCAGAAACATCGACTCCAATTATAGGAGGGAAACGTCTCATATCAGATTGTGACCAAACGTCCAAATAATAAGGTGATGCATTTCCACCTAAATGTAATTTATATATAGGTTCATCTTTAGTAAGGGATTTAACAATATCAAGATCTTGAGAGGTGAATGGACTATTATTAGACATGGTTGCCCATTCAAGAAGAACTTCTCGTCTAATAGCAGGCCAATCTTTATTAAGGTCTTTAACCATTTCTTTGAAGTAGTCTTCACCTTTACCAAGCTGTCTATATGTAAATCTAATATAGAAGAAGTTAGAATTATTATTAGCTTGACGTAATTTTTCAAGATCTTCAAAACTCCAATCATAAAATTCTTCTCTAAATGGCGTAGCATTATCTTTCATATCAAATGCATAAGTTCCTTCTGGCGTGGTCAGATCACCAGGGGTAGTTGTAATAAGAATACCGTACGGTTTTCCATTTGCTTTTGCATTCTGAGATGCTGTTTTATATGCAGGTGTTGCAGCAAGATAAATGATATCATTGTAAGCAATAAATGCAAACTCGTCATACCAATGTATAGGCATAGTACAACCACGACCAAGTCCATTAGCATTAGCTTTACTACGAGCACCAGGTTTAGTAGTAATTTTATTTTGATTTCGTGGATGTGATAATGTTTCTACATTACTAGTAGCTCTAAGTTTCTTGCCACCATACATCGAGAAATCTTCTGACATTTGTAAGTAAGAAGGTAATGTATCTCTTAAAGCTTTTAATCTTCGTAAGTTCATCTTAGAGTCATCATGTTTCTTATTCATAAACATGATTTCAGTATTAGTTGTTTTAAAGTTAAATACCCATAAATACCAACATAACGCTGAAGTGGTTTTGCCGAACTGACGAGGAAGTTCAAGAAACATATTCCAGTTATTACAAAATCCAAACATTAATGCTAGATTGCCACGATCAAGTTTAAATCTAACACCTCCACCTACAGCTCCACCCTGATCTGGGATTCTTATAATTTCTCTGAGAAAATACCAAGGATTTATCATACATTCTCTAAGGACTCTTAAAGCCATTTCTCTTGGTAAATTCGGATCTCTTGGATCTATACCGGCTAAGCCGGTATCATATAATACTAGAAAGAATTTATTATTTTTAATACCATGTAATTTTAACCAATAATGCATGTCTAAAAAACTTTGGTTATTGGTTGTCATCTGATAACTGACTTTCAATGGTACCACATTTTCTCTAGTTACCAATGTTCATTCTCCTTTCCGTTCTTTTCATTACAATTACTTTTTTGTTGAATGGAAAGGCGATATAAAGGCAAAAAATAAAGGGTATAAGAATTTCTTCCTATACCCTAAGTTTTAAATTTTTGAAAATACTTTTTGTGGAATTGCTAATACTTCATCCACTGTTTTTGTGTCTAATTGACTAAATGCTTTCTCAATAACATCACGATCTGATTTTATATCAGATGTCGGAGTTTCAATACTCATCAGATTTTGTGGCTGTTCCATAAAGAATAAGTCTAATGTAGATGCTTTAACTTTCTTAAAACTCATCGGATAATATAAAGCTTTTGGCTGTTTTTGATATTCCAATGACACAGTAATAGATGGATTATTCGTTAATGCTTCATTTAACGTAAGCATCTGATAAGTTTCATTTGGAATAGTCCAATCTGGTTTGTCTAATACATCTTCACTATTTCTTATTTGATTAGAAACAATGATTTCAGCATGTACTGCATCTAATGAGATACCACCTTCAATGATAGATTGTAAGAAGTTCATTACAAAATCTTCTTTTGTATTGTTACCATGAACTTCATTGGCTCTGTTTATAGTTGTTTTAATATTTTCTAGAGTTTTTGATAACTCATTATTATTGATGTGTACCAAGAAGATACAACTATCTCTTATAGAATCAAATGGAATTACATATGATTCTGCAGATGGATCTTTAGAAACGATACTCTGCAATTCTTTTGAAAGATAAATATTGTCTTCATTTTCTGTTCTAAATGTCTTTACCGTATTATCTGGAAGTTGTACTTTAAAATAAGTTACATAATCATCTCCCATATCTGAATCATCAGAACGTACATCTTCCAAGATCAGATTCATCTTTTTAGTTTCTACATCATCTCTAAGACCGATGATATTAAATGCTACATCAAATAGATCTTTAAATCCCTCTGTCCATACTAATGCTTCTACTGAACTTTCTAACAAATGTTTAGCTGACAAAAGCATCTGTGTCAATACAGAGCATAAAAGTTCAGAAGCAATTTTACCGATATTGATATCATTGTTTACATATGCTAATGAACCATAACATGCATAGCAAATACCTTTACCTTCTGCACCAGACACGCAAGTAACAGGAGATCTAAACCAAACAGTTTTTCCAATTAATTCTGGATTATCCCTAACAGGATTAGAACCTAATTTTTTATCTACACCATTAGGATGTGTTCTATAATATCTATGCTTATATCTATCAAGAATTTCAGCATTTGCTATATTTATTTTTAATAGATTTTTAGTATTACATTTATAATGTGGGTCTGGATGGATTCTAGATTGCTGGTTATTCAAACCCATTATTCTAGAAAAATGTCCTGAATCACCAACATTTTCTTTTGTTATCATCAATGCAACACGTCCTACTGAAGATTCGATAAAGTACGATGCAACATCAGATAAACCTCCATTTGAAAAACTACTATTGATAATAGCTGGAAATACACCACCTGTTCCATTTGGTTTTGAACCACTATGAACAAGAAATTCTTTAAACTGTTTAGGACTAATTCCTTCTTTTGCTCTAAAAGAATCTCTAAGACAGTGATTTGAATTTTTGATAATATCAATTGCTTTGTTAGTATAATCCATACCAATATTTTTGACATTTTCAATCGGAGTACCTGATAGATCTAAATGAACACAATCATAAAATTCTTTATTTTCATTCATCAGATCAATAGTATCTTCATTGTTAATTGTGTTAAGGAAATATGATGAAAAGTTATCAATTTCTCCTATATATTCAAGACAATCATCAATGATCTGATTTAATGTAATATTTGGATAATCCGTTCTATGTTTATCTAAGAAAGCATCTATATATTTCTTAATATTACTTTTAGTTATATCCTCTTCAAAGAATAGCAATTCAGAGGTAATCTTATCATTAACTTTTAATGGCAAAATCCAAAAGATTAAATTCACAAAATAATCGAAGATGTTCAAATCGACATCTTCTCCATCATCAAAAGTTACATTAATAAACATTTTGTGTACACGATCTTGTTCAATTCCATCTTTGAAAATATTCATTACAGAATTTATGTGATCTTCAATATCATCTTTGGATAATATATCTGTTTTAATACTCATATACTGATTTCGTACGAGATCGCCATAAATGCCATAATTGTTAAAATTTACTAAACAATCCTGTTGTTCCAATACACTTATATCCATTTTTCTCTTCCTCCTTAATTATTAATATAAAGTTTCTTTAAGTATTCATTTTTATAATATACAATTAAACACAAAATCAATAGTGTAGTGGATTAACCACTACACTATTGCTGCTGCTTTGATCTGTCTTAATCTTTAGAAATTCTGTCTTCACCGCCGGCACGCATAAAGGACTTAGGTAATACACCTGTCTTTTTAGCACCGCCATGTAAGAATTCATTCTGAGATTTCTTAGCTAATCTGGAACCTTTAAATCCATACTTCTTATCGATAGCATCAATAAGATCATGTTTCTGCTTACGATTCTTTACCAGCTTTCTCCAAAGTACATCGTTGTTATCTTTAGCAAGCTGAATGTTCATCATACTTGTACGTCTTTCAAGATCATCCTTCTTAGACAGTCTAATGAGAGTTTTCTTTCTAAGTTTACCTTCCTGAACAAGCTGCTCGCCATATCCACCTGGTTTACAGAATTCCTGAATTGTGTCCTGTGAAAGTTTAGATACCTCGTCTACAATTAAACACTCCGTAATTCTCTCCGGATGTTTAAAAGAATCCTCTATAGAAGGCATCACACTTCCTTCTTCAAAAAAGATGCTCATTTTAAAATCCTCCTTTTATAATTTTCATATGAATAGTTATCATTCATTTACCCATATGTTTCGTAATTAGTCTTTAAAATAAATAAAAATTGGTACCAAGACATCATAATAATATATATTGAAAAGGAGAAAATTCGATATGCCAGTTGTAAAAACTATAAATGAAATTTATAAAGAACGAATGCGAAGAATGACAAAAAGAGTATATCCGCATATACCGGATTCATCTATTGAAAATGCTTTAAATTATTCAATGAATAAAAGATACAGACAAGTATCAGCTACGATAGATAATAATTATACAAAACGATCAACCGATATTTATTTAAAAGATCTTACAGATTATATATTAGCTAAAGAACCTATTTGTACTGGATGGGGAGTATTATTTAAAAAACACGGTACAGTTCCTAATCCATTAGGAAATATGATTAAAAATTTTATGGATTTACGTGGTGTTCATAAAAATATAATGTTCCAATATCTAAAAGGAACAGCTGAATTTGCTAAATATAATATGATGCAAATACTTGATAAATTAGACGCAAATTCAACATATGGAGTTCTTAGTAATTCATCATGTTTACTTTATAATTTATATGTAGCTGCATCGATAACTGCTCAAGGTAGAGAATTAATATCTACAGCAACGATGTTTTTTGAATCATTTTTAACCAATGGTGTTAAATTTGCTTCATTAGATGAAATCTTAACTTTTATAGATAATGTAGTATCTGAATCTGATGAAAGAAAATTTAAGGATAGTAAAATCTTAGATAGAAATATTACAGTAGAAGAATGTTTTGCTAAAATAGTATATTCTATTGGAGATTTTAGATATGGAAAAATAAAATGGGTACCAGATGAAACTGATCTGGATACAATTTGGTTAACTTTAAATAGATTATCTCAAGAAGATATTAATAGAATTTATTATAAAAATAATCTTGTTGCTTTTATGCAAAATAGATCAATGGTAAATGCTATTATTTATATTCTTAAAAAGGCAAAAACTCCATTCTTAGATCCGAATAAAGTACCAGATGATATCAAAGTTGAAGTTGAAACTTTACAGGATATGCTTGCTGAATACGTGTATTATCATCATCAGATTTTAGATAAAGTAGATAGAAATACACATATGATAAAAAATGTATGTTGCATATCTGATACTGATAGTGCTATTGTATGTTTAGATGGCTGGTATAGATTTGTATTGGATTTATTAAATAAAAATAATGTAAATATGAATGATATTGAAGTGTCTAAAACATATATAGATGCTTTTAGTTATTATGACGGTAACGATTTTACAGTTAAAGCTTTTGGTTCATTAAAAGATATTGACTATGATTTCTTTAATGAAGATATTATCGAAATCAGTAGATCACTAAAACCTTTTGAAGTTATACCTCAGGATAATTTAAGATATACTATTATCAATATAATGTCTCATATTATTGGTAATTTAGCAAATGATTACTTAGAAAGATTTGTTAAGTTAGCATATGCAGATGAACCGGGTAAAAAATGTCTTATCTATCTTAAAAATGAGTTTCTATTTAAACGTGCTTTACTTACAGATGTAAAGAAACACTATGCAACATATCAGGAAATTCAGGAAGGAAATATGATTCCTAAAGATGAAGCTTTAGATTTAAAAGGTTTAGATATTAAAAAATCTACTATATCTAAAAAAGCGTCTGAAGAAATGCAGAAAATCATATTAGAAGATATCTTAAATTGTGATAAGATTGATCAAATTAAAGTAGTAAAATCTTTAGCTATATTAGAAAAGAAAATATTCCAATCAATTCAATCTGGAAGTAAAGATTTCTATAAACCAGCAGCAATAAAATCTTTATCCTCTTATGATGATCCAATGAGAATTCAGGGTGTAAAAGCTGCATATATTTGGAATGAAATTCGGGATACTGATTTAGAAGCTATAGATTTATCAGCACGAAATACAGTTGATATTATTAAAGTAGATATTAATATTGACAATGTAGAAAAAATCAAAGAAACTTATCCAGATACTTATGAAAAAATAGTAACAGTTCTTCGCAATAATGATCTTATGAAATTTAACAAACCTGGTGATAGTGGTAGAAAAACATCCGGAGAAATATCAGCAATTGCATTACCAATAAATGTTAAACCTCCAAAATGGTTATTAGAATTTGTCGATTATAAGCAAATTATTAATTCTAATTTAGCTAATTTTCCAATTGAATCTGTGGGTATTTATCGAGGTGGAAAAAATAGTGTTAATTATACGAATATAGTACGAATCTAAAACATAATGATAAACTAATTAAATGAAAGGAAGGACTTTATGAGCGAAATATATATTAGAGTTGGAAAAAATAATGTGGTTGAATTTATACATCGATTACCTTTTGATCCAGCAAATGGTTTACAGTCTACCAGAGATGAATTAGAAAAAACTGGTGTATTTATAGATACAATTCCAAATCCAGATATGATTGAAGGAAAGAGAGCAATTCCAAAGTATAATCCAGATAATAAGTCTGTATACTATGATTATGTCGATATTCCTTTATCTCCTACTGAAAGGGTAGAACAGTTAGAAAATGCATTCAATGAATTATTAATGTTTGGCGATTTTGGACTTGGAGGTGAGGAATAATGGCTAGATATTTAGCTACACAAATTAAAAATGGTAAATTTGGTTATGATCAGGTAATTAAAAAATTTCCTCAGTATGAAAAGGAAATAAATAAAATCTTAGCAGCTGAAGGGTTATTGGATAAATATAAGAAAAATTAAAGAATATCTCTAACTAGATTAATCTAGTTAGAGATTATTTATTCTGAAACTATATAATAACGAGAGGTGAAATATAAATGGAAGAAAAAATTATTTTAACTAATTCGGCTATAATTGTTAATGATTATGATCTAGGTGATGCACCTAGATTAGAAAATGCTTTTAAGTGTTATGAACCAGTAACACATTCACATTATTATTTAGCTATTCACTATGATGAAAAAAATAGACAACTATACCTTCCTAGAGGTATAGATCTTTGGTTTGTTGAAAATTGTTTTGATAATCCTAAAATTAAAGAAATAGGATGTTCTAAATATAATAGTTTTAATGATATATTCATTAAATATTTACCACGAGATGATACGCAAAAAGAAACATTAAGATTCATGCTTGGCAAACAGGAATATCGAGCAACCTGTGCTAGATCACAATTATCAGTAAATCTATCTACTGGTAAAGGAAAAACTTACGTATCTATTGCTACTATGGCTTATCTGGGAATTCGTACAATTGTTATAACGGATTCTGTAAGTTGGCTCAATCAATGGAGGGATAGAACGTTAGAATACACTAATATAGATAAAAAAGATATATTTCATATTAGTGGTTCTGGTGGTATTAGTAGATTAATGAATAGTAGTAAAGAAGATTTATCTCATTATAAACTATTCTTAGTTACCCATTCCACTTTACAAGATTTAGGAAGTAATAATGGTTGGGAATCTGTAACAAATTTATTTGAGCATTTAGGTATTGGGATAAAAATATTTGATGAGGCTCATTTAAACTTTGCTAATATGTGTATGATAGATTATTTTACAAATGTATTTAAAACCTATTATCTTACCGCTACACCAGCAAGATCTTCTGATTATGATAATAAAATATATCAGTTATTCTTTAAAAATATACCAGCAATTGATTTGTTTGATATAGAACAAGATCCGCATACAAATTACGTTGCTATCCATTATAATAGTAGACCTACCCCATTGGATATTAGTAATTGTAGAAATGGATATGGTTTAAATAGAAATGGTTATGCTAATTATGTTGTAACTCAAGATAATTTTCATAAATTATTAACTATTATTTTAGATATTGCATTACGATACACTAGTAACCCTGGGGATAAATTTTTAATGTATATTGGTACTAATGAAGCAATATATAATGTATACCACTGGATCATAGAAAACTTCCCAGAGTTAAGTAACGATATTGGAGTTTATACTTCAGTTGTTTCTAAACAGGAAAAAGAAATAGCTTTAACTAAAAGACTTATACTTTCAACTACTAAATCAGCAGGAGCAGCGGTAGATATACCAGGATTAAAACTTACTGTAGTATTGGCAGAACCGTTTAAATCTGAAGTTATTGCTAGACAAACATTAGGTAGAACCAGAGCAAATAATACAATGTACATTGAAATTGTAGATCGTGGATTTAATCAATGCACTAAGTATTATTATGCTAAATTAAAGATATTTGAGAAATATGCATCTGATTGCTCTATAATAAGATTATCAGATAATGAATTGGATGAGAGGTATAATAAAATAATGCAAGATAGAAAAACGTTATATTTTATAAATGCATTTACCAATAATACCAATTTACCAAAAGCATTTAATTATACTAATACCTTTAATGCTTTTGGTTATATATTATAATTATGAATAGATTTAACGATAAAATAAAAAGGAGGTCTAGGATAACTTGGAACCAGCTTTTAGTTATATTTATTATGACAGGTTATCTGATGACCTGTATTATTTAGGAAATAGCACTGTAGTTAGATTTAACGTAAGTCTAGGTAGAGTGAATGAAAATGATGGAACAAAAGTTTCTTATCATAAAGAATTTATGTATCCATCTAATAAATATTCAAATTTTGATAATCAAATAACAATAAGAAGATCATTTAGTTATTATTTGACAATAGAAAAAATAGATGCTAGAGAAGCATCTATTATGATTCGTGTACAAGACATTTTATTATTAAGAGCTAAATTACACGAAGCTCTTAATTGGTTCAATGATAATACATTTGGTATTAAGCAACAAAGATTATATGTTGTAAATAGACCAAAGTCAATTATAATAGATAATTTACCTGATAATAAGTATATCTCGTTAGATCCTATAGTAATAGAATGGGAAAATACTGGAGATCAACAACAAGGTATAAGATTATCTTTTAGCGAAGGTAGTGTGTATGCAGATATATCCATAGACAAATTTTATGGATTTGTATATACTATAGATACTTTAAATATGTATGAATCTGCTCAATTATTATTAAATTATTTTGGTAGACCAGATTATGGAACTAATTTAATTAGATTTGAAAATAATCAGTACTTAACAGATCATACTAATGTACAACAAGAACCAGAACATATACAATCAAAGAATAGAACTGTATCTTATCCAAATAGACCAAAATCATTCTTTGATAAAATTGACGAATTATAAAACAGCATAACCCCGATGGATTCCGTTTCCATCGGGGTTATTTGAGTTACGCCTTGTATTAACAATTAAAGAGAAAAAACTTTTTACTTTTATAATGGCACATATGACACACTATAAACAGTATATAGTCAGAAGTATATTGGGGATATATACTCCTACCTTAATGTTAACAAATTTATTTATAATCTTTATTTTTTATACAGTAAACATAATCGGTTGATTTTTATTTGCTGCAGATACATAACCTTCTTTAAGAGTATTTATGATATCATCTCTTTTACTAGCTTCATTTTCTAGATCTCCTAGTTTAAGATCAATCTGAGCATAAACAGTTTCAAGTTGATCGTATCTAGAAAGATATCTTGAAAGATATAAAGCTATATCTGCTTGTGCAAGAGCTTCAAATGTTTCCATCTGTGTAGCACTAATAGTGGTTAAATCTGATCGATGTTGTAAAAATAAATCAATATGAAATTTACCCACACTTCTACTTAAATCACCACCAGTTGCACTTTGAAGTCTTATCATATTTGGCGGTTCAAAATCAACAAAAATTCCATTGTTAAATAATGACATATGGTCAGCTCTCATTTGCATAAGTGCTACATCAGTAACACCAAAACTATTAGCAATATAATCATATACACCAAGACCCATATTCTGCTGATACGTTAATGAATCTTGGGCAAAATCATCCCATGATAAATCTCTAACACCTAGAATTTTAACATCTGGGCTTATCATATTTTCATCTATGATATAATATCCATTCTTCTTCGGATGTGTAGCTGGATCTATCTGATATTTAAACATTCTAGGAAAATATCTTGAATAAGTTACCAATGTATCTGGTATAATTACATTTTCTGCCCAGGTTTCTTTTTTTATATCATCTGGTAATGACAAAGGTTTTGTACCTAATCTATTTTCAATTTTATTTAATAGATTGGTCATATTATTACTATAACCCATAAAAACATCTCCTTAGTGTCTTAATGTATTTAAACATGCAGACATAATCTCATCATGAATATAGTTTTCAAGATTCACTATATAAATTGAACCTGCACGATCAGTAAGCTGAACTTTAGAGCCGTTATTAATCAACTCAATATTGTCATATAATAAATCAAAGCTTTCTTTGATTGCTTTAAAATTAGCTGATTCACTCTGGATATAATTAATAACTGATTTGTTAGTTATTGGAATTATGATACCTTTATCATTCTCATCCAGATATAACTTACAATCTTCATTACATGAAACCATATTAGCATTTTCATTTACTAAACCAATTGTATATGCTTTATCGTGACTAGGATAAATAACTCTATCATAGGTTATGATTTTAATATTTTTTACCTCAACGCCACGTTTAGTATTGGCCAATCTACCAAGAGCTCGTAATGACCATGAAGGTTTTCTTCCTTTACGAAGTTCCCTGTCAAAATATTCACCTTTATCATTCTCATCACCTACAAAACGTCCCATTACTAAATCACCATCAGTCCATAATTTAGTAAATACTGCTACGGTATTATTAGGATCGATAGTCTGCTGTCTTGTAAGTTCTTTAGATAACGGATGTCCATTTTCGGCTTTAAAATTTCCAGTATTTAATAACTCTAAAGTTCTAGGAGAAGTTAATTCAGGAAACAGGTCTCTAGAATCATAGAAACGTCCATTTCTATTTTTAGCATTAGCTTCCTGTAAAACTCCTTCGCCTTCTACTCTATTATCTTTTTCATTTACAATTTTACTTGGATATATATCTGCATTTGCTGTTGCAGTTTCTATAATAATATCTCCAATACAAGAATTTAATTCGCTCATGTTTGAGTCTCCTTTCAATCTTCTATATTAATAATAATGTTCGGCTTTACCAAATACCCATAATACTTGAGATTCTCAACAATATATTAATTTAAATAAAACGGGAGGTACCAGTATATGCAATACCATATTTTTACCGATTCTAATAATATTCGGAACAGAGACATGAAAATGAAATGCTCATGTAAATCATGTGTTACTCAGGCTAATGTAAAAGCAGTCGAAGACAATATCAATACAATAAATGGTTCAAATCTCATACAAAAAATATGTTCTAACCGTTGCGATGCTAATACTTATTTTGATAAAGTATTAGATTTTTTACCGGAATTAGAAATAATGATGAATCATAGCGAATACGATACACTAAGAAAAAATGTATGTTCTACACTACCAAATAATATTACTAGTGGTAATATTAAAGCTTTTGAAAATAAAATAAATGAAACTCCAATTGATTCAAATACAAAAGAAAGATTATTAGAATCTGTAAATAATGTAAAGCAGTATGATCGTATTTTAAATAATAATAGAAATCTCTCAAAAAGATTTAACTTTGAAAAAATTATTTCTAGATATGGTAAGAATGATAATTATAATTGTGTAACTGAATTATGCGAAATGATAGATACTTATAATCTTCCTATGGAAGCAAAGTTAAATATCGCTTTGGAAAATATTACCTATTCAATGTTTTTAAAAGGAAGATTTAATGGATTAGAAACTGAAGATATTAGTAATATTATTATAGAATACTATCTTGGTTCTAATTGCATAATTACTGATAAATGCATGGATAAGGTAAAATCTATTTTAGAATCAAATTTATTTATCGATTCAAATGTTAAAAATACCTATATTAATATTTTAGAATCTTCAAAAGATGATTTTTCTAAAAAATTATCTAAAATCGCTGATAAATGCGATGATCCTGATAATAAAAAATTTATCTTAAACGTTAAAGAAATTAAGACTGAAAAACAGGCAAGTGTGTATATAGATACCGCATTGAATAGAATAAATAAAGGTGTTAGTAAAAATGATGCTGAATGTATTATAGATTCTATTTTAATAATACCTTTAATAGGATATGTATCTGGAAGGTTTATTCAGTACGAATTATTATTAAAAGCTAAATTTAAAAAAGCAAAAACTAAATTAGATTCTGAAATCATAGATGACGTTGATAATATCATCAATATTTCAGATTATTCAGATTCCGATTTGGTAGAATTTGAGCAGTCTTTTAATTTAGAAGCAGCTTGTAATTTTATAAATAAATTTATTGGTTCTGACAATGATTATAATGAAGATATCGCAAAATTATTAGAATCGGAACAGTATGCAGATTCAGAAGATATCAAAGATCTTCTTAGAAAATTTAATGCCGAACAGGATAAATCAATCGGTAAATTTAAAAATCTTTTATCTCGAATTTACAAAAAATCTCCTAGAGCCATTATAGATTCAACTCCTAATTTCTTCTCAATAATTAGAGTTGTTTTTATTCTAGGAACATTTACATTTCCAGTTATTGGACCAATACTGGGAGTAGTAGCTGCTTTTATAGATCATCTTATCTCAATGGATATCAATAGAAAACAAGCTGAACGAATTATCAGAGCATTAGATGATGAACGTGAACTTGTCAAAAAGAAAATTGATAAAGGTGGAGATAAGAAAGAAGAACTTGAAAAGTATCTTAAATGCTTAGAAACCTGTACAAGAAAAGTTGAAGCATTTAGAGACAATATAACAGATGAAGAAATGAAAGATAGAAAATCAACTCTCGATAATGATAACGACTTTGATGATTTCGATTTTTCATTTGAAGATTGTAGATCATTATTTGTGCAAATGGATGCTATCAATTCTATTTTAGAAGCTGCACAGAATGGTTCGGAAGAAAAAATCTTAGATTTTGTTAATACTATATCTGAAGAGGATATTGCTGATACTTTAATGGTATTTAAGAGATGTCCTGATTTAGTAGATTTCGATAAAATACAGGAAGTAACCAATAATAGATATAAAAAAGGTGAATATAAGATTTTGCAAGAATCTAATAAATTCTATAATAGTGAATTTAATACTCCAGTATATGAAGAAGTTAATGTATTAGATGATTTACTTTTTGAAAAATGTGTTGTAGATGAGATATTGAATCCTATCAATGAAGGTGTAAATTTCTCTACAATGAAATTAGCAATGCAGAATGTCAAAAAAAAATTTAAAGATTTATCTACTAAAGAAAAACAAGTATGTCAGACAGTTGATGTAAACATGAGTCAGTTTATGAAAAATACTGAAAAAGCATTAACTTCTGATAGGCGAGAAGCCTTAATTAAAGGTTCTATGATACCATCATTTTCTAAATGTTTAAAGAGTGCTATGGTAGTTGGCGGTACTGCTGTCGTTAATCCAGTTCTTGGAATGATAACAGCATTAGGTATGATCGGATGTTCTAAAAAATTAAATAATAGAGAACGTCAGTTAATTTATGATGAAATTGAAACTGAACTTAAAGTTGTCGATAAGCAGATTCAGATAGCTGAAAATGATGGTGATATGAATCAGTATAGATTCTTATTACAGTATCAGAAAAAGCTAGAAAGAGAAAGACAGCGTATTAAGTATGGTTTAAAAGTATCAGGAAGAGATGTTCCGACATCTTCCGCAGGAAGGAGAGATACGTACTAATGGGATTATTTATGGATATGATAATTTCAAATAATGAAAATTTAAAATCTTTATTAGAGTTTGATGTAGATGATGGTACAGAAAATGATGATGAGGATACTAATTACGATAGTAATTCTGATGAAGATGATAATAACTCTACAGAAGATAATAATGATACTGAAGATGATTCTGGAGATGAATCAGATGATAATACATCAGACGATAGTAGCGATGATGGTCCAACTAACGATGAGGATGAAGACACTGACTATGGAGATGATTCTGGAGATTCAGATGGCGAGATAGACGATAACGATTCAGAAGATTCTGGTGGAAGTGTAGATCCAGATCGTTTAAAACAAATAGAATCTGAACTTTTTGAAAATTTATCTGATTCTCAAAAAGCAATAAAAATTAAAGAGCTTAAGAATTGTTTTATTAAATTATATGAATCTTGTGATTCTATTCTTGAAAAACTTAATAAATCATCAGCTCCAAATGAAGATATAACTAGAATCTTTGATTATGTATCAAATGTATTGAATAATTTAAAACAGTATGTATATGATTATTATACTGATACATTTGATACTAGATCGTATATAGAAAACACTGCCCAGTATCAGAAATACCTTACTATACTAAGCACTATAAGAAATATTTTGGAAGAGGTTAAATGTAAGAGACCAGAGTGATAGTATAAGGGCTAATCAGCATTATTAATTTCTAACAATATAGTAAATATATGGATCAATTTTCTTTATAATATGGGAAATATCTGATCAATATAATAAAATAAATATCAAGAAAATTTTTAAAATTGAAAGGAGATAAACATAATGGTTGTAGGAGAAAGACCTAGTAAAATCTTAGCTACTGGTTATGAAAAAAATCCAATGTTTGGATTTGTAAATGAGTTCACTAACGTTGCTCAGTCCTTCAATGAATCAACCGATTTATATTTGGACCCTAGACGAGCACTTAACAGTATGCAGGCAAACGAAGCACTTAAAAATTTCTTCGTTAACGAATCATGTGATGAAGAGAATATGACACCGGAAGAGATCGAGGAGCATGTTCAGGATATGGAAGCTCTTTATGAGAACGACCGTGAAGGTATTCTTGAGAATATGAACATGTCTGAAGTTAGTCCTATTATCGGAATGACATTCCCGCTGCATAAATGGATTCTCATGAACATGGTATTCGATAAAGGTGGTATTCCGAAGTTCGTTGCTCAGTCACCAAAATTCACAATTTCTCAGGAGACTCGTATCTTAGTAGATACAGAAGGAAATGAGATTGATATGTTCAAGCAGCAGAATGAGATGACAGCTGCTATTGATAAGACTATCAATAAGACTGTTTTCGATGTAACTCTGCCATTAACAGAAGAAACAGAAATCGTTCATGATAAAGTAGGTGGACTTGCAGGTGCAGACCATCTTGCAATTGAAACTAGAGTTTGTGCTATCAAAGTTGCAGATGTTTACTTTGAGATCGGCGATATTCTTCCTAATGAAGATGGATATATCGTAACTGGAAACAAAGTTGCAACAGAAGCAGGTAACCATGATGTATGGGTACCAGTAGATTATTTATTCGTACCTGGTTATTACCAGCAGGATTATGACCGTGCATTCATGAAACGCTTCAATTATGAGCATAAGATTTATGAAGGCGGCGAGGTAAAAACAAAAGTTACTTCTGATTCTATCTCCGGTACAATGAAGAAAGACAGATTAACAATCGCTTCTTTATCCGGAAACGTTACAGAAGTTCGTGTTGAAGCTTCTCTTGATCCAAGTAATGCAAGAGCAACAACATGTTCAGTATCATGGAGAGCAGATACTACCATCGTTGAGATTGGTAATGCTATTCCGATCAATACAACAATCTCTCCTGAAGAGGTTAAAGATATTAATGCTTTATACAATGTAAATCAGGTTACTAAGATCATGTCCCTGATGAAAACAGCATTAGGTAACTACAAAGATGATAAGATCAAACAGAATCTCGATGCATCTTATGATAGATTAGAGCTCAACAGAGATAAGACATACAATCAGTTTGACTTCTCTCCAAGAGTTGGTTATGGTGACAGTCATGTAGCATGGATCAAAGATACGTTCTTATTCTTCCTAGATCAGGAAGTTACAGTATTATTACAGTATTTAAATGATCCGAATATGACAGTATCTATCTATGGTGATCCTGCTATTGTTAGACAGATTACACCAGCTACTTATGCGTATGCTGCTCCTGGTACAATTGGACCTGTGGAGTTAGACTATACTAAAGTAGTTTATACATCCGATAAACGTGTATACAACTTCATCGGTTCCGATAAGTTACGAAACACAAATCAGTTAATGCTCATCTTATGTCCAAACGGAACAGATCGTATTCTTTACAGAATTTACGACTACCAGCTGTACTTAAGCAATGAGATTAGAAACGCAAACAATCCGGCATTGCCTGCTTTACATTCCTTCGAGCGTTGGAAGTTCGTAGAGTATACACCGGTTCAGGGTCGTATCGATATCCTCAACCCAAGAGGAATCAACAGCCAGACATACAATGCGTTCCCAGTTAAACATCAGGATTAATTTCTAGATGAATATATTTCCCAAGTACCTTTTGGTACTTGGGATTATTTTGTATTTTATTTTGATAAAAACTTATTATATAATAAATAAAAGAGAGGAATACAAATATGGTTGGAAATTATAAAGTAATTACGTTATGTGGAAGTACTAAATTTAAAGATGAATTTATGAGAGTGCAAAAAGAATTAACTTTAGAAGGAAATATAGTTATTAGTGTAGGATTGTTTGGGCATTCCGGAGATGAGGAAGTTTGGGCAGAAGGTACAAAAGAAATGTTGGATGAGATGCACAAGAAAAAAATTGATATGGCAGATGAAATTTTTGTAATCAATGTCGATGGATACATCGGAAGTTCAACAAAATCTGAAATTGAATATGCCGAAGCACATAATAAAAAAGTAAAATACTTAGAAGAACCAAAATAAAATGGATATGGGATAATACCATATCCATAAAATTTGTAAAAGTAGACTTTTTTAATTATATAATATAATAGTGAATAGAAATACATATAACAATCTATTCATAAAAACTTATTAAATTATTTCATTTATAGTTGCTAACTACTAAGTGTTAGAGGAAGAAAGAGGTAAAATTATGAAATCAAACAAATCAAACAACAACATAGCAATGATCAGCAGCAATCATGATAATATGACAACTGGTTATATCGTAGTAAAAAAATCTAAGTATTTTGCTGACGGATATGAAATCGAATTGCATTCTGACAGTCATGATGTATTACTAGGCTTGACCAAATCAGATTTTGATGATATGGGGTTTCCACAAATAAAGAAGAAATCACCATAACCTGCAAAGGAAAGATTAAAGAAAGAGGATTAAGATATAAAGATCTTCGTACTGGTGTTATGACAGAAAAGCTGTATAGATGCACCACCGATAAACTTACCATAAAATTGGATCGTTCCAAATCAATCTTTATACTTACAGTATCAGCACCAATTGGAGTTTTAGGTTGTCCGTTTAATTATAGCAAAGATAGAACTGGTACTTGGGAAGTTATGTCATTTGGTATTGCCAAATCAACTATGTATAATCTGGCTGGTCGTGTAAATGCATTTGATTAATATCAAACAAATCAACAGGAATATGGGTGTGTTAACACACCCATATTTTTTTCCTAAATTTAGGCTACTTTAACATATATATAATTTAGCGTAAAAATGGAAAGGAGAACTAAGATGTTCAATAAATTTCAATATATCAGACTACTCGATGCTTTAACTGTTTGTATACGAGCATATCAAACAGATAGTGTAGATACTAAAACATTATTAAAAGCAACCACTAAGATTCAGAATGAATTAAATGTGTTATTCACTGATATTAAATGTCAAAATGTTATAATAAGCAATAATTATGATAATGAATTTTTTGGTATTATTGTACGTCCGGAATCAATCTTAAAACCAACTAGATTACTTATCGTAGATGATACAGATAACCATCAATGGAACTTTTCTTTAAATGGATATTTAGTAGATATTGATTCAAAGTTATTATCTAATCCAGATATTGAACCTGAGTATTTATTATGTATGCTAATATATGATATTGATAAAATAATGTCATCGGATGCTTATATCACAATCCAAGGTATGGTGGATAATATTTTATCAAATATGAATGTTTCATATAAAGAAATTGTTAAATATATAAGTAATGACAGAATAAATGCATCTTTTAGCTTTGCTATATATGAAACATTATATAGAACAATATCAATATTTACTAGACCTTCCAATGAAGTTATTTTAACACCAGATATTTTAAAAATGATTTATACCAATTGTGATGTTAGATATGATGGAGATCCGGTACTTGTTGCTATACATTTTATGGATGATAGTGTAGATTTAATCAAGAATATAACTAAATTGGAAAATGATAATATTTGTCCTACACTTATTCTTAATTGGTTCTTTACTTGGGCAAAAAATTATAATCCAACAGATACTTATCCTATCAAGTTAATGGAACGGGCAAAAGTTGAAACCGGCTCAGAGGTAATGAAACGTGCCCTGAATAAGGCTATTCAGCAACTTGGAGCACCATATAATAAATATACTAATCAGAAACCAATTGCTGAATCTACTAAAAAAGGATTTATTGCCCAGATGAAATATAGCGGTATGAAATCTTTAGAAGATGATCTATACGAGTATTCAATGAGAGCTAAAAATATTGATGATGAAAATTCAGCAATATTATTAATGAGACAGATCAATAGTAGAATGGGAATTATATCAGATTACTTAGAATCAGAAGATGACTTATCTGATTCTGAAAGAAAAAGATGGGAAAAACTATACGATAAATATGATAAGATCAGGGATCAAATGATAGCTAAACCTATCTATTCTAGAAAAATGTATGGATTATTTGTAGATTACAATGCGTTAATGAATATGAATAATCCTCAAAATTTTACTACGATGAATACTATGTATTAAAATATACAAAATGAGAGATACCAATTGGTATCTCTCATTATTGGTCTTGTGGCGGATCACCGTCACTATTTTTATTTTCTTCTTTTTGTTCATCATTATCTTTTTCAATTTCATTAGCAATCTCTTGCTCAGTAGATACAATAGCTTTAGCTATTGGATCTTTTACCTGTTTTAAAAGATTTTTAGTAAACTTTTTCATAATATTAGCATCCATTACTAGTTGTAATAATTGAGGACTCCATATTCCAACCACGATAGTTATGCAAGCATATATACTGAATGGTACTTTTATATACTCTAAAAGAGCACACATAATGATAGAACCAAATACTGCAGAACCAGTTATTCGTGTTGGACTTATCTGAGTTATCTTTGTAGATCCTCCTAAAGATTCTCTTATAAAAGAACCAATTAAACATAGTATGAACGTAACAATGAATTTTTTATATAGATATTCTAGCAGTACTGTAAATGATATTAAGTCCATACTATTAATATCCTCCCTTGTTACAAGTTTTTAGATATTTATTTATCATGATCTTCTTTATCTAATTCATACTTATTTACCATAGAATTATAAATTGAACAAAAATAAAATAATCCTACTACTAATTCTAATACATATATAATACCAATTATATACATAAATAAAATTATATAATGGAATCGTATTTGTATATCATCGATACCATCATTTCCTTTTAATGATTTATATAATGATGGAGATGTTTCTTTAATTTGATCATATAAATTAAACTCCTGAATTACAATAATTTTATGCGTAGGTTGTTTTTTTCCGTTTATAATATCTTTTTGTCCAAAGATATCACCACTATCTGTAATATATGCAGGAACCCAAATTTGATAATTCTTTAAACCTTCTATTCCTTCGCTTAAATAGATTTCTCTTATTTTTTCTTTATCATAAGTGTCAATTAATCTATGCTTTGTTCCTTTAGGTAAAAGATTATTAGGTTCAGTAATAATAATATCATTAGAATGGATTACTAATTTATTAATTGCATCTGATTCTAATTCTTTATTATAAGCTTTATCAATTTCATATTCCCAATTTCGTATTTCAGAATCAGATGCTCTTGAAATGTTTAAATCTTCATAAATTCCATTAGGAGTAATGACAACTATACCATTTCTAAAATTATTGATATCATTAAAATTTTTATTATCAATATTTTTTCTAATAATATCATATAATTCTTCACTGAACTCACCTTTATCTAATTCATCTTTGATACTATTCATATTAGATTGCTTTATATCCCTTTCTATTGATTTGGAAATACATCTAATATTACTAGATGCATCTTTAATCAATATATCCATATGATCAATCATATGATCATAAGTTTCAGATTTCATAGATTTTATAGTATCTTCTTCTGTTTCTTTGATACCATCGATTATATAATTAAGAAGCAATACAACAATCATTGCTCCTATCATACAAATAGTCATAAGTCGAGCTTGCATCGATTTATGTTTTAATAGCTTTTTCATATCAATGTCTTTTATATTAAAATCAAGCTCCTGTTTATGAGTTTCTTTTTTCATTTTTATTCTCCTTCCAAAATATGTATACCAAAATAAAATAATATATGTTATTTATATGTTTTTCTACATCATACTAGAGGGTTATGGGTTATTTATTATTATATAACTATATAATAATAAATTTAAAGGAGGAAAAATATTTATGGAATTACAGACTTTATTTGCACAGTTTGGAGTAACTATCAGTATTGTAGTGATCATCTTCTTATTAGCAATTGGTTATTGTATCAAACATATCAAAACGTTTGATAAGATTTCTAATAATCTTATTCCTATCGTATTGGTTATATTAGGAGCAATAACTACATTGTTAACAAAAACTGCAGATACTTCTGTTGTCATGGCTTTGATGAATGGTATTATCAATGCAGCAATCGCCATTGCAATTCACCAGTCTGGAAAAAATATTTTTGAGATGGTAACTTTGTCCGGTTCTAAAATTGTAATTGCTGACAAAGATGAAGAATTAGAAGATGATGATACAGATTCAATGTGGTGATTATTTTAAGCAATAATTATTTTTACATATAGTATAACATTAATTTAATCATCCAACGATGATTATGAGTTATTTCCCAAATTCTTATAAAAACCAACAATCAAAAAAGTTGCCCGTGATAGTTTAAACTATCACGGGTGATTTTTATCTTAAAATCTCAGTTTCTTTTACATAACCAATAATAAATAAAGGATCTCCAACATGATCTTTAGATGTTATTGCATATCTATCATTTTTATTTACTCCATCATTTAAATAAAATTTACCACTGATACATCTTAATGGTATAGAAGATAATGGTGTTTCATAGAGATTTGTATTAGATAATAAAATCTCTGCACCTTTAACCAAATGTAAAACAGTATCATTCTGTACTGGTTCTGTTTCTACTATTGTAGGTTCTACTTCCTTTTTGGTATCAACAGTTTCTACTACAACATTATTTCCATCAGCTGTAAATAAAAAATCAATAGCTTCTTTATCAATTTCAGCAAGTTTATTAGCTTCAATTATAGAGAGGTATTGATTTTTCTCTGCATCAGACATTTTTTTAGCATTTAATGCTTTCTCATAAGATAATTCTTCTCCAGTATAATCATTGTTAAGATTAAACATATCATCTAACGTAGCAAATACTTTATACTGAGTTTTTGATTCACCAGAACCAATCTCAATAGTTTCTTTTGTATATTTCTTTCCTGCGACAATACAAAGAGGATTGTTAGCTTTCATTAATTTCTCTTTATCTTCATCACTAAATACGGAAAGTTTAATAATACAATTTGCTATGAATAAAGATGGTAAAACTTTTTTTTCAGTAGCAACTTTTGTAAAATTAACAATAGCTGGCTGTTTTAAAGCAGCTACAATTTCAGAATGAGTCATGGTTTAATAAACCTCCTTTAATATAATTTTACTAGTATGTTTTGCTAAGCTCTATATTAGTAATTACCTATACCTATAACATGAGATTAAGGTACAAAATGTGCTAAAATATTATATTAGAATTTTTAAGGAGGACTTAATTATGGCATTAGGAGACACTAATTATCAGGGAAACAACAAACCTAAATTCAAAGAACCAGAAGTATACTCATGTTATAACATGAGCAACGTAGAAGGAATTGATCCTTCTGCATTATCTTTTTCGTTTTTTAGAAACTTATTAAAAATAACAATCTCACCTAAACTTCAGAATCCAACTGGAGATAAAATGTGGGATCATGAAAATGCAGCATGTGTATATTTAACACATACCAAAGCCAGAATGCTTGCTAAAGAAATTGAAAAAGTACTTGCAGGTGATAAATTCAACGGTGGTGTTAATACTGGATCGGATGGTTTAATCAGTTTTTCGGATGGAAAAGAAATAGGAAGTCAGTTCTATTGTATTATCATTAGAAAAATTGATTCTAATGGTGGTGTTCTTGGAACTTATGTATATGAATTCAAGACAAATTACCATTATGCTATTAGTAACTTTAATGCATCAGATTCTACTCATGATAAAGATTATTATGACATGCTTGAGATCGAGCAGCTTAAAGATTTATTAGTAGATTATTACAATGCAATGACCAACGCTATAGCTTATTCAGTTATCAATAACTTACGTTTTGATATGAGCCGTATCAATACAAAACTTAATGACATTGCTGAAGCAAATGGTATTAAATATGGTAATGGAAATAATTATAGTTCCAATTCAGGATCTAGAAGCTTCTTCAATTCTGATAATACCAAAAGTGAAATAAATGGTACCAATGGTTCATTGAATAATGGACAGTCTACACATTCAAATGGTTCTAGAACAACTACATTAGATGATCTTGATGGAAGTATGAATTCATAGTTTCAAGGAGAAAAAATATGTATGATATTATTTCACTAGTTCCATTTGATCTTGTATTCGATACTGATTTTGGTATTATTAAATTTGTCCAATTCAGTGACTATGGAAAAAATCTAGAACCTATATTGAATCGAGTTTATTGGTTCAGATCACATGAATATGATAGTATGATTTGTAAATTATTATCAGAAAGAAAAAATCCAAATCCATTAAGTATAATGATAGATGATATATACTTATCACATTTTTCAATTGCGAATCTTACAGAAACATTTCTAAAAGAATATGGTGCTGACTATATTTATAAACTAAGTAAAAAAACTGCTTTGTTTGATATGATAGCAGTATCATCAGCCAATATGAGTGAAGTAGTTAAATTTAATATACTTTGTGAAAATCAAGCTCAAAAACAGTTTGTCAATGAGAATTTTAAAGAAATATCTAACTCTTTTTCAATTCCAACTATTTTGAAAAGTGAGTTAAAATCTCTGGATAATTATGGAAGTATCTATGTAAAAAATATATATAATTTACATGGAGCCTCTAAATATGTCCAAGGAAAAAATATTATCATAATCAATTATCCATTTAATATGGAAGAAGATGGTTCTACTCCATTAGTAAGTGAATTATCAGAATTAATTGGTTTAAATAAAATTTTTACTATGGATCTTTATGATCTTGGTGAATTTAAAAAAGAAGGAGAAGAATAATGAAAAGAAGAGACACACTAAACAATAACTTAATTTCTAAAGACGTTTTAAGAGAAGTACAGCTGGAAACTCTTAAAATCATTTCAGATGCTGTTATGAATTCAGCAGGAATTAAAGGATCTAATACAATGATTCTTTCTAAAGAAAAAAATCCTGTATATAGTAAAGATGGTAAAAGAATTCTTGAAAATATCAAATTCTTTGGAAAATTAGAAAACGATATTGTTGATCAGTTAGTAGAAATTGTTCAGCATGTAGTTCGTGAAGTAGGTGATGGTACAACATGTGCTACAAGATTATCATATAATATATTCTATAATCTTTATGAAACAGAAGATAAATTACCAAAAGGAACCACAAGCTACGATCTTATCGATGCTTTCAATAAAGTAAGCAAAGAAATCCAGGATGGAATCTTAAGTAAACGTAGAGATACAACAATTGATGATATCTATAATATTTGTATGATCTCAACTAATGGAAATGAAAAACTTTCTTCAGAAATTACAAGTATCTATGAAAAGTTTGGATTGGATGTATTTATCAATGTATCCACATCTAATACTTCAGAAAATATCATTAAAACATATGATGGTGTTACATTAGAAAAAGGATGTGCTTCGCCAGCATACTATAATACAACTGAAGGTTCTTGTTCTATCAGAAATCCAAGAATCTATGTATTCAATGATCCTATTGATACCGAGGAAATGATTGCATTGTTCACAAGAATAGTATATCAGAATATCATTGGACCTTTTAATAATATCATGCAGGGTAAAGATGATCGTTATATCCCTACAGTAATTCTTGCTCCAAGTATTTCTAGAGATGTCTCTAATATGCTTGAAGAAATTGAATTAATGCTTTACAACTTTGATAAAACCGATGTGAAAATGAAACCTCCAATCTGTATTGTGACTAAACTTAACAGATATATTGATCAGGTTTACGATATTACAAAACTTTGTGGTTGTAAACCTATTTGTAAATATATTGATCCTACTGTTCAGCAAAAAGATATCGAAGCAGGAAAAGCTCCGACGGTAGAAAACGTATGCGATCAGTTCTATGGTTCAGCAGATTTGTTTGAATGTGATACAGATAAAACTAAGATTATTAATCCGAAGAATATGTATGAAAGAAATGAAAATGGAAATCTTAAATTAGATGAAAACAATAATCCAATTTTCTCTTCTACATATAATGGAATGATTTCATTCTTAGAAGCAGAAATTAAAACACAGACAAACAATAATGATGATATTGCTACTATTGCTATTACAAAGAGAAGATTAAATGCTCTTAAAGCAAATATGGTAGATTATCTTATCGGTGGTGTTGCATCTATTGATAGAAATGCTGACCTTGATCTTGTTGAAGATGCTGTACTAAACTGTAGATCGGCAGCAAGAGATGGTGTTGGATACGGTGCAAGTTTTATGGGATTGTCAACGGTTAATGAGAAAAAAGCTTTAGCTTTAACCGATACAGAATCAGAAAAATATTCTAAATTAGAAAGAATTTGTTTAAATGTACTTTTTGAATCATATGAATCATTGGTTAGAGAATTATATGGTACTTGTTTATCTGAAGATGAAATAGATGAATATTATTATAAATCTTTCGATGAAATGATGCCATTAAATCTTAGAACAAAAGAATTCGATGGTAAAGTATTATCAAGTATCAAATCGGATGCGGCAATCTTAGAAGGCGTATCTAAAATTATCACAATCATGTTTACAGCTAATCAAGGGTTATATCCTACTGTAATCGATAACACCTATAAAAAATTAGATAACTAAATAAAATGGGAAAGATCTATTATGATCTTTCCCAAAAATATGCTTAGTCGAAACATTTTAATAAATCAGTTACTTTGAAAGGAGAATATAAATGAGCAATAATAATATAAAAGCTAGAGTAGAATTATTAGATGAAACTACTGGTGAACATAAATCGGATGTAGATGTCATCACATCAGCGGAACAGGTACTTTATACTAATGAAACTCCTATAGCAAATCCTTCACCTATAGAAGATATAAAACCCGGAACTACGTTTTTTAACGAACCTATATCTGAAATATTAGATAAAATACTATATCCATATACTGCTCCATCTATTATTTTAAATAAAATAGTATTATCAAATAATGATCTCGATATGAATAGAGATTTAGTTAATGATACCTATATTTATAAAGAAGCTGGAATTCCAGTAGAATCTTTTATGTTAGGTGCTACCGTAACAATAGGTTCTTTAGGTGTGATTACTCCTACTTTAATTATAAATAAAGAAGATGGTACATCTGAAGTATTAGAAGGTGATACTATTAAAGGAGAACCAAATTCTAATCATCTAATACAATTTGAAGTTCCGGAATTAACTATAACAAGTTCTTTAGAATTATATATATCAGACCATCATAGTAAAATAGATTGTCCTCATATTATATATACCTTTGTAGATCCTGTATTTTGTGGATTTACAAATATAGAATCTATTGTAGATGGCAAAATAGATGAAGAAGTTCTAATTGCTAACTTAGAATCTTCTATAGAAAATAACTCTAAAAATTTAGAAAAATATATTGGACCAAAGATTAATATACAACAGTTTATAAGAACAGATGTAAATTATGATACAAAAGAAAAACTCCGACCAGCTTTAGTAATTCCAAAAACTTGGGATAATGTTTTGGCTATAAAAGATTTAAATGGAAATAATATCACAAAAAATTATATTATAAAAACAGCATCAATCCAAATAAATGATAATAGACTCATAGAATATATTATATTCGTACATCGTGATATATTCTATAATAACGAAAAAATTCTATCTAGTATTATCTATGATTTTTCTTCTAATGCTAATGATTCTGCAGTTTTAAATAAGTATAAAGGAAAAGGAATACCAATTACAAGTGAATTTGATGTTCTATATAATCATCCTTTAGATTCTAGATTTGTAGTGAATGAATATAAAGATTTGTTAATGATGTTGTACCCATATGAGGGATTAATTACATATGTAAAAGATATCAAAACAAGTTTTAAATTTGTAGATAATCATTGGGCAGTATGTGATAATAAATTACATTTAGCAGAATCTACAAATGAATTAACTGAAGATTTTGGTGGATGGGATGATGTAGCTATAATTTCAAATGGTGGTGCTATATATAGAAAAAGATATAATAATATATGGGAATTATGGGGTAATATTACTAAATAAAAATACGAGTAGAGAATTATCTCTACTCGTAATCGGCTGTATATACGGGCTCGTAACATTAGAATAATTAAAAGAAAGGAGACTATAATTATGTCTAAAATGTCAAACTTCAGAACCAAAAAAGTAAAGGTTTCACCAGCAAAAAATAAATTTGTAAGTGATATTCTTAGAAACAATAAAAGAATTGAAGAACCGATGGTATTGGAACTTAACAAAAAGGAAATTCAGCGAGCAATGAATTTTGCTAATGTTACTAGTGTAAGTAAGGATGAAAAAGAAACTCTACTTGATACTAGAAATTGGAATGATATGCCTGTAGATGATTCAACCACTCCAGTAGTAGATAAAGAATTAGAAGAACTTAGAACTACACTTGCAGATCTTAATACTCAGGCTGAAGCTATTGTTGCTAATGAAAATTATACAACTTTAGTATCCGAATCTCATAGAACAGCTTTAGAAGCCGATATCACTAATTACGAAATGGTAGATAAAACTTCTAAAGAAGCAATGACTGCTTTGGTTACTTCATTTACAGAAAATATTAGAAATGCTAATACCGATTTAGCAGATAGCAACGCTCAGTTTCCCAGCTAATGCCGACCTTGCTTTGTCGGCATTACAAGAGATAATAAATTCTGCAAACAGTATTAAGAACGATAGTTTTTATGATTGCTTTATGGTAGATGAATCCATTAAATCTACTTTTGAAACAGCATTAAATGACGCTAATACGGCTATTGCTAATAAAGATGCTACCGCTGAAGAATTAAACAATGCAAATAAAGCATTACAGGATAGTATTAAAACAGTGCAGATTGAAAAATCTAAATATGAAATTGTAAAAAATAAAATAGCTGAAACTATTTCATTGGCTACCGAGTTAACTACATCTGATGATTTTACTCAGCACGCTACAGAAGATGAACAGAATAATCTTACCAGCAAATTAGAAACAGCTATAATAGTAAAAAATGCAGAAAAATCAACTTATACTGAGTTGAACACTGCAAATACCGAATTGGAATCAGCTATAGATGCTTACATTGCAGGTATCAAAACTGAATTGAAAGAACGCATTGATACATTTGAAGCATGTATCAAAGGTGAAGGAGTATATGTTGATTATAAGAAGTATATGACATCTGCTCATAAAACTCAGGTTGAAGAATGTATCAATGAGATGAATACATTATACAATAATCCTTCAGCTACAAAAGCCGATCTTGTTCAGGGAATTTCTAAAGCAACTGAAGTATATCAGCTGATAGAAAAAGATCATAATGTAGGAATTACCATAACAACAGCAAAGAAAAATTTAACAACAGCAGTTGAAAAAGCTGATGCTGTTAAAGATTTAGAATATTATCCATATTTTATCCAGCAGAATGCAGAAGAGACAAAAACTGCATTTGAAACTGAATTGCAGAATGTTAAAGATACATTAAGTAATTTCGATTCCACATATACAGTAGAATCTGTATCTGCTGATGATGGAAAAGAATTAAAGAAAATTGATAGTGTTGTGGAATCTTTGAACACAAAGAGATCAAGTATGGTATCTAGTCAGAAATATTTCGTAGAGACATATAGACCTTCTTTACAGGATGCTATTAATAACACTAATAGTGCAATATCTGCTTCTGATTTTGCTGATTACAGTACAGAAGAAAAGAGAACAGCTATTAAAACAGCTACAGATAATTTGAGTACTTTGGTAGCAAATAATAAATCTTATTATTCAGATTTAGAAGCTGCTAACGTTCAGTTACAACAGGCTGTTAAAGCTTATAAAGATGATAAAGAAAAGAAACAGCAAGAAGATTTAGAAGCTGCTAAAACAGCTTTAAATGAATCTGTAACTCTTGCACAGAATATAAAAGATAACAAAAATTCATCTTATGCAACATATCCTCAGTTCATTAGTAATGAAACAAAGAAGACTGCATTTGAAAAAGCATTATCAGATGCTAAAGATTTACAGTCTAAATCATCATCTATGACTGTTGAAAATTGCACATCGACAAATAATGCATTGAAGAACGCTATCGAAGATCTTAAAGTTGAATCTGACAATTACAAAAATATCAATAATCAGATGAAATCTACAATTACCACTGCAAATACAGTATCTGGATATTCTGATTTTAATAAATGTAGTACAGAAGAAAAGAGATCAGCTTTATCTTCAGCATTAGTAGCAGCAAAAAATGTAGATAGCAATACATCTGCATCTGATCTTACTTCAATTAATAAAGCATTATCAGATGCTTTAAATGCTTATGATTCTGATAGAACCAAAGCTGTTGAAGATCTCAATAAAACTTTAAATGTAAAAATAACAGAAATGAATAATATCACTAGTGATGAGTATTATCCTTATTATATCACTGGAGAAAATACCAAGACAAATTTAGAAGCTGCTAAGAGCAATGCTTCCTCATATCTTACCGATCATTTAGAGGGTGATGGTGTTTTAACAGCAAGAGAAGAAATTATTGCTAACGCCAACGCTTCTATTCAGGAAGCTACAGAGCAGAAATCTGCATACTCTACACTTAAGAATGAATTAAGTGAATTGATCACTTCTGCAACTACAGTTACAGGTGCTTCGGACTTTGCTGATTACAGTACAGAAGAACATAGAACTGCACTTACAGAAGCTTTAACCACAGCTACTAATACCAACAGTAGCAAATCGTCAACATATCAGAATTTAACTAATGCGAAGACGACATTAAACAATGCTTTAACTACTTATAACACCGATAAAGAATCTTCTGGGGGTGATGAAGTGGAAACAGCTAAAGAAACATTAAAAAATAATATAGATAATGCTAATGCTATTAAAGAAAACGAGTATTATCCTTACTTCTTCCAGAAAGAAGAAAATCAAACAAACTTTGAAGACGCAATCACATATTCTCAGGGAATTTATGATTCTAGTTCTTCAACATTAGATCAAATAAATACAGCTAATGATGCAATTACTAATAGTATCAATAATACAAATTCTCAGATTACAGTATTTAACAATCTTAGATTTGCTTTATCAAGTAATATAGCTCAGGCAACAAGATATGTTAATGCTTCTGATTTTAATAACTATAGTACGGCATCTGTTAGATCTGATCTTAGAAAATATTTGGCTGAAGCTGTGCCTGTGAATGATGATAAAACATCGACCTATGCACAGTGCTTTGAAGCTTACAAGAACTTAAGTACACCATTACAAACTTATACAAGAGCTAAGGTCAATGGTTAATATTAATAATAAACCAGTACAGATAAAGTCTGTACTGGTTTTATTTGTATTACATTAAATTAATACAGAATGGAGGTTATAGATTATGGAAATAACTATAGAACAATATATAAAAAATCCAATGGGAAATGCAGTTATGAGTAATAGAGAAATGTACAGAAAAATGTATATGGAAAAATTAGATAAATTAATGGTAAGAGAATCTGGTAAAATTAAATATAAACTTTACCGATCTTCATCTAAATATTATGCTCATATAAAAGTACCATCTGAAACTATAAAAGATTTTTATTATGACGTAGTATTAGAATTTAGCAAACCTAAAGATGCTCTTCCGACAAATGATTTGAAAAAATATAATGTAAAATTCTTTTCAAATGATCCAGCATTTGTTTATATATTTGCACATGCATTTATAAAGAATAATTTATTTATAAAAGAATTATCAGATAAAATATCTAGAGAAGCTATAAAGAAAAAAGCAGAAATAAAAAATCCTAATAATCAAGTAGGATATGTAAAAACTTTCTATTTTGCTTATCTTATGATGATAAGAAAGGGACTTTTTAATAAAATGCTTTATCTTGAAAAATACAATGAAAAGATATTAAAAGCAGACGTAGAACATGCAGATACCAAGATAGCCGAAAGACAAAAAGGTGCAGATATAATCGCTAAACGAAAAAAACGAGATAAAGAAAAACTTAAACAAATAACAAGTAAAGATAATAAATCTGTACTGCCTAGATCTCAACAAATTAATTTAGCAAATACTACCAATAAAATAAGAGATACTAAAATATCAAAAGCAGTTAAAACTACAAATAAAACTAAGACTATTAAGAAAACAAATACCATAAGGCACTAAGCCTTATGGTATATAATTTTTTACAATACCTAAAACTATTTATTAATATTGCCTTGGTAACGGTTTTATTAATATCATTAAGAAAGGGAAATAAATAATGAAAAATGTTGGAGAAAATACATATAAAGTACAATTCTTTAACTAAAAACTTAATATCAAGGGAGGTTGTATATTATATTTTTGAAGGAGGATTGTACTTATGACTAAAGCCTTTAGTTACATTGAAGAGAATGAACAAAACCCACTCATACATTCAGTAATACCTGTAGATGATTGGGTGCCAGCTGAAGAAGACAAGATATTCAAAACCTGTAAGGGTGCACTTGTACTTCCAGTATCTAAGTATTTTGATGTAGATAATGATGCATTGGATAAATTTATCTTGTCTACAAAGAGATGCTATAATGGTAAAACAATGTTACACCATTTACCATTGTATATGAATTATTTTGAGAAATTCTATGACATTGATAAAGAGTATTTAATTACTCTATTTAGATTTAAATATCTAATTGATTATCAGAAGGATTACTCTAAAGAGATGTTTATCTCTGATCTGCGTAGATACATAATGTCAGATTCACTAATGATAAAAACACATTTAATGAACGAAGATAATTATTGTCTACAATTAGATCAAAAGAAATACAAAAATGATAAAAATCCGAGTTTACAGTATACAGATAGACATGCAAAAGCATTAATGTGGATGTCATTGGTAGTGAATATGATGATACCATTATTGACACATTATGCTTATATGAATAAAATAACTGATGTAAACTCGTTTCTGCTTCAAGTATATGAAATGATACTTGAATTTATTGATCGGACTATGGGTATTGACCTATACAGTAAATTATATGAAACAGCAATATCCAATATAAGTAAAAACTCTAAAGACAATGCAACTTTATGGGATATGCAAGATATCAGAGGATTAAATGTTACAACTCATTCATTAGAGTCAGTAAACAATATTCTCTTGAACATAATTCCGAAATATATCTATTGTAAGAATATTGTCTTTTTAAATTATTCTTCTATTAGAAGAAGTACCGGTTACCAAATTACAGAAATCGGCTATGAATACAATTATGTCCAGCTCTCATCTTCAAAGAGAGATATGGATCAAAATACTGAATGGGATAAATATGAATCCTTTACAGTTAAAAAGAATGAAGCTTTATATCTGCAGAATAAAGTTAATGCAGAAAAAACTATGGAAAACATTGAATGTTTGTATGGTTCTTTTGATGAGGATGAGATATCTTATTACAAACAGAGACTCATGAATGAAAATGGAGAAATTATCAATGGATTTCAAAAGAACCTAATCTTCAATCTATTTTATAAATATTTTGGAGATCCCACTTCAATATATTCAATTAATAAAAATGATTATGTGAAGTTGATGATAGCAGCAAAGAACATGCTTCTTGCTAATAATATGATTATTCTACCTTATATTATAAGTAGTAAGGTAGAACGATTACAAGCAAGAAAATGTATTAACAAAAAAGAATTGGTAAAGTTAGAAAGTTCTATCTTATATCCTCAGGTAGATGCTAAATATAAAGATGAGAAAGTTAAAAAACAGATCTTATCTATAATTGCAACTATTGTTGCTTCTGACTTTAGAATCATTGACTTTTATAACGATGAAATAGATGGAAGGTTGATAACAAATATCCCAGATATCATCGGAGAAGAAGTTTTAATGTATACTATAATGACTTAAGAAACAAATATACTTAGTGGACAAGTTCCACTAAGTATATTATTTTAGGAGGTAACGAATATGAAAAATAAAGATTTAGAATACATCAGATATATAAATAATATGCTATCTAAATTATCTAATAGTAGATTTACATTAGAAATTTTAGATGGTACTACTGTTATACCTTTAAAGAATCCGAAGAAAATTTCGGTATATTTTAATAGAAATTTAAAATCCATTTCAAAAGTTGAGGAAGCTAAAAGATTAAAAAATGGATATCGATTAAAAGCAACCTTAACATATGCAGACATTGATGATGAATATAAAGATAAAAACAAAATTATTAATATATCATCAATTCAAATATGCTATACCAATAAAACAGGAGGTAAGAAAAGAATATGGAGAATGGTTAAATTAAAAGACAAATTTATTTTCAATTCAGAAGATAAAATGAGTAGAGCTAAAATCATTGAGCTTGATTATCATGAAGATTTCTTAAGTTATAATTATTTTGTACATAATAAAAATAATTAAAATATAAAAAGGAGGATAATATTATGTGTAAATTTAAAATTGGAGACGACGTAACTATTATAAACGAAACAAATAAACATCCGGTTGGTACTGTTGGTAAAATTATCAATGTTATCTATTCTCCCGGATTTAGTCCTGATACTGTTTATACCGTAAAATCAGGTGATACTATACATGAATACTTTAGCAATGATCTTGAATTGGTTAGACCTAATACCCCTATAAAGAAAAAACTTATTTTACTATTAGGAAAATCTGGATCTGGTAAAGATTATTTGTCTAAAGGAGTATGTAATTTATCTACCGAGTTTACTCATTTCTATCCAGAATTTAAATTATTAAAGAAGGATACTACCAGACCTATGAGAGAAAATGAAACTTATGGTGATCCTTATAATTTCATCAGTGAATCTCAATTCGAAGATAAAAAAATGATTGGAGAATACCTGTCGGTATCTACTTATAAAACAGAAGAAGGTGAATGGTTATATGGACTTAACATGCCGTATGATGATGATGATATAAATGTTGCCGTTGGAGATATATTACTATTCGGTAATATCTATAATAAAATAACTCTAGGTCAAGTAGACTTTAAACTTTATCCAATTTTAATCAAGACTAATGATAAAGATAGATTAATAAATTCTGTTAATCGTACACCGAATAAATTATTCCGAGTTTGTAAACGATTTGTTGATGACGAAAAAGAATACAGTGATCAGAATATTCTATATAATTGGGTAATGGATCATCCAAACCTTAGAATATTAGAAAACAAATTTGATTCATTTTCTGATGTTGAGAAATTGTATTATATGATTCGAGATATTATTGATGAAGATGATAAAATTTCTAAAGATAAAAAATAGATATTTAGTGCGTAGTAGAATACTACGCACTTTTATTTTTTATTATAATAATATATTATAAAAATGAATAAGAATAAAATACTTTAAAGGAGGTAGAATAATAATGAAAAGGATGGTGATAAATAGTACATCCTAGACATTTATACTTAGATTAACTTATCATTAAGCCAGAAAGAAGGTGAAAATAATGGATATAGATAGATATGTAAATTTATTACTATCGAATCTACCAAGAGCTAAAAAAGTTAGCGGAGGAAGAGAAATCAATTGTAGGTGCCAATATTGTCCTGATTCTAAAAATCAAAATAAAGGACATTTTTATATAAGTGTACCACGATCTAAAGATGAATTATCCTTCTTCCATTGTAAAAAATGTCAAAGTAGTGGTGTAGTTACACACAATACGTTAATTGAATGGGGTATATATGATCCACAAGTTGCTATAGAGTTATCTTTGCATAATAAATTAGCGATGAATAATCCTAGCAACAAAATATATAATAGTGATTATGTATATAATACCAAATATAATAAAATAACAGAAGATGATCTATCAAAGTACAAATTGAATTATATAAATACTAGATTAGGTACATCTTTAACTTATAAAGATTGTATAAGAGAAAATATAGTTTTAAATCTCTATGATCTTTTAAACGAAAACAATATACCAACCTATACTAGACATCCAAATATTGTAGAATACTTGGATTCATCTTTTATAGGATTTCTTTCAATTGATAGAGCGTTTGTAAATATGCGAAATTTGGAGATAAAAGATAATCTTCCAAAAAGCATTAATAAACGTTATATTAACTATAATGTGTTCGGAAAATATGACAATACACATAGAAACTATGTTATCCCAACTACATTGGATCTGAGTAATCCAGAACCAGTAAAGTTGCATATAGCAGAAGGACCTTTTGATATATTGAGTGTCTATCATAACTTAAGACAAACTCAGTATAATTCAATTTACAGTAGTATTAATGGTAATGGGTATCTAGGAGTTCTTAAGTTCTTCATAATGACTATGAAACTTGTTAATCTAGAAATACATTATTATGTAGACAATGATGTAAACGATAGTTTAATCCTGCATATTGCAGAATTGATTAGACCGTTTAATATGAACATGTTTATTCACAGGAATACTTATCCAAATACAAAGGATTTCGGTGTTCCGTTGAGTAAAATAAAGGAGTCAATTAGACCCGTAATTTAAAAATGAAAGGAGGATTTTCAAATGAAACGTTTAGTTTCCATGATAATCTTAACTTCCACACTATTAACAATGGTATGTCCCCCCCTCCAGTTGGAGGCGAGTGAAAATGTAAACACCGTAGAAAATACAACAGCCGGTGTAAGTAGAGCTTTATCCGATAGTATTAATTCGGAAATTAGTAAAGCTAATACGCCTAACACTAATGCTGGTATTTCTAAAACGGTATCGGATAGTATTAGAGATACTGATAATGAACCTACTAAGGAGAAGAAAGAAAAAGAAGTAGTACAACAGGCTCCGGTAGAAGAACAGTTATCGCCAGATGTAATAACTTTAAACAGCAATATGGCAGTATATAATGAAATGAATAATGGTAATAATGATCTGCAATTTAAAGTTTTAGGTAGATCGTTTGAAACTCTTAGTGCAAGTGAATTTAATTTGCTATGTCATTTAATTATGGCAGAAGCAGAAGGGGAAAATGATGCTGCACAAAGAGCAGTTGGGGAAACAGTATTAAACAGGATAGAATGTTCAGCATTTCCAAATGATCTTACTAGTGTTATTTGGCAAAGAAATCCTGTTCAATTTAGTCCTACGGTAGATGGACGAATATACATTCAACCATCAGAGCAGGCTATCAATAATGCATTACATGTGTTGGTGTATAGAAATCATCCTAAAGAAATGCTATTCTTTACATCAACTAATTTTACTAGAGGATACACTGATTATATGAAAATAGATCATATGTATTTCTCTTTATATTATGGAGGAAAATAACTTATGAATAAAAATTATTCATCTTCTAAAGTTTTAGATTGTATAACAAGTTTAGAAGAAAAATTCACAAAAGTAACAATTGAAAAATCACCAGTTAGAAGTTGTAAAAATCGAATGGAAGTTGGTATTCTTTTATTTACCTTCTTTTCATTTCTTACTATTTACATTGCATTATTTAATCGAGATATTGTAAAAGTGGCTATAGGAGTATATATTCTTATGTCATTTTATTCTATATATCTTATAAGCTCATCAATATTTATGATGTAAAAAATTTCAATTCTATGCGGTAAGATGATCTCAACCGGCATAGATGATGTTATAAGTAAAATAACTCGTGTAACGGATAAAAATATTCCAGAATCTGTAAGGAGATCTAACGTAGAATTAATAAAAACTTTATCATACTATGATTGGGTTATCGGTTTGGATGATATGTATGTAGTTGGTATGACTAAATACATATTAGAACAGATTCATTATCTTTTTATGATAGTAGAAGAAACAAGTATATGTATTACAACTATTTTATATCTATCGGCTGAAGATATTACCAAAGAAGAAAAAAGAAATAATGTTACCAATATATTGAATATAAAAATCAATGAAATATCCAATTTGATCGAGCTATTAGGTGCTTTTGATGTGGATAAATTTGCTAACCTCATGCAAGAGAGCGATGCTGATAATATATTTGTAGATAAAGATAAAACTAATCGAGCATTAAGAAATATGAAAACCGATATGGGTATATTGATACCATCGGTAAACAAGCTTAAATCGATTTTTGAAGATTATCTTGAAACTTTTAATAATACCATGATTAACGATGCATCTACAAATAGATTTTTCAATTTGATTGAAACTCAATGGTTACCTTGTTTTAAGATTGATAAAAAAACAAATACTCTTTTAATTGCGAGAGATATCGCATAATAATACAAACCCTATACTCTTTACTAGTATAGGGTTTATTTTTTGTCTAAAACATTCTAATAATATTCCAAATCTATCTAAAAAGGAGTGTATAGAATGACTGGAAAATTTATTAATACAACTCATAGTGATAATATAAATCAACTTGTAAATGGTTTACAAAATATAATCAAGAATCCATACTATAAATGGAATAATCAATCTCCTACTGTCGTGACTTATTATAATCAGAATACTGAAATGTCTACATTAGACGAAGGTTCTAAACTACAGTATTCTGCACTAGGAGATGATAGTCCTACATACTATAATGAAATTAAAGATTTCTATTTATATGGAATAGAACGAGCTACAATACAGGTGGATAACGGAGAATTTGGTACTGAAAGTGATACAATTGAAGGTGAAGCTATAATTCTTCCAAATACCATTACTCCATATCCTGGAGATTATTTTAAAATTAATTATATAAAAGAGAATATGTTATTTAGAGTAACCTCAGTAACTCCAGATACATTGGAGGATGGAGCTAATATTTGGAAGATATCTTATAAAGTAGATTCTTCTCTTAATCATGATAAAGACTTAAATATAAAAGACTCATATAATATGATTCTTAATAATACTGGTACTAAATTTAATTCTATTATAAGAAGTGAAAAATTCAATCTTATAAAAGAATTAGAAAATAATCTTATCTGCTTAAAAGAATATTATAAAAATATATTCTATTCAGATAGAGTACAAAGTTTTATTTTTATTCATAATACGAAACATTTCTATGATCCAAACATGATAGAGTTCATTATAAGAAATGGTTTAATGGACGGTGGAGAAAACTTTATATTTGTTTCTCATATATTACCATTACCTTCTACTTTTTCTATCGACTATAAGAATACTTTCTTTAGATATTTAGAAAAGTTTGATTTTGATAATCTATATAAATATAGATATAATGCTATTGGTAGAATAATAGATAACGACACTACTATATTTTCAACTAGACCAGAAGAATATTTTAGTATAAATTTTAATTATAATACAGTAGAAACTTCTTTATTTGGAGTTTTACCATGTTTCAATGACGATTTTATAGTACGTCTTTCTCAGGGTAAGATATTTGAAAAGAATGACCCTTTAGCAATATATAATATAATAATTAAATTTGTTAACAATATTAATATCACACAAAATGATTTAGAAGTCTTGGATAATATAGAGCTAAATAACAATATCACGTTATTCTATTCTATACCATGTATAATCTTTTGTATTGAGGCTTTTATAAAACAGCTTATGATAGATGATAATAGTATTAAACCAAAAACATCCATATAATCATTAATTTAAAGAAAGGGTGTTTCTATGAACAACTTTTATAAAGAAGTGTTAGAAGATATGATAGCTGATGCTGAGTTTGATGCTTTAACACCAGAAGATGACTTGGATGAAGCTATTGATATTATGACAGATGAACCTTATGATACAGATATAGGTGATAACGTAATTCATGATAATAAGGAGGATAATTAAATGAGTAGAATTAATTTTATTAACGAAAGTGATTTAGATGAGGTAGATGCAGTTATATTAGCAAATGAAGATTGTGATGATATCGTGGAAGCTGAAGCTGATGAAGTTGAACTTACAAGTGAAGACGATGAAGAACCAGATGAAGATGTAGCTGATGTCATGTATGACGATATTAGAGATGATTCAACTACAATCGAAGATATGGCTGCACAGGATTTTCGTGCTGCTAGAGATAGTGGTATTGAAACAGATATTGATGATGATATCGTTGACATTATCTATGATGAAGAAGACGATGATGAAGATGACGATGATTTAGATGATTATGATGAAGAAGTCGATGAATCATATGCCGTTATGGATGTTTGCCAGGAGGTAAATGAATAATGGAAAAATTATTTAGAGTATATCCTGACAAAGGAAAATATATTTCTGGAATTTTACCAAATGGTAAAAGAATAGAAGATGTTACAGATTTACCATTAAATCGCATTGAATTTCTTAGATGTAAAGCAATGGCTACAGTATTTGCATTGGTAGGAAATCCACCAAAAGAAATTAATGTACAGTGCGATACATATGAAGATGCAATGTTACTATTTGATGAAATGGTAAATACTTTAGAAAAAATAGACAATACTTTCTCTATCTCTAATAAAGATAAAGTTGAAGATAATAAAAAAGTTGAATCTATTATCGAAAAAGAAACTAAATCTGTAGAGGAGAATTTTGATGAAATTGTTACTGAAGAAGATTCTATAGAAACAATTACTGACGAAGAACTAGAATTGAATAAAGAAGAAACAATCACTGAAAATGAAGAGATTGTAGAAGAAGAACCTTTAGAATCAGAAGAAAAATTAGATAATTCTGGTAAAAAAGAAAATGAGAATAAACAATATGATAATAGATTAGAACCTACATCCTCAAACAAAGACAAAGGATATCAGAGTTTTGACAAAAAAAGAAACAGCAAAAACAAAAAATAAAGAAACCTTAATCAAATCGTGTAGAGAAGTTTCAATTTTTATTGTAAACCCAATAAAAGTTCCTATTTTGTGTCTACCAGTATTAGCTGGTAAAAAGTTTTAAACCTTTTTTGTGTTATTATGATTTTTTACATTTATACAGATATTGTGTGTTTTTGATTTGTCAAACTAAATTCCTATATTATTGATGTAAGAGATTCTAAGTCTATAAAAAATAAGGGGGTTCACCCCATTTGGAGTAGTGGATTTCCACTACTCCATTTTAACGGGTTCTAGGCTTTAAGGATTTGGATTTATTATTCATCATCAGTATTTCAAATCTTATTTTCTTCAGTATCAATTTTATTTTTTCAGATTTGTTTTTCATGGTGAATACACCCTTTCCTTATGTAGCCTAGACGAGAATAACAACCCGTCTTGACTGATCAAATGTAATCTAATACACTAATACAGTGTTATCCTCGTCTTCTTTTGTTAGAAGGAGATTCATTTTAATCGCCTCCTTTCTAAAAGGATAACAATATATTGCATATATCGTTTCATCATTATAATATACAATTATTAATAATGAGTTTTACATTTTTTAAGAGGTAGCACAAAATGTGCTATCTCTTTAGATTTTCTATTTTTGTTATATATAATTTATCTGTACTGATTCTTTGAATACTTTCCAATAAATAATTACTTAACTTCTTTTTAGGTACTAAACTATTTAATGACATTGAAATTAAATATTTAGCTGTATTAAAATTATTAATATGAGTATGTCCTTGATTGAATGGTTTATTGGTATTATGTACTATAAATTCTCCTTTATTTACTTTATATATTTTATAATTTTTTCTAGTATAAATTACATTCAAATTAAATCACATCCTTAGAAATGGATTTAATTAAAAGTTAGTAATGGTATCGGAATATTCCGATACCATTAATTTTTATAATATACGTGTTAAACTTAAACATGTTTCATTATTAACAATAGCATCTCCTATATTATCTCCAAATTTAAATTTTAAATATAATTTATTAGAAGGAGTTAATTCTACCATAGCTATATTGCCAGAGAATAAATTCTTAGAATCTTTAGTAATAGTTTTCTTCATTGTACATGGTACTACTCTTATATCATCTATAAATAAACTTAATTCTATATCAGCATTTTTTGTTGCAGAATCTGCACATTGAATATCTGAAGATAACTGAATCATATAAATTCCTGCTTCATTTATAGAAATTGATTCTTTGTCAGAATTGAATACTGTAAATTTCTGGCTTGATGTTAATGAATATTGTTCTGCAGCAGGTGCAATTACTTGATATAATTTGGCTTTATTTTCTGTATAATCTGGAATAAAACCTTCATCGTATGTAATATAGCAATATCTAATCTGAGGTAAAGATAATGATTCTAAACTATTTAAACGTCTTAAGATACTGCTATATATATTTGTACTAGAACAAATAGCTTTATTAGATAATTGGCTGTATACGTTTGTGGTATTTACATTTGATTCTATTTCACTATTTTTTAAAAATGAAATATAATATTTTGAATCTAAATGTTCTTCATTTAAAGGACATGATTCTCTTGAATGTGAATTATCACTAGAAACATATATCTTATGATAATTTTGAGTCTTTAACCAAATTCCAAGACCGTATGTTGATACTCCTTCGGTCATTACAGATTCTTGCGTTAGAAGTATTTTTACTGTTCCCGAATCACTCAATATAGGGGTACATACACATCTAAAAGTATTAGTATTAGCATTCTTTCCTTTAACTATACCATAGATATGTACTTTATTTACTAATGCTTCAATATCAGAATCTTTTGTTTCCAATTCTTCTACTATAGTCATTTCTTCGTTTATAGTAATTTCATCTGTATCTAGTAAACTTTGTTCATATTCAATCAATCCTATTCTAATATATGAATGATTCTGTGCATTTAATAATGAGCAATCTGGATGTGTCAATCCGATTATATTACTTTTACCAGTATAAAAAAAATCTATATTACAATTGTGGTCTTCATGAAATATATTTCTAATTTGTATATTATCTGCCATTATTGTATTCCTCCTAATCACTAATTATTCTTAATCCCATATTAGGACTTACTTTTAATCTAGTTGTAGAACCACCAACTAATTTAGCATCGGATGTACTACATACACGATAATAAATATTACCTTCTATACGAGATACCGCTGGTAATGATTCCCCTTCAGGAATAACAACAACAGTAGTTGAATCTGTTATCTGAGATGGGAAAGTCCCAGCATTAATTTCTTTAGCAATATATCCTAATAAAGAATCTACAGTAACTTTTAAAGTAGTTTCTCCATTATCTATAAGCATTTCTTCAGTACCTTTTAATTTATTAAGTTGATCTAGTTCAGTTATTCTTTTCGATGAGAAATCACCAGTAATATTACTCATAATATACCACCTTTCTTATTATAATCAATATTAATATGATGTTCAAGATAAGCATAATAGACCACTACAGGAAATACCTGTAGTGGTAAAATTTATATTGTTCTATGTGGTCTAACAACACCATCACTATCTTTAATACCAACCCAACATACGGCTTTTCTTACATTTTTAGAAGAATCTCCGATATATACTCTCGCTCTTTTTGGACCACTTTTACCAACATGGGTAGTTTTCTTATTACCAGTTAAAGTAATTGTACCGTCTATTTCAACGGAATAATTATTATCATTGACATACATACCTCTTAAAATACTATATGTCTGCATAGATAAATGATAACTTGCAATATTGCTATTTGCCGGCATCATTTTATATATAGTATCCCATTCCTCATCAGTAAAATCTAGATTAACAGTTTTTGTTGAAATGATATTATCTACTTCAATTCTTTTTATATCTAAATAAGTTATCTCACCAGTAGTAAGTTCAATCCATATTGAAAACTCAAGTAATGCTTTATTACCACTTGGACTTTGTATGGTACATGAACTCATAGGTGTTCCAGGTAATTGAAAAATACAATTTCCAGGAATTTGAGTGAATACATTTTTACCATCGGTTGTTGCTGAAATACTTTTAAAGATTACCACATCATCATAATCACTATTCATAATTATTTTTATATTAATTTTGTGAGTAGATGATGGTTCTAATATAGTAGAATCAGCAGTATTTATGATTGATTTGTGATTACTATCAAAAGCCATACTACCATTACATGTGGCATCATTTTCATCCTTTAAAATATTATCTAAACCCCAAACTGCATCCTTGATACATTTTGATTTTTTACTATCTATGATTTCATAACATTCAGTTTCAACAATTATATGCTCTAATCCAATATCTTTTATATTGACATTTGTTGTAAAATTATTTGAATTGTATTTGGTTCTGGCGGAAAATTGTACAGTACTGTAGATACTAGAATCATCTACACAAGTAGCGGTTATTTTAAATTCATACCATGAACCACCTGTTCTGTGAGTTTCATTAGGATCTATTATTATATGGAAAATATCTTCGTTATTTTTATTTAATATCCATGTACTAGAACCTTTTGGTCGAAATTCTACTTTCCATTTTAGTTCACCGGTATGACTTGCTGTATTTGTTGCTAATATCTGAAAATATCCGGATCCAGCACTTACCTTTTCTTTTCCGTTATGAATATTGTCCGGGTTTAATCCACAGCTAATAATAGGTTTATTAGGTTTAGTTTTAAATGTCACGCTATTTACATTAGATTGATATCCATGTCCATTTGTACAATAACCTGAAAATGTGTACGATTTATTAGGGGTTAATTCTTTTATTACTGGTGAATCATCAACTCCACTGAATTTATCTGTAAAGTCGATATGTCCAGGTATACCCTTAATTGCCCATTTACTTATACCGGAACATCCGCTAGATTCGCAAGACCATGATACCTTAGCAGATTCTTGTTTAATATCAGAAATACTTAATTTAAATCCAGTTGGTGCTGAATGTGTATGAAGGTTTATGGTATTTACAAGAATATAATTACCACCCATAGCACAACCACTTGTTCCAGCAGCACATACTGCAGATAATTTGAATACGCTTCCGCAATTACCAGTACAAGTTTTACTCCAAGTTTTTCCATCACCGTCACTATTACTTTTAATAATAATATCAGAGTTATCATTTAATTTAACTGTCCATTGATAACCAAATTGATCGCTATTTGGTTTATTTACAGTTACTGCATAATTGCCATCATCGTTTACACCGTAATCTAATGTCATAGTTGGATGGGTATGACATGTTATTGATCCATGATGTGTATATCCTTCATAAGCCATATTTTAATCACTTCCTTTCTATTTCCAGTATTTTAGAAATACTGGAAATAAATTTCTCCTTCAGCTAATGAAGTAGGTATATTACTTCCAATAGTGATTTTACTAATATTTTTAACTTTATTTTCCAAAGCAGTTATTCTATTTGCTAATGAAAGATTCTGATTATCTATATAATCTTTCAAATTCTTAATATTTTCAGATAGATTCATATCCTGCTTATCTACATAAATTTTTAATTCTGATGTATTTTTATTAGCATCCTGAACAAGATTTAAAAGATCTACAAATCTTTTTTCAACATCTGAAAATTTCTGTTGAGTATACTGGCTGCTATAGTAAGTATCTTCTGATGGTTCATCATCATCTCCACTAAAAGCCAGTCTCAAATCTTTAAGATTAACTCTTCTAGTTAAATTATCCTGAGATATTGGTATTGAGGCATCATCTTTTAAAAGTTTTAATGCATCTAGTTCATATATGTGTTTTCCTGGAATTCCAGCCATTACTTATACCTCCTTAAATTTGTCTCCATAATCTATTTGTTATCTTTTTAAGTAAAATGCTATTAGTAGCAGATAACTGGATACTGCTCTGAGATAACTGTATATCTAAATTGTTACTCTTAATAATAGCATTACCTGTTGACATTAAACGTATTACCTGACCAACAACACCACCACCAAGTGCGGTAATAGTTAAAGCAGATGATACATTTACATATCGGTTAAGAATATTAGTTGTACCTATATTAGCAGTTGAAATACTTTTAATAGATTTAAGTTCTGCTGGTACAATATCTTTAATATCTGCATAAGTATATCTACTTGTAGTACTACTTCCTTCAGTAAATCCATTATTGATTGCCTTATCAATATTGGCACTGTGATATAAAGTTCCAGATATTGCACCATATATACAGAATTCATTATTTTCCAGTGTTTCCGTAGTTGATTTGGTCATAAAAATATTACCAGAAATATTTATTTTATTATTGATATTTTGTCCTGAATAGCATTGTAATAAATAATGGGATTCTTTAGCTGTAGCATTATGTACATCTACCAAAGCTCCTTGATCTTTGGAATTTACTAAAATATGATTAGTATATCCTAAAGATGTATTATTTTCAATTTTACAAATACAATCAGTTATAGTAATAAAACTAGCATTAGATATTTTAATTGTATTATTTCCAAAACAATTTTCTATAACAAATTCTTCATTTTTACTAGTTTTACCTTTTATTATTATTGGCAAAAATAAATTATTAAAAATACAATTTGATATTTTTAAACTATTAGATCGATTCAATTCAGAATCGATTACCGTTTCTGAATATATTCCAGTGCTATTACTTAAAGTTCTAATACCGTTGATTTTACAATTTTGAATAACAGCACCAGTTTCATTTGCTATTAAAATAGCAGTATTATTATCGATACCGTCAATATTGATATTATCAATTACTAAATTATTTGTATACGCAGTAATATTAATAATATTTTTTCTATCATAAGCATTAGAAGCATCAATATTTCCATTAACTATACAAATATTTTCAAAAACATCATTATCTGAATTATTATGAATATCGAATACTGAGCATCCATATGGAATGATAGTGCATCCATTAAAATCGATATTCATATTGGTGATAAAAGGTAAAGGTTTCTTTATAGCATAATTAGCATTTGGTCTAAATATAACTTTATAACCTGATTTTATACATTTTGTGATAGCGTCACTATCATCATGTTTCCCATCACCATAAGCTCCAAATTGTTCTGGAGCAACTGAATTGTTCAACGGGATAAATTTAGCTCTATTTGTATCGGATGTAAGCAAATAATGTACATTTGCTTTATCTTCAACTAAAGCTGGATCATATACAATTTTATATACGGCAGCACCACCATCACCTGCTGTCCTATAACCTAAAGTAATACAAACCTCACCTTCTTTAAAAGAAGCAGATTTCATTTTTTCTACATTATCAACTATAAAATTGGCATTGATAAGTTTTTTAATTGCAGCAATATCTGTAAGTTTCGTACCATCTACAGTTTCTACAATCATCTGATCGGTAAGTCCGATGGAATTAGATTCAGGTAGTTCTTGAATCTTTTTATCGTCTATAATAGCCATTATTAAACTCTCCTTTCTAAATTTAATAATATATTCCTAAACCATCTATAATTCTTGTAGCAAACATTTCCTGACCATCATCATTTAAATGAAGCCCATCAGAAAGAAATTTCTCAGAATTATATTTGTTAACAATAAATGTTGAATACATATCCAAAACTGGAATGTGATTTAATTTAGCAATTTCTATCATTGCATCTGAAAAATCAGATAAATATTTATCATTTACTGTATACTCATCACTATTTTTATCATCACCAGTATTTAACCTAGATCTAAAGATAGGGGTCATAAGCATAATTTTAGCCGTAGGACATTTTGTAATAATATTCTTTATAGCTAAATTGAGAGCTCCTTTAAACGTTTTATCGTCATTAGAGTTGTTATAACCGATATTAGCTTTACCACTTTTAAAATCATTAGTACCAACTGATACTATTACATAATCAGCATCAGATAATGTTGCAACTTCAATCTGTTTTAAAATATTTCTATCTGCTAAAATTTCATCATCATAACTACCAGCAGTTGCATCTCCAATAGTATTGTTAATGGTTCTTAATCCATACTTATTACTCAATAATGCTGGTATTGATTTATTAGCAATATCTGAAGATCCTAAACCAAATAAAATACCATCACCAAAAAGATGGATAGTTTTTCCATCAAATTTAGATTTAGATACAGTATTTACTTTAAACCATTCTGTATTTACCAGCATATAACCAGCAGTACGATAAGTTAAGCATTCATATAATTCACACTTAATAGCTGATAACTTAGAAGCATGATATATAAAATTATCGTCATTATATCTTCGTATTTCTACTAAATATTTATCTCCAGTAGTAGGTAAATTAGTTACAGTTTCATCTGCAATATAGTTACCTTCTTTTTTTATTGTAAAAATATTTATTCCAGATAACTCTTCACACGTATTAAAATCATCTGCAAGCATCTCTCGGGTAACTTTAAAGGTATCTGTAATCTCATCAATTCTTACAAAATCAATTACATGTAATCTATTTACATTACCTCTTCTGCGATATATTGGATGATATTCCATATCATCAGTATAATATACAGTCTGTGTTATATATTCATCAGCAGTACGTTCTACTTTTAAGATTCTAACAGCCTTATCGTTTTCACCATCTTTAGGAAGATTTAATACTTCAGAACCTAATAAGTATAAACCTGCTTTAACACATTCATTTATATTACCTTCTGTAATATGAGCAATAAATTCATAATTCTCAGCTAATTTGTTACCAGTTATAGCTCTATCAGCAATATCTTCTGTAACCCAACCACCTACTGGTGCTCTATTAGTAGGAATAGGGGTAGCTCCAGTCATTGCATCGATAACTTCTTTTGCAAGGTTTTCTAATTTGATTTTAGCATCATCAGAAGAAGTATCCATATCAGATCCCTTGATCTTGTAAGTTGCAGACATTTTAGAATCTAAAAGTTCATTTACTTCATCTGTACTAATTTTTTCATTAATCCCTTTAAGTAATTCTGTTTTTAATGTTTCTAATTCTTCTTTAGTAGCTTTAAACTTTTCAAGATTTTCTATATCGTCTTGAACACCACCGATACCATCAGTACAATATTTATCTATTGTATCTATCATAGACTGAATTTTATATGCTGAATATATACGATATTGAGTAGGTAATTCATTATCTTTAATAATACTTAATATAAAATTTCGCAGTGAAACTCTTTTAGTATTTTGATCATCTTGAACAATAAAAATGTCAGTTTCTTCAAGATTTGTTTTTTCTAAAAGATCTTTTATATTCACATCAACGTTAGTTTTGGACATGATATTACATTCCTTTCTTTTTGATTTTTATTTAATTGAATGTTGATGTAGCTAAAAAGACAGGAGTAGACTATATATAGTCTACTCCTAATTCTTATTTAGATAAAGTAGATAAAGATGATTTAATATCTTCTATCTGAGCTTTAAGATTTTCTATTTCTGATTTTAAAGTATTAACCTCTGATTTCAATTCTTCAGTTTCTTTCTTTAAATCATTTATTTCTTTCTGTTGATTTTGTACAACCTGTATTGTTAAAGTTATTAATTCTCCATATCTAAATGAATATATATAAATAGGATTTCCATCTTCATCCTTTTTAATAACTTTTGAATCTTCTAAACCGATACCATCTTCATCGAATTCAGTGTATTCATACATAGGATCTTTACAAATCATACCATAATCATTTACTGATAATCCTAATTCTTTCATAGAATCTTCAAAATCCTGAGCTATTAATCCGACATGAATCCTATCTCCATCATTAAAATAGAAAGTCTTAGATTTTATTTTAAAGAATAATTCTATTAATTTTTCATCAATATCATTTATATCATGTTTAAGATTTCTATCGGATGTAGATATAGTATTATTTTTAGCATATACTTGTGTCCATCTTGCATAACCACTACCTAATGAAACTTTATTGTCATAAGCCTCCATTACTCTGAATGCTGTATTGTAAAATCCATATTGGCAATTTAATAAAGACATAAAAATCGCTGCAATATTATTATTTCCTGTCTGAGTATTACCGCCTATATGCAAATTAGCTGAGGTGTTAACTGCAATTACTCTATAAGCGGTTCCATTTATTACCTCATATAAAGGAAGACCATATGTTATAAGACTATCATTGATAGCTAATTTCGTACTCAGATTACCTGCTGCATCGTCAATAGTTTGAAAATAACATCCGTTACCAGCTTTCCATCTTATATAAGTTGCTGCTGTTGATAGCATGATTAGATTGATTACATTATTGAAAAAATCACCGAAGTTATTTACACCAACTTTTACATTACCATCACATACTAAAGTTTGTACATAACCTGTCCAAGATGCAGGTTTCATCTGAATAGGGCCTCCAGATGCAAAATTAATAGGACCAGTCATTACTCCACCTATCAATTTCAAATAATCTGTATCTCCCCACCATGAAGTCCATGCAGCGTTACAATAAGCTCTATTAAGATAGGTATTTTTAGGAGTACCATCATTAACAGCAGCATATACGATAATTTCTTGTAACGGCATACCATTAACCATTGTACTTCTAAAATAAAACCAAAATTCTGAACTGCCAAATTGCGGTGGATTTGTACCTGTATTTTCTTTGCTTCTAATCCAAGCTACACAATTTCGATCATTAGGAACAAACCATGTAGTGTTATCGCCTTTACTATCACATTCTGCATATGGTTTATAAATATCTAAGTTAATAGTACGATTATTACTATTAAATTGACCTAGATTAATATAACCACCGCTACTATCATTTGTCATCCATTTAGCAGTACCATCTGATTGCCAACCTAAAACCTGTCCAGATGAACCACCAGAAGGAATATGTTTATTTCCTGAAGTTGTTGGATGAGTGTATACTGTATCTGTAAATTTTGCATCAGCAGGAACATCTAATTTTACTGTGTGACCATTTACAGTATCAGCATTTCCCCCATTAGCAGTCATAGATGTAGGTTTATCAGATAAATCCTTATAGCTACCACTAAAAGCAACATTTTTTAGATCAGCAAAATACTTTGCAATTTTTCCAAGAGATACAGAAAGTTTTTCTCCTGTTTTAAGATTTGTACGGGTAGAAGCTGTTGTAATGGTATTAGTGGTATTACTAGCATCACCCGTTTTATCAAGTTTATCTGTTACTTTATTCCATGTATCTATCAAAGCTGAAGTTATACCATCTAATATAGATTTATTAGTATGCGAATGCTTTTTTGAATTTGCATCATTCCAATTTTTTATTAGATCTGAAGTGATACCGTCTAATTTAGTTTTATCATCACTACTCATTAACCCATCTTTATCACCAGATGCATTATTAGCTATATCTTCTAAAGATATATCTTTAGTACCATCAAATTCAGCATTACCAATTTTTCTTTTGGTATATAACTTTGTTGCTGATTTAGCAGCACCAAATGTTTCAAATTTATTTTCTAATTCTACTAAAGATTCTTCAACCGTAGAAGTATCTGGTCTTGTAGTGGTTTCAGATGAAGTTTCATCTGGTATAACTTTTTTATTATTTATTTCAAGACTTATTTTATTATTCATACTTTGTAACACTCCTTATAATTATAATATGATTGCATGTGCATGATCATCAGTATCATGATGCCAATAATCAATCTGTTTTTGCAAGTCTTTTATTTTTTCATTAGTAGATTCCTCCAATGTTCCAACTTTATCAGCTAAATCTTTTCCAGTAGCAACTTCTAAACTATCGACTGATTTTTTAATTTCATCAATATTTGTATTAATAGACGAAATATCTTTTTTATTCTTATTCGCTGTTGTTGTTACTTCTGTTAATGAATCATTTAAGCTAGTAATTGATTGAGAAATTAAATCTATAGAATCTTTATTAGATTCTAATAATTCATCATGATTATCTAATCTTTCTGTATTAGACGATACAGATTCTTTTAAAATATTTATAGTATCTTTTAATTCGGTAGTTGTAGTTTCTAATCGTAATAATCTTTTAGATAACTTTGATACATTAGAGTTCTGATTAGATATCTCCTGTGATAATGTATCTAAAGACGATGTTGTATTTTGTTTAAAGGTATTAAGATTTTCAGATAAAGAATTTATCATTTCTTCTAAATGTATTTGTATAGCATTAATTTTTTCATCGCAACTAAATAATACTTTAGCATCTGCTACAGTCATGCTATATGTGTCAGCTTCAGTTTCAACTAAAACTAAATCACTATCTTTTATATTTTTATATAAAATACTCGGTAGTTCTTTAATCTTTATTTTACTCATTGTTTATGTCACCTCTTTATTTAGTTCTTTTCCATTTATAAATAGTTACTGTTGAGATAACTTGTCCTTCACTATTTGTAATTTTTTGTGTTATTGGACCGTTAAATAAATTAACCCATGTTCCACCTCCAAATAATGTAGCTGGATTAGTATTGGTTGTAGTATCTACAACAATTCCAACCGGATAATAATTTATAGGTTTTATTTCACTCATCTCTTTACGAACAACTTTAAGTTGCTCCATTAATGTAATTATATGCATTTCAGCACTACCAGCATTAATATTTTCTATCTGTAATTCTGATATATCAGAAAAACTTAATTTATTACCAGCTGGTAATGTGCTTGACGGTAAAACCTGATCATTAACGATTGCATCTAATAAAGAAAGATCAAATACTGTTAAATTATCTTCTATTCGATGACATTCAATTATAGAACCAATATCTGCTTTATAATAAATAGAAATAACTATATTATTTCCAGATTTGGATTGAATAATTGTAATGTTGTCAATATTTATATTACTTATACTATTTGCATAAAGTTTATATTCAATACTAGAAAATGATCCATCATTCCCAGTAGTTAATTTAAACTTTCCAAATATAAATCCAGATTTTTCAGTATCTGAACCTATTTCATATATATGCAATAAACACGAATACCATTTATCCTTATCATATCCAGTATCACCTTTTATAAAAGTTATATCAAATAAATCGAAATACTGATTTGAAGATGTAGCTATTTTAGATAAACCGGTATTAGATCTATGCTCGACAAAATCTCTTACACTTGAGAAATAATTGGTCATATCTAAATAACCTGATTGTCTAGCAGATTCTGCATCGACTCTAGCAGATTCTGTTTTAACCCTATTAGATTCAGCAGTTACTCTTTTATTTTCAGCATCAACTCTAGCAGATTCAGCAGTTACTCTTTTATTCTCAGCATCAACTCTAGCAGATTCAACTATATCATAATTCTGCATGGTAGCTGTCCAATTATCAAAAGTATCAGATCTTGTAGATTCAGCATCTGAATAACTTTTCATGGTAGCTGTCCAATTATCAAAAATAGTGTTTCTATTTTTTTCAGCATTAACCCTATCCGATTCAGCTGTCTCTCTAGCAGATTCTCCTTCTGATATTTTATTCATTAATTTAGTAACAGAATCCATTTGTTTCTGTATATTATCAGAAACAATTCCTACTTGAGTATCTATATAATTATTCATAAACTCTTCAAATACATTCATTTGAATTTTTTTGGTATCTTCGCTATCTTCTAATACCATATAATCTAAAGAAGAAATATTAGTCTTTTCTGGAAGTTGACTAATCTTTATTAATCTTTCGCCAGACATTTTTGCGTTTCCTCCTATTCTTTATTTTGTAATTATTTGTATGTTTCGGGAAATACCCTAATAAGCCATATACAGGAAAAAAAGAGTATACCTATTAGGTATACTCTTTTAGTTTTTTATCTACATAAAGCCTGGAATGTGGATGGTCCACATTTTCCATCATGTTTTAATCCTCTGGTATTCTGCTGGAATTTTAAAGTAGCATTATAACAACCTTTACCCCAAATACCATCTAACTTACCTGCATCTGCTCCAGAATGGCTCATGTCATAACCTTTGATATATAGTAATGCCTGTGCAATAAATGCAAGATCACTTGCTCCATTTTTAACGGTTTTACATGCTTTTTTAGTAGCTCTACCAAAAATACCATCTTCAACTAAACCTGCCTTGTAAGTTCTATTAAGATATTTCTGTAATGCTTTAACTAAACCTGCTTTAGTCTTTGGACCTACTTTTCCATCTTCAACTAAACCAATTCCATAATGACCATTTAACCATTTCTGGATGTATTTAACTACTCCTTTGGTTTTATTAGAAGAAGCTGTTGGTTTAGATGTTGAAGGTTTTGATGTAGAGGTAGATTTATTTGAAGTATCTAACCATGCTGGAATTCCATAATATGCCCATCTAGACTCTTTGAATTTTTCTGTATAAACATTCATTGCAGATGAACGCATTTCAATCGTGGTTCCATCACCCATATAAGCACCAACATGAGTAAATTTAGCATTGAATACTAAACACGCTGTTCCTTTTGGAAGATTTTTGATAGAGCCTTTAACTTTACAAATATTGTAATATCCTCTAGCAGTATTATCTGCTTTTGATAAAGGATAAATAGATCCAGAGCAATCCGCTCCAATTCTACCAGCACCTTCTTTAAGCTTATTATTATAATAAGCTCTGTTGTAAGTAGATGAACCATATGAACGATATAATCTATCTACTAATTCTTTAGTAATAATTTCTCCATTAGCACCCCATAAATAAATAGCACCGCTATTTAAAAGGTGTCTATAATGATCTTTAAACTGTTGCTGTGTAACCATTTTATATTCCTCCTTAAAAAATTATTTACTTTTATGTCCAATTATTTAGACTAAGATTTGATATGTTAAAACAGCATTTGCCCTAAACCTTACACTCTAGGTTTAGGGCAAGTTCCTTTTTATCTTTTAAAAAGGAGACGACGTTTTGTAATGTACAGCAAGTGTATGAACTATCCGTGGTAGCCATACGAAGGAAAAATTAAAAATTGCTTGTATCACCAACGAAGCAAAGTCAAGGAAAATGATAAGGGAGATTCCTACTCCCTTATCATAATGTTTAATGTTTTAAATACAAAATTGTTCTTTTATATATTCAGCTTTCTTTCTAAGTTTTCTAAATATACGATCTATTTTCTTTTGATCATACATTCTTGCATATCCTTCATATAGCTTATATACCTTTGGATTGGATATATTTGCTAAATCTTTAGGGGTAACCAGATTATCCGACTTATCAACTACATGAATATCAGCTCTAGAAAGTATATATGCTACAAATTGTGAACAAACCATGCTCATAGCATCGGAAGACATTTCTTTAGATCTTTTAAAAATTATATTTAAAAGATTAGAATATCCATACATAGTATGATTTTTATTCTCTAGCATTTTATTTAAAACATTTTGAATTTTCTCAAAATCATCTTCTTTAACAAATATACATGATACTGAAATTGACGCATCTTGATAAGTTTCTATATAGCCATCAATAGATTCTAAAGATATACCACCTAATTTACAAGTACCATTATTAGCATTAAATGAATATAAATGCTTTAAAGACGAATCAAAAGATAATGATGCATGAGAATACTTAGCATGAGTATATGTAGTTATAACTTTCCCGAAGTTTGTATTGGTATACGAAGTTACGATAAATATAGGTTTTTTATTATCATCAGAAGCTTCACACAATAATTCTATTTCAGCTTCAGTTAACGACAATAATTCTTCTATTGGTTCGTCTTTTTTATCATCTTCAACCTCACCAGAAGCAGAAATTGAATTGTATTTTGGCATTTCTTTTTGATCAGTAGCTCCATTAGTTTTATTAGCAGCTTGCTTTTTCTTTAAAAAAACATAATGTGCTTTAGCATTTTTAACTGGTCTTGAATTTCTATTTAAAAAGTTTTCATCAATACCATATGATTCTTTAATAGAACTTGGAGCTGATAATACGTAAAGTATATCATCCCAATCTCCATCATTACTAATTTTATATCCTTTTGGAAGTGATCTGTTAATTTGGTTTTCTATTTTTTCTAATGGTCCAAAAACAGCATTTAATTCTTCATTACATGCATTTCTGGCATTAGGAATAAGATCCCATAAACTACAATAGTATATATCAGCTGAATCAGTTGTTCCTTTATAAAATTTTTCTAGTTCTTCTTTTTCAGATATTCCAATCTCTCCTTTAGAATATAATTTCTTTTCTGGTTTTAATAATAATTTAAATTTTTTCAGAGTATCTTGATAAATTTTCCTTCTTTTCTTTAACTCTTCAGTATCTAATTCTTTATAATTTATATCATATTTTTTACAAGCTTCATCAAAAGTTCCAGAAAATACTAATTTAGATTTTTTATCATTATATTTATATAAATATACTTTTTTCTGTAAGGTATCACTATTTTTTCCATCTATAGCAATAGCATCATCGTGTAAAGATTTTAAATTCAATGAATAATAAGCAAAAGATACTAATGCTTTTTTCTCATCATCATATCCATATGTATTTTTATTTATCGTTTTCTTATTTTTGTCCAGTGCAATATATTTAGATTTTCCACCACTTATTTTATTTGCAACAGCAGAAATATTATCAGCATTTGCTAATATTGCCATAAATGTTAAAAATGAAGCTGATAAAACAAGAGAAGCATCTTCTTTCATAACACTACTTTCTTTTATCGATAAGAATACAGTATTGTAGTTATCGGCTTTTAATTTACCGCCATAAGGTTTAATAACTTTATTTACTTCAGTACATGCGTTACCAGCTTTTTTAGAATCAATATTTGAAATGCACAGCGAATCACCAAAATCAGTTTTTTCACCATTAATCCATTTAGTTAAAGAAGATTTAGATGTTTTTGGTTCAAAACCTAACTCTTCTAGTTTCTTAATACATTTATTATATATATCATTTCGTTCTTTATTACCCATGATTAAGTTATTCCTTTCATAGTTTTATAGTTATTAAAATGTTTCACAAGACAAAAAAATAAGGTGGAAACTAATCCACCTTATTTTAGTATTAATTGCACGTTCTACAGTACACAGTATAAACTTGTAATGTATTTCTAAATTTTTTCGATTAATTCAAAATCATCTATGCTTAATCTAATTTTTGTGTTTTTCTATGCTTCTGGAGTTTTTACTTTATTGTACTTTTGTAATTGTATAATATTTTAGTTATATATTATAATAGTGAAACAAATAATCTAATCTATTGTTGCCCACTACATAGTGTTGGGAGAAAGAGGATAGCGATGACTTATACAATCGTAAATTACCCAGGAACAATTTATAGTAGCATTGAGATGGACGGACTTGACAAAGAAACATTATTGCAGATCGCTGATAAATATATCAACGATAGTAAAAATTCCGATGACTTTAATAAGTTTATCAAAGCTTTTATTATTGATGGGTTGCCTTTATCAAAAGTTCCATTAGCTACAGGATTGAAAGAGTCAACTTGCTCGGCGTGGGCATCTGATCTTATTCCTGCAATTGCTAATGATTTCAAAAAGTTCAAGCTTGAACATGCTCGCAATCAGAAGCAGGAAGTTAATTCTTCTAGTAACAATAGCGGATTTGATATCTATAAGTATGCTGAAGAATTCGATGCTGATTATTATGATATGCATACTGGATATATTTATCTTGTACAGGAATATAATAGGGCTCGTAAGTTTGGATTACCAGTGCATGGAATTAGAATTATTGATAATGGGCAGGTTATCGGTTATGCTAGAAAGTTAGATGAATAATTTCATCTAACTTAATCAAAATAAAAATAAGATGTAGAATATTCTACATCTTATTTTTTTAAAGAAAACTAAATTTATATATTATCATAATGAAGAAAATAAAAAGTACCAGTAGGAGCCGAATCCTACTGGTAAAATATTCTTCAAAAAGAAGAAAGAGAGGTGGAAAGTATGCTCCTATCAAGCGAGAACATGGAACTTTCCTGGTTAGCAAATTTACTGAATATTCCTTTCAGTAAAGCTGTTGAACTTGGGATCGACAAGTGTCTTGACCTTGCCAGAGTTTCAACAAAAGATAATCCCTTTAATTTAGCATATAGTAATACTAAATAATCTTTTTCAAGATTATTTAAATGTTATATGAAAAAATTAATCAAATGGATTATTAATATATACATATAAAAAAAGAGTATGGATAAAAAATTCCATACTCTTTATTTTTTATAAATATTTCTTAAGTCTATTCTTTTCTCCAACATGAGAATTATCAATTTTGTATTCTTTCATTTTCTTTTTTATATTTTCAGCTAATTCTTTTTCATCTTCATTATCTACAAAATTAAATAATTTTATAGCAGATAAAACATGTTTCTTATCCGGCATAGGATATTTTCTTTTTTCCGGCAAACCAAATACTTCATCTGGAAGATTGTTTCTTTTCTTGGCGGTTAATGATGATTCAGTTACTAATGATTTTTTAGAAAAATATTTTCTATATCTTTTTAGGGATCGTTCTGTTTTTATACTAGAAGAAAAAACTTTTTTCAGATTAGATATATTTAAATTATCTGTAAAAGTAGAAGTTCCTCTTATATAAACAGCATAGTTTTTAAATTCTTCTGGTTTAAACAAACGTACTATCTGATCTCCTTCTATAACATACTTTCCTATATTATGTCTTTCTACAAATTTGAAAGTATACTCTATAAAATCTTTTATCAGTGAATCACAATATCTATTTCTTGTTTCTTCAGTTGAATGGCTATCTTCCCATTTTTGTTTATCTGTATAAAAATATTTCTTTCCAGGTCCTTTAAAAAAGGAAGTAGTCATTTTTCCAGCTTTTAATTTACCGCCATAGGTATATCTCCATATATGACAAATATCATATAAATTACAATATTCAATATTTTTATCTAATGTTTCTGTATCTATAGTCTTATAACCAGACATAGAATATCCAGTAATAAAACACAAATTTATTTCTCCAGAATCAAATTTTTCTTTATTATAATAAATATCTTTTTGATTTAATAAAATACCTTCTTCTATATACAATTCATTAGAAGATTCTAAAAGATCTTTATTATTTTTTAATATATTTTTAAGTTCATTATGACCTTTCATAGATGCTTGTAAAACTTGAGGTAATGAAAGTTTTATGAATTCATCTTCATATTCTAAATTCATTTTATAACAACAGTTATCCTCTTTACAATAGATAATACAATCACTGTCGCAATCTATAATAGTCGTTAACGTTTTACCTACAATTCTCTTTTTTATACTTGCTTTTTCTGTATCTTCTATTATATAATTTGCATTTCCCTCATGTAGTTTAATATATTCCATAATTTGGTTATAACCAAATCCTCTTCCAATAATTTCTTCTAAATAAGTTTCAAAATATAAATTCTTTAAATCTTTAACAGGTTTATCCCATTCATCAAGACATTTCTTTACTTCATTAACACTTGCTCCATCATCATAAAAATTAGCTGCTAAAGATAAGAAGTAAGCACTACCAGATATTTTCATATATCCATTACGATAGATACTATTATTATTAGAAGAACCAGCAACTTTTCCAGATCCATTAATTAGTTTCTTATTCTTTTCAAGTTTTTTAATTGTAACCTCTATTTTTTCAGAATCTTTAGAAACTTTTTGTAATTTTCTGAGCTTAGCAATAGTTTTATCTATACAATCTATCATATGCTGTTTCTCTTTATCTTTAGTATTAACCTTAGCAATTATCTCCGAAATCTCTACCATTAATATACCCAATGGCATTCCAACTACAGATGCCATCGATATTAAAGCTGCTATACACAAATAATATTCAATATTTGATCTTTTTTTATATTCTTTTTCTGGAGTGTTATTTATGGTTTTAATCAATTCTTTAACATAATTTTCATCGGACAATTTTGCTTTATTTATTCTAAGCATACCTTCTTCTATATATGATTCATTAAAAGAATCTTGGAAGTTTTTATATTGTCTTTCCCATTCTTTATATAACAGAAAATATCTTTTTCCATATTTAATAAAATCTTTATGAGTAAGACCTTCTCGTTTCCACATTCTCCAGAATGATTTTATCATAGAAGTACCAATACATATAATAGGTTCTCCTTTTATATCAGAATAAGGAATAAAAAGCATTACATGTATTCCTTCAACAATATATCTTTCATTTGATTTATGAAGTTTATTTATTAACCATTTAAAATATTTAGTAAAGCTATCTCCAAATGATTCTAATTTTATATTAGAAAAATCTATATCTACCATTTCTGGATTTTCTTCTAAGAACTCGGAGACCATTTTCATACTGATATCATTTTTTCTAGTTCCAGCATTTTTAAACTTATCATAGCATTGAAATATATCTAATTCAATTATAGTAGCATTTTCTTCGTTTGCTAATTGTCTAGCATAAGTACTTTTACCAGAACCACTTAATCCAGTGATAAATAAGATATTATGATCACTATCTTTTTTCCACATATCGATATCTAATTCTGCATTCTTTTTATCGATAATATAGTTTTCATTTAAAATATCTTCCCCATCTGGATCTGAATAGACATATCTGAGTTCTTCAACTTCATTAAAAATAAAATTTTCATCAATCTTTATGACTTTATCGGATAAAGCTTTATTTTCTATAATATCAGCCATTTTCATAGCTTCTTTAAAACTCATTCCTGAATTAACATCCCATCCTAAATCTAATAAAGTTTTCTTATTCTCTTCTTCTTTATCTTCTTCCTGTTGATATTTTTTATACTCAGTATAAAAATCATCAACCCATGAATTAGTTGGAATTTCAGTTGGACTAAATCTACTCGTTCTAGAATAATTATCTACAGTTTGCATATTTTTTGGATTTTGTTCAATTTCTTGCTGTTCATTAACTAATCCTGGTTTTACATATATCATACCTGACATTGAGTGTTCATCAGGAATGACAAATCCATATCCTTCTACCTTATTATTTTTAGAATTATTTAAAGAAGTTAAGAAATCTCGCAATTGAGTAAATCCATTTGAATCGTAGAATTGATAATTAGCTATAGGAATAGCTTCTTGATTATCTTTAATTTCACTTTTTAAATTTAATAATTCTTGTTTTTCTAAGAATTTTATTTTAAATAAGAATTTATCATCCAAATATAAATTACGAATATTCGTTTCATACTCTGCTTGAATTCTCTGTCTATTAGTTAAATCATTATACTCTTCTAAAGTAATATGGAAATAATCATCTTTATAGTCTTGTATACTTTTGGAATATTCAATAACCCTATCAAATATAGGTTTATGACTATCACTAATAAATGGTAAAATATCTTTTATAAGATAAAATTTACCATTATTATACATATCATTATCCTGATCTATTCTTTTAATATCTCCATGATATTCTGCTTTAAAGAATCCAATATATACTTTATTATAAGTACCGTGCCATTTTATAAAATTAAGTAATTTATCTGGTTCATTACATCCAATCTCATTACAATTTTCAAATTCTCTTATATAATGAATACCAGTATATTCCATATCTTTTACAATAATTCTTGCTTCTTCTTTACATTCTAAGTATGCTTGTTTTCTATCCGGAATTCCTTTGGTAACCGATCCACCTGGAATTCTATAAGTATTATCGTCATTTAATCTCAGATATACTTGAAGTTCTCTATTTTGATCTATTTTAAATATAAAAGTTTCTACTCTTTCTCGCAAAAACTTATTATCATCAGTAATTATAATACTATTCCATAATCCATTAATGTCATAGTATCCACCATTTTTTCTTATTTCTTCAATAGATATTTCATATGATGGTCTTTTACAATTATCCATTTTCTATGGTCCTCCTTGTAAATAGTAATCAGTTATCATAATGTTGAGGAATTGCATATTAACAGCCAGATTGACCCTATACCATATGGTATAGGGTCAGGAGGTATTAACATGAAAATTTACTACAAATCAGTATGAAAATTATTTTATGCAAGAATACTTGTATAATTATAATAATGTTATTAGATTTGTAAAAGTCATGATTAATAATTGTATATTATACTAGTGAGTAAAAAGTTTGAGACTTTCCTTTCGAGCCTCAAATACATATTTGTCCATTGGTGGCAACCTATAATTGGACTCTTACTTTTATGTAAGGTATAGTTTACTCACTTACTCCGAAAGGAGAAGGAGGTGAAACAACCATGAGCGAGGTTACATCTCAATGAGAATGGCTTACCAGAGACAACTACATATGCGAATGGTACTACTAGTACTAAAGAGTATGTGAAGGATACTAGTCTCATCGAAAAGGTTGTACTTAATCGTCCTAACGATTCAAGAGCAATCGCTACTTTCGACGAAAATGGTAAGTTGCATGTCGATGTGAAAAAAGCAATTTAGTTTGCTCTGAGTAACATCACCGATGGGTTTACTCATCAAATTGTTCGGTAGGGATTAAACTCCCTACCGAATTAATTTTTTATAAAATTTCTCTTATTATTTTTTGTTCTGATACAGGAATATCTTCAACTGAAGAATACGATTTACTTCTTAGATTAGTATCTTCATTCATTATATAATAACCGTCAATATCCATCATATATTTAATACCCATACCAGATTCATTTAAATCTTCTAATTCCACTGGAGGAATAGAAATATCTAATACGTTATTTTCGATATTAGATAAAATAGTAGATTGTAATATTTCTGTTAATGCTTTTAACTCGTTAGAAAATCCAGAAACTTCTTTAAATAAAGGATCTCTAGCCACATCTTCAATACCAAAGCAAGGTTTATCTACTAATAATGAATAAAAATCAGTATCTAATTCAGCAAGTTCTAATAATTCATTATAATCTATATCAAGATTATTAAGATATTTATATACATGGACATCTTCATTCTGCATCATTTCTTCTACAGATATTTTAGTTAATTTACCATTAATAATAGTAAACATATCTGACATATAATCTTTACATATAGCCTGTTTATAGTTATCATCTTTAGCAAATGTATTATTTTGTAAATAATTTACTATATAAACATCATTGGAATTAACCGATGGCAATGCAGTCATTATCGCTGCACATGATTCGTTAATATGTATAACAGGTTTATTTAATTCTTCACCCATAGAATTTTTCAAATCTAACATAATCTCTATTAACTGTTCAAAATTATTATCTGTTAATCTGATATAATTATATTTTCCCATTTTAACTATAGCTTTTTCTTTAGCTTTTTGTTTTTCTCTATAATCAGTCATTTCTCTTTTATTAGGATTAGATCCACCATCTTTTACATCAAATACCAAGTTAAATGGTATATAGTAAAAATCAGTAATCCAGAAATGTTTATGTCCGTTGTATTCATACGGAATAACAACCCCTGGAGATTGAATGTCTGTAGATTTTACTTTAAGAAATTTATCCATAAATTCTAATAAATTCTTTTCATATGAACCTACATATGATACTCTACCCCCATCAGAAAATTTGTATTCTCCAGAAATAGATCTACCAGCAAGCATTTTTTGCTGAAATTCTGGATCTCTCATTCTTTCTTCTATTCTAGTATTTTCATGTGCCATTTTGACATATTTATCATGACAAGATTTTTTACCACAAAGTCTATCATATCTACCTTTATTCTCATCCCATTTTGTTTCTCCTTTACAGATAATGCAATTACCATGGTCTTTTTTATTAACTGTATTAAATACTACTCTTAAAGGAGTATAATCTTTAGGTATCATATCTTCATGATCATCTGCTATATGAGATACTAAATTTTGTCTCGTATCTCTTTTATCACAATAAGGACATTTATATTTCTTCTGATAATTAGTTTTTTCTAAAACAATCTGCATTGCTCCATATCCTTTCTATTTTTGTTTAGTTACATTAATGTTTCAGTATACTAACTTAGGTAAAAATAATATACTAGAACTTATAAATAATAATTTAAAGGAGGTAATAAAGTGAAAGAGCAATATGAATATACTCTAACTACTGATGAATTTAGAAAACCAAGAATTCTAAAAAATAATGATGCTATTTCTCAATTATTAATACATCTTATATTATTAGAACCCGGTACTTATTCCAATAGACCTGAAATGGGTGTAGGTTTAGTATCTCATTATAGATATAGTAAGAAAGATGAACTTCATACGTTAAGTAATAAAATTCAAGAACAAATTCAAACATATTTACCTGAATTTGATGCTGTCGATGTGTCAGTATACTACGATGAAAAAGATGCAAATGGTGAGGATATTATCATTGACATTGAATTAGATGGTACTGTATATAAATTTGAAACAAGTAAACAGGAAGATAATAAAATAGGTCTAAAAGACCTTAAATAAGGAGGTAAAAACTTTATGGATATGAAAGAATTTAGAGAAAATCAGAATGATGAAGAAATTATTGTTAATCCAAATTTAAAATCATCTTCAAGTGGAAATCGTGTTAAGGTTGATCCTGTTGAATTACGAGGATTAAAAACCGCAGAAGAGATTGCTCTTGAGAATGGTGGCGGTATTACCGAGATTGATGAAGCAAAAATACTTGCTGAAGATGCTATTGAAAGGGAAGCTGAGATGCCTGATACTATTCGTGAAGTATTAGAGCAGACTGGTGGTGAATTAGATACTGAAGCTAGAGAAAGTATTTTTGGATTTGATCCAATTGCAGCGATGGAAACTCCACCTAAACCAGGAAAAACTTCATTAAAAGAAATTACGGAAAATGCAAAATCTATTATGGATTCTAGAGATATCCCAGATCCAACACCGATCGAAGATCAGATTCCATATGAATCTGATTTCTATGATATCGACGATGATGACGAACTTATTGATGAACAGTCTTCACCAAAACCAATTTCATCACATCAAGATTTAAATATACCTACAGCTCCTGAAATTGAGCCTATCGAAAAAGCTGATGAGATTAAAGCTCCTGAAGTTGCTAATACTCTTCCTGAATTTGACGATGACGATGATGACGATGAAGAACTTATCGATGAAGATCAGGGACCGACAGATGATGAAATTATGGAAAATCTTAAAAAAGAGATTCATGAAAAGATTTCTCCTATTGCTAAAAAATTTGATATTTCCACATTTTCAATTGTTAAAAAACCAGTAAGAGTTAAGAATGCCATTCCAGTAGCTGAAGCTGCAGCTGGAAATAAATTGGCTGACTGGGTATTATACAATAGTGGAAAAACAATTACAATGGAAGGTTTCCTAGGATCTGAAATTGATACTATTATCAATCGTACATCAAGAAATAACGTTCAGGGATTACGTGAACAATACAATATGTTATACAAACATGACAAAACTCCAGGTAAACCGGGTACTTTTGAAGAATGGGTAAAATCTATTAGTATTTTAGATGTAGATCATTTATATGCTGCAGCTTATAGAGCAACATTTGAAGGATGTAATTTTATTCCGTATGATTGCCCAAATAATAGATGTAAAAATTCATTTTTAAGTGACAATAGACCATTTATGTCTCTTGTTAAATTCGAGAATGATAATGTTAAACATCGTTTCAATAAAATCCTTAATGGAAATTATACAACCGCAGATTCTTGGTATGCAAGTGAAATTGTACCTGTATCAGATACTTTTGCAATAAGTTTAAGAATGCCATCTATTTATGATGCAATTATTAAACCTGCATATATTGATGAAGAATTCTATGCTAGAAATGAAGCAGTTGTTGCTTTATCTAGCTATATCGACGAGATCTTTTATATCGATGCTGAAAATCAGCAGCTTCGTCCAATCGAATCTGTTTATTATCCTAATAATATTGGTAAAACAGAAAGAGCGAGAATCGTAGCTCTTAAGAAAATTATCAAAACACTTAATTCCGATCAGTACAATATGATCGTAAGCTATATCAGTGCAATTAATAGTGGTGATGATAAAGTAGGTGTAAAATACGTTATACCTGAAACAAATTGTCCTAATTGCGGTGCTTCTATTCCTGAAGAGGAAACATCAGCCCTTAATATGCTTTTTTTACGGCATCGGCTGGCAATGCTGGCCAATGGATAAATTGGGTAAGCTTTGTATCTGCGTGGCTTAAAGGTAGAGTTACCTTTATGGAACTCTACAATATGCCACTTAATATATTTCACTTTCTTCATTGCGTATGTTTAAATGAACAACGTAGTGAAGAAGGTAGAAAGAATAAAGAAAATGAATTAGAAAACGATATGATAGAAGAAGCCATTGGTGGCTAAAAATAAATTAGGAGGTATCCATTAATTGGACAGAATAGATTTTTCAAAATCTTTAGATATCGATACTCCAATTCAAGTTTCAAATATATTTAATGAAATATTGACTATGTATAATTTATTAGCCGATTACGAAATCAATGTAAGTGGAACTATGAGTGAGAACGGTATTATTGTAATAAATGCGTCCTTTGAGAATACCCAAGAAGCCATTGATGCTTCTAAAGTATTACATTCAGAGGGAATGAGAATTAATGATGAACTATATTCATTAATAAATAAATTAGATAAAAATACTTTAAATTTAGTATTAACTAAATTATAAAAAATGGGATGAGGGTTTTCTCATCCCATAAATTGTGGTATACTTAAGATGCTCAACATTATGATAACTAACTATTTTATAGGAGGAGAACACATGTTATCGGTAAATGAAGATACTAATATTGATAGTCAAAAACATGTAATAATCACACCATTAGATGTAGAAAAATTTGTAAAGGCTAATAATGTAAAAGAAGTATCAGATCCAATATTTTTTGTAAGAGATAATGTACCGTCACCAGATGGTTTATTATCATATGAAATTTTTGGTACTAGTAAAGAAGAAAGAGCAAATACATTTGCATATATAGATCTTCATGGATGGTTTATGCATCCATTAGTATATAAATTATGGAGTAGAATGGATAGCCGTATAAGAAATATCGTTCATGGGACAAAGAAATATTCCATTGATGAAAACGGTGATTTCGTTGAAGATGAACATGGTAAATCAGGTGTTAAATTCTTAAAAGATAATATGAATAGAATCAAAATAAAATCTACAGAATCTAGATCTCGAGATAAAAAGATTGATTTTATTTATAAATACAAAGATGTGATTTTTATGAATAAAATGATGGTATTACCACCATATTATAGAGACGTACATACTACTGGAGGGAATGTAGGAGTAGGTATTTTAAATAAATACTATTCATCTCTCATAGTAAATGTAAGATCATTAACAGAAACTGCAGATTACGGTTTATCAATGTCAGATGCGGTCAATGGTAGAATACAAGAAACTATAACACAAATTTATGATTGTATATGTGGTACTTCTGGAGCTGAATCTGATGGTGTTGGTTTATCTAAAAAAAGAGGATTAGTAAGAACTTCTGTTATGTCAAAGACAAGTGATTATGGTACTCGATTAGTAATAACAGCACCAGAATTAAAAGTTGAAAAAGTAGAAGATCTAATGGTAAATTTAGATTATAGTGCATTACCTTTATCATCAGCGATTGTTAATTTTAATGCATCAGTAATATTCTGGATTAAAAGATTTTTTGAAAATGAATTCGGTGGTGGAGTTAAACACAAACTTATTAATGATAAAGGTAAAATAGAATATGTAGAAGTTAAAGATCCTTTAATCGTATTCTCAGAAGATAGAATAAAAGAAGAAATGAATCGATTTGTACATGGATATTCTAATAGATTCATACCAGTTGAAGTACCATTGGTAAATGGAAAAACTTCTTATATGATCTTTAAAGGTCATAATGTAACGCCAGAACAAGTTGCTAATGGTGATACGCTTGGAGAATCTTCATTAATTAATAGAAGATTAACTTGGTGTGATATTTTATATATGGCTGCAACTGAAGCTTGTAGTGATAAATGTGTTTTAGTAACACGATTTCCTATAGATTCAGCATATTCACAAACACCAATGAAAACTAGAATATCTACAATAAAAGAAACAGAAAAAATATATGTGAACAATACCTATTATCCATTTTATCCTAAAATTAGAGAAGAAGATATTGGTAAAAATACGAGTCATATGTTTATAGATACGTTCCAAATGTGTAATCTCTATTTAAAAGGTTATGGAGGAGATTATGATGGCGATCAGGTTAGTGTAAAAGGAGTTTATGTGGTAGAATCTAATGATGAATTATTCAACTATATGAATTCTAAAGCTAACTATATAACATCAGGAGGTTTAAATATAAGAGTTTCTTCAAACGAAGCTGTAATGGCAATTTATTCTTTAACTAAAGTTTTACCCGATACAGAAAAGAAATTAACTACAAATATAGAATTTGGATAAATATTATACAGGTTACTTATTTAAGGAGTAACCTGTATTTATAATAAATTCATCTAAAAACTTTATAATAACTTTATTTATACATAAGAAAGGAATGATGAATTTGAAATATAAAATGTTTGTTGCTGGAGTTATTAATCAAAACCAAAGTTATACTGGTAGAGAACTATATGAAATGATTGTATCTCGAGTGACAGAACGTCCAGATTTAAATAGTGATATTGCTTGTGAAATATATGACAAGTATTTCAGTAATAATAGTACCTATCATGGTATAAATCCAAATAGCAGATATTTTGTTAAAAAACAACGAGGTAATGTTTATTTAGAACGTGATAAAAGTTAATATTATCCTATAGGTATTAAACCTATAGGATAATATAATTTGTTAAAATACCAAATTTCAATTATATAATATAATAGTGAATAGAAATAATATTAATCTATTCAGACACTATTAATATGGTTATCGGATACATAAATCCGAGGAAAGAAAAAGAGGTAAAAACATGAACAACGAAACAAAAAACACAAACATTACAGAAACAGAGAACACTGAAGTGGTAACTGTAGAGGAAACAAAAGCATCGACGGGATTTATGAATATCGTTGAAAATATGAAACGAGATTTTTTAGCGATGGTTGACTATGATCCTGAGGATGAAGATAACTGCGATGATGATACAGATTCACCAAAAGCTTCTTCAGGTAAATCCATTACCGAAGACAAGATCAAAGAACTTCGGAACAAAGCTAATATGGAGATTAAATTTACCGAACTGGTAAATAAATCTGCTGAACTTATTAAGAAAGGCAAAAGAGCCGGAAAAGCCGAAGTAGATAAATTCCTTAAACAGGCGGAAGAAATGAAAACCTGGTGTGAAGAAAATGACTTTGATTATGAAGAACTGGTATCTGGTGTTAAGGAGATTCATTCACCATCAATTGATAAAAAGTCAGAGACAAAAGAAGAAGAGATTGGTATTGAAGATTTCCTCTTCAAATATATCAAAGAAGAAATCTCTAAACATCCAAAAATGACTGATACTAAGATCGCTGAGTTAGTAATCAAAAATATGGACATGAAAGAGTTCAACCGTAGATATGGATTTGATGATAGACTTGATGCAATTCGTGCTATTGTTGAAGGATATACAGTGCTTTATAGAGGTAGAGTTTTCAAAGCAGCTGAAAATCAGGAATTAACGCCAGCTCCAGCTTCCACTTCAAAAAGTGGTTATGCATTTGGAGAGGTAGCAATCAATCCTATCTAATTGATCATTTCAAACTTCAGAGAGTAAACGTGCGGAAATTTCCGCACGTTTATTTTTTGTCTTAAATAGCCTATCTTAAACATCTAATTAAATCTAAACACATATATGAAAGGATGGTATTTTATGACTACAGAATATAATACAAATACTTCTACAACAATAGAAGATTTAAATGAAATAGAAAAAGTAGATGATACGAATCTTATGATCGTTGAAGATGAAGATGATACTAAACGAACTACCGTTAGAGAATTAAAAAAGAATTTTTTAGGAGATAATTTAAATCCTGATAATTTTAAATTCTATTCATCTTCTAAAATTAATGAAATAGTAAAATTATTATCAAATGATATTACAAATAAAGCTGAAACAGAACAAGTAGAAAAATTATCTGAACGTATCGAATCGATTATAGCCTCTTCAGGATCAGAAGAAAAAGATTCAGAATTGGTAGATGCAAGAAATGGAGAAAGTACATTATATAATAGATTGTACAGGGATAATCTTAATAATGAACTTGAATTTATGAGTAATATTATTAGTACTGTATATTTAGATGAATATACTAATGCTGTCTTTATTCCTGGAAAATGTGATAGGGTTAAAATTAGTAGTATAGGTCCAGGATATGTTGATCCTTCTATTGTTACAATCAGTCAGTATAGTCCAAATATTTTATGTGTAGATAATTTTAAGGGTTATACTGATATATCTATGAATACTGAGGTGAAATTTCAACCTTCAGCTAATCCTAATTTTATTTTTGATCGAAATCAAAATTATCCAGTTAATGTATTTAAATTCACTGTACCAGATATACATAAACAATTTAATTTAAATAAACCTGGAAAATACATATTTAAATATAGCGATTATAAATGTAAAGGGGCAAGTCCAGAATTTAATTTATGTATTGTATATTCAGATGATTCTATGGATAAATATCCAATATCAGGAATTTCTGGTATTTTTAGTTTGCCTTTTACCGCTAAAAAAGATATATCTTTCGTATTATTTGAATATCCTGCTTTAGAAGAAGGAACAACACAAACGATTACGATAAATGATTTTGCTATTATTCTTGAAGAATTTGATAATAATACTTATATTAATCATTCGCATGTAGACGATTTTAAAATCAATATTGCTCCAATAGGAAAAGCAAATACCTATATATATACTTTTAATAATAATTCTATTTTTTATATAAATAAAAAAGATATACGGCCATCATTTAAATTTGAAATTGATTATATTAAAGAAGAAAATTCTTTAGAAAAGATTATCGAATCTATATCCGATATTAAAAATATCTTAAATAATAAAATTGAAAAATGTGGCTTAATAGAAGATTATGGAATTTATCAATTCTTTAATAACTTCACTATTGCTTCTAATCCTAATAGCTGTACAGTTACAGATGCTTCAAAAAGATTTGATAGAAATGGTGTATCAAGTAAAATGCTTTATATAAATGAAGATGCTACATCTAATCCTTCTATTAAACAAATTTTAGATGACACAATAGATGTGATTAATAATGTACAGTTAATTTTTTATATAGATAAAACCACATTCTCAAATTTTACAGATTCTGATGGTATACGAATTCATTTATCGTCAGATACTCCTTCAATCTCAATTACAAATTATCTGACTTACACTATCAAAAAATCAGAAATGGTTCAGGGATGGAATTGTATAAAACGAAAGATTACTGATTTTAAAGAAGTAGGTGTACCTGATCAGAATAATATAAAAACAGTTTCTATTGAAATTGGAAGAACCGATCTTTTAAATGGTCATTCTATATATTTAAATTCAGTAGTATTTAATCAAAAAATGAAACCGACTCTATTATTAAGTTTTGATGGTATATATGATGAAAGTTTAACTTATTTATATCCATATTTACTATCAAGAGGAATACCAGCAACTATATTTTTAAATAATAGAAATACCTTAACTAATCAAACAATAGACGCTCTTATTAATTTAAGAGTATCCAAACATTGGGATTTAGGTGTTTATGGTTGCAATCCAAATAAAGAACAGCTTACTGAAGATGATAATTATCGAAATCAGTATATGGCATTACGTAATAGTAGAGAATGGATTCAAAACAATATGGTAGATAATCCGATATCATATAGTGCTCCATACGGAAATTTAAGACCTATAACTGTACCTATACTGAAAGATTTAGGATACAAAATTGCAAGAACTGGAGCTGACTCTTATATTAGTCAATTTACTTCAAAAGATTTCGCAATTCCAATGTTTCTTATGAGCAATAATACAGACTTAGATTCTATCAAAAAGAAAATAGATTATGCTATTGAATCTGGTCAGGCTATTTCTCTGTATACTAACAACGTAACAGAATATGGCGACGAAGAAAGTTCAAAGAAAATAATGTTAGAATCAGTTGTAGAATATATAGTTGAGAAGGTTGAAGAAGGAAAATTACAATGTTTAACATTTAGTGATTTTTATAATCAGTGTATAGAATAGCATATCAATATATAAGATATAATACAGATAAATATAAAAAATAATTGCATATTATTAATATGAAACTGGATAATTAAATTTATATAAATAAGGAGATGTAAAAAATGGAAAATGTCGTAAATCTATTTGTTGGAATGAAAGCTTATAGATGGATTAATGAAAATTTAGAAGTTCTTAGAATAGTAGCAATAACCGATAATGATATTAAACTTAAAAAATCATCTGGTGAAAATATTAGATTATCTATTAATGAATTAATGACAAATTATACATTTTTAAATCCAGATGGAATGGTCGGAATTTCTATTGTTAATATTCAGGATCTTGAAGATGTTATAGTAACTTTATATCGTAGAAAAGAAATAGATGAAAAATCTCCAATACCATATTGCTTATGTCGGCAAAATGTTACTGACTTTTTTGAAAATGCGTTAAACCCAAAATTCAATTCTTGTGGGTTAAGTGTAACTTTAGATACTTTACCTGAAGGTGTATCTATGGAATCAATATTAGCATGTGATGGTGTTAACAAACAAAAGTCAATAGCTGTATATATAGATGATACTTTAGATAATATTCTTTCTTTATTAAAAGGAACAAGAGATTACGATAACGTTTTATATACTCTTTTCCTTGATCATTTAAAATATGTATCTAAAAGCCGTGGAGGAACTATATATTTTGAGCAAATGAAAAATAGTCCAAGATTAGATGGATATTGTAAAACTTTGAAAGATCTTCTCATCGCAAATAATTTCATGTATGATTTCATGAGAGGATTTAATATATATCCGTTAACTTTAAATATGAATTCTGTACAATCAAATACAACCGATATGGAATTATTTGTAAAAGTATTAAGTGATCTTTTATTGAAAAATATATCTGAAGTTATGATTTTGCCTTATGATAAAGATATAGATTTTAATGATATAAATCATGATTATGTATTAATATCAGATTCAAAAGAAAGATTATTTATAGTTGCTTATAAATACACTGGCAAATATCATATTCCAGTTGAAGATGTTGAAACTTCTGAAAACATTGAATTGCTATACAATGCTATTAAGCCATCAGATAATAGTTCACTCACAGAAGCATATCAATATATAAGATATAATACAGATAAATATAAAAAATAATTGCATATT